GGCAGACCAGCTTGTTGCGACCAAGGATGCCGAACTCATTGAAGGCAATACTTGGGGCGACCGCATCTGGGGCGTCTGTGATGGCGTTGGAGAAAATCGCCTTGGTAAAATCCTTATGCGGGTCAGAGCAGAAATGTGATGTGAACTATGAAGAAGGCTAACACTTATAAAGGAAAACTCGGCTGGCAGTCTGAGTTCAGCCACAGATATGCTTGCTGGGCGAACAACCACAATGGGTGGGCAAAAGCCAAAAAGTCCAACAAGCGGTTGGCTAAGCGCAGATTGAAGGATGAGCTACGGAAAGAACTTGTTTATAGCGCATCGGATAAACAAGTTGGAGAATGAGCGGAAGGAGAATTTATGAAGAGAGAAGATTTTATCTTTGACCATATGGATGATGAGTATGAAGACTATTGGTTCAAAGTCGTTGGCGATACAAAAGATGAGCTTACAAAGAAGTACATGGAAATGTGTATGGTTTCGGTGACCGAGGTCGTCTATTCCAATAAGGAGCAGGCTCTTGGCGTTAAGCGCCTCTTCCCATTCAACTACGATGTCATTATGCCAGATGACACAGAGCTAAAAGATATGTTGAAATCGCTGGTAAACGAGGTAAACGGCAGACATGAAGAAACTGAAACTTAACTATACCTGCACAGACCCAGATTGTGCCCAGTATATGGCAAAGATGACGGATACACGATACAGCTACATCGAGTACAGAGAGTGGTTTGGGAATTATATTGTATGTCACGCCGTTGTTGACCTGCAGGACTATACTCTGGACGAAATTTGCACATACTGCTCCTCATACTATGATTCTCTGGAACAGATGGTTGCCGACTACGGTTTTCGTGGAGCGTTGCAGATTATGGCAGAATGTATTTTTGAACAGCTTGGTTTCGATGATATGGAGTTTAATGCAGAACAAAAAAGTGAAGGCGCGGCAATTAAATTCATACACGAATGGATGAAAGGCTGATTTTATGACAGTCAAAGAATACAACCGTGACTTCCTCCCGCGTATCCAAAGAGCCAGAGAGTTTGTTTCGCTTTTTGAAAGTGCGATTAACCACATGGATGACGCGCGGGTTGATAAAGAAGAAGTACGAAAACAATTTCGAATACGGAGTTGGTCTGAAGAAACGAAGCAGACTATTTTGATAGCCCTTGCTCATTATAAGAAATATGAGGGGCTGGACAAAATTGAATCTATGGAAATCATTCACTGTCCAACGTGCGGGCACCATATAAACATACAATCCAATGGAACTACGGGGTACTGCCCGATATGCGACGAGGAGGTCTCAACATGAGGAAGTGCGATTTTTGCAAAAATGAATTAACTTGTTCTGGTGTTAATCGCAGCGAGTGTATCGTAAGAGACTATTTCAGATTCGAAATAGAACGGACTCCAGCCGACGAGGAAACCACAATAGCCCGTCTTCTGGTTGAGGCTGGTGGAGTGTTCAATCCGAGAGCTGTTGCGAAATACCTTGTTGCGCACGATGTCGTAATGAAAGGTTAATTCGATGACTAATTTCGAGGAAATTAAGAGGAAAATAGCCAATATGAATATCGATGAGCTGATAGAGTTTTGCGGCGGTGATACTTGCGAGAATGTGCTTTGCTCTTTTGTGAGCGATGGCGATTGTTGCGGGAATAATTGCAAGGTCAGCTATGATTGTGGAGGCTGTATTAAAAAGTTCTTGCAAAGAGAAACGAGGGTAGTCAGATGAAATGTCCATATTGTGAATCTGGGACAAATGATTTTGTTCCAATGAACCAAGCCGTTGAATACAGCGGCATTGAGATGGCTGTAAACAGGCAGGGAATGTTGAGGGTGAGAGTGCTTGACGACGATGGCAGTTTCACGACTCAAGATATCATTGAGATACGCAACTGCCCACTGTGTGGGAAACGATTTATGAAGGGTCGATGTGTATGAGCGGCATCGTCCATTACCCAAGATGTGGACACCATATAAACATCCCTTCTGATGGAACTGTCGGGTACTGCCCGATATGCGATAAGGAGGTTACTGACATGGAGAAAAGAACAATTTGGGTAAAGCCATCCTGCTTTGCTCCAGAGTTTGAGATGGTTATTCCTGTCCCGACAGACCGAGATGATGAGGAGTACATCGATGAACTGCTGGACGGAATTCTGAATAACGAGGTTCGCTACAATATCGAGTGGGATTTTGTAGACGGGCTAAGCTGACAATGGGAATATATGTGGTGGTGGAAGACAACCGATTGGAGGTGTGGTTGTGGTTGAGCGCAACGAACACGAGAGCGCGAAATACCAAGATGGTGACATTTATTTGAATCCATGCTTCGGCGACCTGTGGGTTGTGGATGGCGCATCGTTCATTAAAATCAATAACGGATATGCAATTGAGTTAGACGAGCCAGAAGGATTCATTAAAGTTAGACATATCGATGGAGTAATTAACAAGAGAAGTCAACCGACAAAGTGAGGGTTCAAATGACAGTCAAGGACATTCTTCCGAGCCATCCAGTTGAAATCATGGTTAGAACCAACTATCCAGAAAGCCTTTTGACGTATCTAAGCAGTGAGAGAATTGAACAGGGATTGCTTGTTGGTTATTGCTCTTGGGACGGTGAGAATCTCACCCCTGCGGATGGTGATTACTATTCTGTGGATGAAGTTATTTCAAAATATGAGTATGAAGAGGACGGCAGTCTAACATACTGGACTGTCTCTGAATGGGTGTAGACAACGACCGCTTTGTAGATTTGCTGTTATACATATTTCCTTCAGCAGCTTTTCGCCAAAGGCAAAAGTAAGAATTCGGCACTATGCTCGTAAACCAGAAGCCCGCTACGCGGGCGTTTTTCCCTTTTACTCACTCGCATTGCAAGCAACGCTCGTGAGTTCTGGTTTACGACCAATGCTCATGCACATCGGTTGAGGGATTTAGAAAAGACGACCGATGCGGAAAGCGGTTACAGTGAAGAGGTGGGGATAATTGTTATGTGATAAATGCTTACACAAAAAAGTGTGCAGGTTTGAAGTTCCAGATGAGGGGCAATGTGATGACTTTATTGACGAAGCCATCGTAGATAAATTTAACAGCATTGGATGCACATCATTTCGAATTAGCGCGGATTCCATAAAAGGAATACTCGACAGACAATTAGCCGAACCCCCGGCTACTCTTGGACGAAGCAATGCAGATTGAACTTCACGACACATACGGCGTTCTTCGGATAAAGACAGGCGAGTTCTTATTCGATTTGGAGGACTTGCCGCTCATAAAGGGACGCGACAGTTGGTATTGCGACAAGGACGGTTACCTTGTCAGCAGTTACTTCTATAATGGTATTCGACGCTTTGTCCGATTCCACCGACTTGTGATGCACGCGAAACCCGGTCAATGTGTTGACCACATTAACAAAAACAAAGCGGATAACAGGAAGAAAAATTTGCGATGTTGCGAGCGTTCTGAGAACGACAGGAATCGCAGCCTGTATTCGTGCAATACATCCGGTGTCGCTGGCGTCTACTTCGACAAAGAACGTAAGAAGTGGGTTGCCAGCATTACTTATAACCATAAGAAAGTTTACTTGGGAAGATATGCGGTCAAGGAAGAAGCAATCTTGGCTCGGCTGACCAAGGAGGTCGAATTGTATAAAGAGTTCTCGCCGCAACGAGGACTTTTGGAATCTCTAAATCTATAGGAGGCAAACATGAGGGTAATCTACAAGTATCCATTGGAGATTACAGCAGAACAGGTAATCAATATCCCGATGCTGTACTTCGATGACCGCGTTGCAAGATGCAACGAACAAGTTCTTCATGTGGATGTTCAAGACATGATTCGACCTTGCCTTTGGTGCATGGTTGACACCGAAAACCAGACATACCCGATGAAGGTTGTGACAAAGATGACTGGCGAGGAAATCCGAGAAGATGAGAAGGACAAACTGAAATATGTTGGTTCATATCTCATCGGCGGTGGCGATTTCGTGGGTCATGTGTTCGTATGTTACGAATAAAACCTGAGTTTTATAAGGAGAAAATGCTATGAAGTATATGCTGATTGAAGTAATGGAGCGAGAAATTTCCGAGCCTGAGTATTTCGATACGCACGATGCGGCGCATGATGAGATGTGCCGACGTGTCGCTGAGGTTTACGATATCTCTCCTGACGAAGTCAAAGAGTCTTATCTTGAAGGCGAAGACCTGAATGAGAACGCCGTGGTTCTTGAGGACATTGCGTGGGCTGAACGGTATGGTAAGAACTTTGATTGGAAAATCTTCGCCATTGAGCGAGATACTCCTGCGCAGGTAACAGCTCCTCCTCTGTTCAATACCCTGAGATAACGATGATGCGGTGACGGAATAGGTAGACGCGCTGCTGGTGTTAATAAACACCCATAGAAACGGCAGTCAGGGCGGCGCAAGACATACTGCGCGGCGGTTGCAAACGTCAATCGTGTTGAAAGTGCACGACTAATGGTTGTGGGGTGCAAATCCCCACCCGCATCTCGATAGGTCACCCTAAGTTACAGATACATATTCGAAAGGGGTGACACAAGTTGGAAACAAATAAACAAAATGAGATACGCAATGCTTATGAGCATAGCGCACAAGTCCAGTGTATTCCCGCTTCGATTAAAAAGACTACTGAGCACAGCGAAGAAGACCCATTGGTGGTCGCACCGTATTGCAGAGTCAGTACGGACAACAAAGACCAGCTCGCAAGCTACGAGCTGCAGTGCCAGTATTACAAAGAATATGTGTCGAAGCATCCGGGGTGGCGGCTTTATGACATCTACGCCGATGAAGGGATTTCTGGAACTTCCGTAAAGAAACGCACGGACTTCTTACGGATGATTGATGATTGTAAAGCAGGCAAAATCGACATGATTATCGTGAAGAACATTGCAAGGTTCGCACGAAATGTTGTTGACTGCGTTGCCACTGTGCGTATGCTCAAGGCACTGGACAAGCCGGTTGCTGTTTATTTTGAGGATATTGCAATCAATACCTTGACACAGACCGGCGAGCTTCTGATGGTCGTTATGGCTGCTATTGCGCAAGGCGAGTCAGAAGCAAAGTCTGAGAGCGTGAAATGGGGGTTCCAGAAAAGATTTGAGAAGGGGCTCCCAAAGCTCGCAGACCTCTATGGGTACACCAGAGATAAGAGGCTGCTGGAGATTTACGAACCTGAAGCGAATGTTGTGCGGCTGATTTATCAAATGTTCTACGATGACAAAACGATTCCTGAAATCTGCTACATCTTAAACCAGCAAGGTATTCCATCCCCACGAGGTGGTCAGTGGACATACTCTACGGTAAAGACAATCTTGACAAATGAGAAATATTCCGGTGACGTTTTGATGCAGAAGACCGTTACCGTGGATATCTTTTCGCATCGCTCTATTCGGAACGACGGACGTGCTAACCAGTTTTTTATCAAAGGCTATCACGAAGCGATTATTCCGAGAGAACTTTGGCTTGAGGTGCAACAGATTCTAAAGGGCGAAAATGTCGTTCCGGTTCCATCAGTTGATGAGGTGGCAGATTTGTCTGCATCTGATGTCCCTCGGATATTGGATGGCTTTTTTGTAATTAAACCTCGAAAGGATGGAAACAATGAGTATCTTAGACAACTTTGATGTGGTTGGTGTTCCTCGTACATTCAGTATTGCAGAGGTTCGAATCCTGAAGAACCGCATCTCCTTTAACCTTGCAACAGCTTCCGAGATTGGCTATCCGCCGTTTGTGCGGCTGTTTATCAGCAGAGACAAAACGCAGATTGCGTTGCAGCCTTGTGCCAAAGAAACGCCGAACGCGATGAAGTTCTTTACATCGGATTCTACGAAAGACGGAAAGCCCAAGAAGAGAATGATTCCGGTTGGAAATCGTGCGCTGACGGCGCTTGTAAAAGCCGGTATTGGCGTCGAGATGAATGTTCCGTTAAAGGCGCCGGGTGTTCGCTTCGCAGATGAAGGCGTCATCATCTTCGACCTCAAACAAGCAACTGACATGAATCAACCAAATGCTTGCACAGAAACTGGTCTGTGCCTGATTCCCACTCCAGCATATCCATTTGTTGAGATGCCGTCTGGATACTTCGCATCATAATTGCAGGTGTAAGCCTGCATACATACTTTGGAGGTGAACCCACTTGAGTAAGAAATATGATTCACTCGGCGACAGAATGAAAGGCTACGAGAATATTGCTCGCAACTATTTGACTCGTCGGATTCCAACCATTATCAGAGTGGACGGCAAGGCGTTTCATACATTCACAAGAGGTATGGAAAAGCCATTTGACCGCATCCTGATGACAACGATGCAAAATACAATGAAGTACCTGTGTGAAAACATTCAGGGCTGTGTCTTTGGATATACGCAGTCAGATGAAATCACGTTGGTACTTACGGACTATGCAACAATTACAACGGATGCATGGTTCGGATACAACATCCAAAAGATGTGCAGCGTTTCCGCTTCAATGGCTACGCTTGCTTTTTCAAATGCCTATGCTGCCGAGCTGTGGAAGAACTTTCCTGAAGCGATGTGCAGCAGTGACAATGGCACAAATAAGTACATTGAAACTCTGGTCGCAAAGATGGGTACAGCCATGTTTGATGCCAGAGTTTTTTCTATTCCAAAAGACGAAGTTTGTAACTGCCTGATTTGGCGTCAACAAGATGCGACTCGTAACAGCATTGAGTCAGTTGGTCATGCAAATTTCAGTCAAAAAGAACTCCACGGCAAGAGCTGCAACTCTATCCAAGATATGCTGTGGAAAGAACATGGCATCAATTGGAATGACTTCCCCGTTGATTGTAAGCGTGGTTCTGCTTGCTACAAAACAAAAGTTAAAGAGACCGCTCCTCTTCTCAACGATAAAGGCGACACCGAAATGGTTGAGGTCGTTAGAAACCGTTGGGTTATCGACCGAGAGCCTCCCATTTTCTCACAAGAAAGAGGGTACGTTGAAAAATGGATATGACACCGGCTGAAGTTGCTACTTGTATTTGCGATATCTATGAGAAACTCGGACGTTTAGAATGCCGCCTCGAAAATACACGAGGAGATTTAGTCACCACAATAGAACGAAACAGGCAGCACACAGAAGAGTTCCTGAACCAGCAGACAGATATCGAAAACAAAATCGATATAGCCCTGACAACGGCTGTCCATGAATTGATTGAGTATCTACGATACCAAGACATCCAAGCTTTGGATGAGGAAGAGTTTTTGCTAAGGGTTCGGGAGCTTATTCGTGTTGAGCAAGACGAACGCCTTCCGTTCTAAGGAGGAAAAATATGAGTTGCTATAAAGACGGTGGCTGTGGTATTTATGAGATGTATTCTTGCTATGAATGTCCAGCAAGCAAGCCGGAGTACCTTAAAAGAAAGTCGCGCGAGCCGCAAAGATTACAGGCAATCGGAAACCTGCACGACGTAGCCAAGCAGATTCTGGATGACGAAGTGGTCATTCTCCTCCGTCAATACGGAACAACGCTTGCACCGGGACGAATGGGAGATGAGAGTCGTGTTCCAAAGTGGCTGCTCGTTCTTGCGGCAGACAGAATCGAGGAGTTAAAAAATGCAAGAACAAAGCAATAAACAGTTCTACATTTCAGATTGGCATTATGGTCATGCAAACGTGATTGCCTTTGATAACCGTCCGTTCAAATCGCTTCTGGAGATGGACGAAGCACTGGTTGACCGGTGGAATGCAGTGGTTTCTCCGGGCGATATTGTGTATGTTCTTGGGGATATGTTCTGGTGTAAGGCACAAGATGCTATCCCTATTTTGCGTTCCTTAAAAGGACAGAAGTTCTTGATTAAAGGGAACCATGACCGGTGCAATGACAACAAGTTCTTGCGGGAGTTTGTTAAGGTCACAGAGTATCTCGAAGTGAAGGACAGCGGTCGAACAGTGATTCTTTGCCATTACCCAATTCCGTGCTTTAAGAATCACTTTTACGGTTCCTTCCACTTGTATGGACACGTTCACAATTCTTTCGAGTGGAACATGATGGAGCATGACAAGTATCTGATGGAGGAACTGTACACGACACCTTGCCAGATGTTTAATGTCGGAGCAATGATGCCGTGGATGGACTACACGCCTCGGACGCTTGATGAAATCATTGCGGCAAATTCGCATAACGAGGCTGTTAGAAATAAATGATGGCTTGAATCACTTGTGCCACAAGGCTTTGAAAGGCGCTTGATGAGTGGTATTAGTGCATCATATAAAACAAAAGGAGTGGTCACTTGTGATTTACCTTGACAATGCTGCCACCACACAAATGGATGAACGGGTTCTTGAAGCAATGATGCCATACCTGACAACGGAGTATGGTAATGCAGGAACCCTCTATAAGTTTGGACGAGCTGCGAATGAGGCTGTGCAGAAAGCCAGAGCGCAAGTGGCAGCTTTAATCAACGCAGAACCAGAGCAAATCATTTTTACATCTGGTGGTAGCGAAGCAAACAATTTAGTCTTTCGGGGTTTGAAGGACTATCTGAAGAGTATCGGTAAGACGCACATTTTGGTATCGGCTGTTGAGCATGATTCCGTCCTACGAGCCGCAGAATCGCTTATAAAAGACGGGTTTCATGTAGAGTATATTCCGGTATCCAGTGAGTGCAGGGTCTCTCCTGCTGTCATTGAGGGCGCATTACGGGCAGATACGGGGCTCGTATCTGTGATGTTTGCGAACAATGAAACAGGCGCAATCAACCCAATCGAAGATATTGGAACGATTTGCATGAAGCGCGGGATTCTGTTCCACACAGATTGCGTGCAAGCTGCGGGATGCTATCCTATTGATGTAGTGAAAATCGGTTGCGATTTCCTTTCGGTGTCATCACATAAGATTCATGGGTGTAAAGGCATTGGAGCTTTGTACGCAAAGGATAAGTCCAAACTTACACCCATTGTATATGGTGGTTCAGAGCAAGAGTTCGGGCTGAGGGGCGGAACAGAAAATGTTGCTGGTATCGTGGGATTCGGAAAGGCTTGTGAGATTTCATCGAAGAGTTTGCACGAAGATACGGTGTGGGTTTCAACATTGAAACAGCGATTTTTCATGGCGCTGAATGAAGCGCTTAAAGATACGGGTGATGAAAGCTGCGTCCATGTAAATGGTATGTCGATTCTTACACCCGGAAAGACAATTAACTTGAGAATGGACGGCGTTGATGGTGAAACGCTCTTGCTTATGTTGGACGGCAAGGGAGTTTGTGTTTCTGCCGGGTCTGCGTGTAGGAGTCACGAAGCAGAACCAAGTCACGTTTTATCTGCAATGGGATTATCCAAAGATGAAGCGCGGTCTTCCATCAGAATTTCGTTCTCAAAGAAAAACACGGCTGATGAAGCCGTAAGAGCTGCACAGATTTTAGCTGGGTGCATTTCAGCACTCAGGGCGAGAGAAGAAAAGGAGTAAGGTTATGACGATTGAGCAAATCAAAGAGATGGTCAACGGTTCTGCTTATGATTTCCTTAGAACAAACGAGCACCTCGGGCGCAAGATTATCTTTCTTACGCTTGGTGGCAGCTATTCCTATGGAACGAACGTCGAAACATCCGATGTTGATGTAAGAGGGTGTGCGTTGAACAGTGAATCAGATTTGCTTGGTCTGACGAGCTTTGAGCAGGTCGTTAATACACAAACGGATACGACAATCTATGCTTTTAATAAGCTGGTGAGCCTGCTCTTAAATTGTAATCCAAATACGATTGAAATGCTTGGGTGTAAGCCAGAGCACTATTTCTATATCTCAGACATTGGCAGAGAAATGATTGTCAACAGAAAAATGTTTCTGTCCAAACGAGCAGTCCATTCTTTTGGAGGTTATGCGAATCAGCAGCTCCGGCGCTTGGAGAATGCTCTTGCGCGAGATAGGCTGTCACAGGCAAGAAGAGAGGAACATATCCTCAACTCTATGAAAGGCGCCGTTAAATCATTTGAGAGTCGATACACGATTTTTGAAAATGGCAGCATTGTTCTCTATACAGATGAGAGTCCGCGAGAGGATTTAGACCGTGAGATTTTTGCAGATATCCAGCTTAAAAAGTATCCGGTCAGAGAGTTCAATAGTGTAATCAACGACCTGACGAATGTTATCGGGACGTATGAGAAGCTCAACCACAGAAACCACAAGAAGGACGATGAGCATTTGAATAAACACGCGATGCATCTTATTCGTTTGTACCTTCTCTGCTTGGATATTCTGGAGAAAGAGGATATTGTCACATATCGTGGTGATGACCTACCTCTGCTGATGAGTATCCGTAAGGGTGACTATCAACTGGAAGATGGAACATATAGACCAGAGTTTTTTGAAATGGTTTCTGACTTTGAAAAACGACTCAATTATGCAAAGCAAAACACGAGCCTCCCAGATAACCCAGATATGAAGAAAGTTGAGGAGTTCGTTATGAGTGTAAACAGGAGGGCGATTGATGCATAGGATTTCTATCCCCAAAGGTGCGCGAGCAGTTCTGCTGAATCTCCGATATGAAAACCATGAGGCATATGTGGTTGGCGGATGTGTCCGAGACAGTCTGCTTGGGAAAGAACCAAAAGATTGGGATATCTGTACCTCTGCTACACCGGATGAAGTTAAGGAACTAATGCATCGTCGTGGCATAAAGACAATTGATACTGGGCTGCAGCATGGAACAGTAACGGTTGACATGGGCACTGTTGGGAAGTATGAAGTCACAACGTTTCGAATTGATGGAAACTATACAGACGGGAGGCACCCTGATTATGTGGAGTTTACCGAGAGCATTTATAAGGACTTGTCTCGCAGGGATTTCACCATCAACGCTATGGCGTACAACAGTGCTGGATTGATTGACCCCTTCCACGGGAGAGATGATTTACAAGCAGGGATTATTCGCTGTGTTGGCAATCCTGATGAGCGTTTTGAAGAAGATGCGCTTCGCATTTTGCGAGCGCTGAGATTCGCAGCGACCTATGGCTTTTCTATCGAAGAACAGACAGCCGCTGCCATCCACAAGGATGCTTGGATGCTAAAACGTATTGCTGCAGAGCGAATCAATGGCGAGCTTTGCAAAATGCTGCTCGGCGACGGCATCTTGAATGTGCTGCTGAATTTCTCAGATGTTATTGCGACGATTATTCCAGAAATGGAGCCTTGCATTGGGTTTGAACAGAACAACAAGTATCATCAATACACTGTGTACGAGCATATCGCCCACGCTGTCGCGAACTACAAGGGTACCGATGTGTCTGTTAAGGTAGCCTTACTACTCCACGACATCGGAAAGCCACAATGCTACACTGAAGATGAAAACGGTGGGCACTTCCACGGTCATGGGGTACCAAGCCGTGATATTGCAGAACAAGTTTTGGATAGACTGCGGTTCGATAATAAGACAAAGCAGGAAGTTCTTGAACTCGTGCTTTATCACGACACTATGATTGAGCCAACACCCCGCACAGTCCGCAAATGGCTGCATAAACTCGGTGAACGTCGGTTCTCGCAGTTTTTGGATGTGCGGATGGCTGATATTCTTGCCCATGCAGAGGGTACACAGGAGTCCAGAATCGAAAGATGCATTGCACTCGGTTCCATTATGTCTGAGGTTTTAGAAGCAGAGCAGTGTTTCGCATTAAAAGACTTGCAAATCAACGGAAGAGATATTATGAACCTCGGCATTGAACAAGGAAAACGTGTTGGCGAAATCCTTAACAGCCTTTTAGATGAAGTGATTTCGGGTGCTTTAGAAAACGAACACAATGCTTTGATGCAGAGGGCGGTGGAGCTTCTTGGCTGAACCCAAATACCCCAAAGGTGAAAGAGTCTGGGTTGGATATTATAATGCCGAGCATGAGCTCTGCTTTATTCTTACCAGTAAAGAGAGCCGTGAGTTTTATTTCCTGTATGAGCTTGTTGACGGAGAGTTTAAGAAGCTTGGAAAAGCACGGACACCGAAAGAACTTGAGGATAAGTTCGAAGTTTCGAAGAGAATGAGGTGTGCGCAATGATGTCTGATTTTGAGTATGATTGCTGGCAGCGTAAACGTATTGCACAGCAAGCAAAGTACCGCAAGTGCGGAAGCAAGAGCAAGAAATGCTCAATGTCAACAGACCACATGACGCAAAAACAATGGAAAGAAAGGAATGGGAAAGTTGTGACCGTTAATTTGAACCAGCCAATTACATGGGATGACTTCAAGGCACTGACGGCTTCAATGCAAGAAGAGTATCTCAAACACATGATGGAAAACTATGGCGCTAACGCAACGAGTTTTGCCGCCATGTTCGGAGTGCAACCACTTACGATTCGTCGGCATATCCAAATGAACAAGCTGAATATCAAGTTCCCAGTTGGTCACTCTATGAGTACAGCGCAAAAGGATGCGTGGGATGAATTGCTGCATGGGAAAACATCTGATGAGGATGCCGAAGTAGAAGTAGAAGATGTACCAGCTACCAAGTTGGACGAAGCAGCTTCCAAACAGAGTATGGATATGAAGCGCTTTTCATTGTGCTTTAACGGGAGAATTGATGTCAACATGATTGCGAATTCTTTGCTACATATCTTGGGCGACAATGCAGTTGGAGAGGTTGAAATTGTGTGCAACCTTGGTTGATTTGCCTTGATAATCTGTATCTTTGTGATAGAATTGAATTGAAGGAGTGGTCAAATGGATAACGGCTTTGACTTGAAGTTTATGTCAGACGAGGAGCTGCGAAACGCAATGGATGAGTTCATCGACAGCGTTAAGGACGATGTCGCAGCAGATGAAGAAAAGACAACGGTTTTGAATCCGATGAAGCTGCAGCAGATGCAGTTTGCTCATGCGGCACTAAAATACATTACAAGGGATTCTGACGTTGAAGTTTCCTACAAATTAAATACACCGTTCAAAACGATGGGGAGCATCAGTGTCGAGGGAGAGACGCTGGCTTTTGACAAACCGGAGTGGTTTGCGAGAGTAGCAGAGTTTGCAAACAACATGGAGGTCTATCCATTGGTTAAGAACCGAGTCCGTTTGACATTTACATTCCACGGTCTCACTAAACCGATTGAATAAGAGGAGGCTGGAATGGAGTACACAACTTGCAAAGACTCCGTCATGGAGTTGATTAGCGATGGTTCTAAGGTCTTTGGACGCGACTATAAGATTTCAGAAGAAATGCTTTCTAAAATCGATGAGATTTGTGATGGCGTGGATGAGTTGGTATCTGAAATTGAATGCGAAAGTGTCCATGCAGATATTGAAGAAAAAACAAAGACACTCCGTATTGTCATTGTGTGTGATGAGCTTGAGCTTCACGGAGGGAGAACCAACGGGTTCTTCAAGCTAATTACGAAACTGAACTCTTTTAGCTTTTCAAAGCAGGGTCGAGAGTTCATCAAAATTGAGTTGAACATTTCGAATGTATGGGAGCGTATGAGTGAATGAGAAAAGAAGAGGGCGGCTAAGAGACGCCTTGAAAATGCTGAGCAGTGCTGCATCCATTGTGGAAACAGTCTGCGACAGTGAGCAAGACTGTATGGATAACTATCCTGAAAACTTGCAAGGAACAGAGAAGTTTGAGCGTATGGAAGATGCGGTTGATAGTCTCAGTGATGCGCTCGAAAAGATTGATGATGCGAAAGGACATATCCAGTCTGCGTTAGGCTGATGTAGTGGTGGCTTTATGGAACTTGTAATTGCTGTGATTCTCGGAGTTATCTTGCTCATTAAATTTGGGTCAGATAAAAACGCAGTGAGGATTACTCGAAAGGCGTATGACAAGAAACAGCAGGAAATTTCGGAGTGGAAAAGTGTAGTGACAGACCGCAGCCTTGAGCAGCGACTGAAAAGCTTTATCCATAATCCAGACAATAAAGAACAAGTTTCTGAGGAAGTTGCTCCTGTATATGAGGGAATCTTCGCCGGTAAGCAACTTTGCGAGTTGTTTCCAAAAGAACGGTGGTGCAAACCAAAAGCAGGATGGACGCCAGAGTATCACGAGCAAGTCCAGCGAGAAGTATGTATGAAGAACTCAGAAAACGCGCTTAGAATTATGATGGCAAAGCGCGGGAAGATTTTGGACTATGACGCAGACAGAAGCGCATCTTACAGCCCCAGTGTAATATCAAGTGGTATCTCAGCAGATTCTCCATTGACGGCGTATGTTCTTATCTGGTGTGCGAAAGCCATAAAGGAACATGGGGTGCCAAATGAGTTTATTGTTCCATCAATCGGTAAATATGGAGCAGGTAATATCCATTGGGAATTATAAAAAAGTAGGGCGTGAGCCCTACTTTTTCAATCCTCAAACAAATAATCTGGAAGGTCAATTTTTTCTTTCAGCAGCACCTTACCGCAGGCTTTTACAGAACGTCCGCTGTCGGCTGAGACGAAGATGTTTGTATGGCGAAGCTCTGGGTTTGCAGAAACCAAAACCAGATTGTTATTATCATCAAGATAGTATTGCTTACAATACATTGCTCCATCGACACAAAAGATGCCAACATCTCCAACTGAAAGCTCTGCGTCTTTTTTTACATATACCATATCACCATCATGTATATATGGGTACATACTGTTACCTTGGATATAAACAGCGTAGTCTGCTTCCTCTGGTACGGAGCTATCAACAAGAATCATCTCGAAGTCAACCCCGTCGAGAGGTACAGAGCTACCGGCAGCAGATGGAGTAGTATAGCGTGGAATGAATCGCTCGCTGTTGACCTGCTGAAAATCTATGACCTTTGGAACGACACGAATTGTTTTAGCGGCATCGACCCTTTCCTTCTCAAGTACACAGATTGCGTCAACTGCTTTTTTGCCATAGTTGTCAAGAGCTTGATAGCTGGACAATAGTTTTTTTTCGGCAGAAGTGAGAACCAAAGCGTAGTTTGGTGTGTTCTCCAAATGGAAGTCCAGTAGCGTGTCTATCGATATATTGAGAGCCCGCCCGAGAGAAAGCAGCGCATCCATTGCGGGTTTCTTAGCGTTGCGTTCCCAAGCGCGAATTGTAACCGTGGAAACACCCACTGCATCTCCAAGATTTTGCTGTGTGAGGTTCCGTTCTGCACGAAGGCTCTTTAGCCTCTGCCCGAAGTCCATGTTAAAGTCCTCCAAAAAAATAGCCCAAGTTTTGATGTTGACAGACCACTGTGTTTGTGGTAGCATAAAACCGCAACAACTGTTTCTATTGACAGATTAACACAAACAACTGTTTCTGTCAATAATTAAAAAGGTAGCTCGCCAATATAGACGAGCTACCACAAAACGCACACTGCCATGAACACCAACGTAATAACAGCGTGCAACGACCCGTTAACGACAGGTCGAAGTCATCGTTGACACCACTCAGCAATGACTCACTTGTAGTATAACACGGGATTTCTCGTAAATCAATGGAGGTTTTTACTACAGGATGAAGAAGATAGTCTCAGTCAAGGAACTTAAAGAGTATTGTGAAAACCATAAGCCTCAGCAGATTTCCTTTTACACAGAGAACCAGAGTTGGTATTGCGTCTCAGACCCATGCAAATTCAAGTTATCATTCCCGGTTATGTTGATATGCGAGAACCCCAATATGATTTGCTTGAAATCTGGAGCAAATACCTTATGTTTTGACCGAGTACGTTGTGTCGAGATAGACACTGAAATGACCGTGATTGGAACTGTTTTCACAGTTTTTTGTGGAGATAGAAACGACAAAGAACAAGAAATCACCTACACCTTGTTAGCCGGTTAAATATTTTTTGATGTTGTTTATATAATTGACTTGACTCTGCCATATTGGACGTGCTATACTCCAAACATCAACATAATTGTATTTAAGGGGTTTAGCATATTGGGTTTTCAGAATAACAAAGAGCGGGTTCCGCAGATTGGTGAAGTGTATTTGATGAAGTTCGGTGGCAGTGGCAGCGAACAGAGTGGTTGGCGTCCGGGCGTCGTCTTCCAGAACAACATGGGGAATGCATACAGCCCCAACATCATCGCACTCCCACTTACCAGTTCGCTCAAAAAGACGAACCAACCTACACACGTTATCATCAAAGCAGCAGATAGTGGGCTTCGCAGAGACAGCATGGTTCTTTGCGAAAACCCAGAGCGTATGTCTAAAGAACGCCTCGGGCAGTACATCACTACGTTGTCAGAGGAGCACATGAAGCAAGTTGCCGAAGCAAACTTGCTGGCGACGGGTGCAATCGCCTATCTGGACATCGAAGCGCTGCTTGCTGTGTGGAAGAAAGCCGCAGCCCTAAACGCTGTTGTACCAGCATAATGCTACATACTAAGTAGGAGGCTCGCTATGTACAATGCGGAGTTAAAGTCAAGATTCGTTAAGGACTATACCAAGAGTATCAACACGGCTAACGTTGCCACAACTGTTTTCGAAGCGTTTGAACCGTATGAAACTTCGTGGAATGCAGACCTCTGTACAAGAGACAGAGAAGAACTGCAGCCAGCTATCGATGAGATACTTGCACTGCGCTCCAGAAGCCAGTGGATGTCTCTCACGATATTAAAAGAGTATGTAAAATGGTGTATTGCCATGAAGGTTCCAGACGCTTGCGATGGGATGCTTAATATTGAGGCGGCGGGGTTAGCAAAAGTTAGGCGGCAGATGGTCTCAAGTCCACTCCATCTTCAACGTGTTCTTGATGAGGTCTTTGACAAAGAGAGCGAAGAGACAATCGATGTCACCTACCGTTGTTATTATTGGATGGCTTTTGGTGGCATCAAAGAAGATGATACACTTCTCGTAAGAGCGTCTGATATTGACTTCGCCAACATGGAAATTGTCTATCAAGATACGCACGTCCCGCTTTATCGTGAAGCACTGCCAGCGTTCCATAAAGCAGCAGAACTCAATAGCTTCTGCTACAAGAATCCCAATTACTCTCGAACGATTACACGAGATAGAGTTTCTGGCGATACTTTGATGCGTGGTATTCGCGCAGTAAAAAAGACCGCAACACTTCGTTCAATTCTATCTAAGAAATCAGCAAAAGCCATTGAAGATGGACTCACCCAGCAACAACTTAGTTTCTACAGAGTATGGATGTCAGGGTTATTCTATAGAATGTACGATAGAGAACGAGCCGGTATTCCGGTCGATTTCTCAGAAGCAGCTACAGACTTTGTCGCTGACAGAACTTATGTGCTCAACGGAAGAATCAAGTTGGAGCACAAGCAGAACCGTATAGAAAAAAATTATATGGAAGATTATCAGCGTTGGAAGCTGGCGTTTTCAATCTAACGAAGCAAATGAAGAGATTCCCACAGAAGTGGGTTTCTCTTTTACATATATCAACATAATTAAATAACATACATCGCCGAACGGCTTAGGTATAAATCTGGAAAGAAAGGAGAAAGTGTATGGCTTTCAAGAAGACAAAGCAAGAGGCATTGGACTTGCTGCAGGAAAAGGAAAAGCGTCTGGCTGAATTGACAGAAGAGTCCGCATATGCGGTTCAGATGGTTCAGAACACCATTGATAATCTGCAAGCGGTCAACAGTGACATCCAGACCACGATGGATGAAATCGATACATATATGCAGCGGTTGAATGATACTCGCAGCAGCCTCAGCACCACTCACGACAAGAACGAAAAAATCATGCAGAACTTCGCCAAGCTGTTGTGCGTTGATTAAGGAGGAGATTCATTGAGCGAATTAAAGGAAAGATTTCTCGCGGTCTACAAGGAAACAGTTACGCGAGAAGGTTCGGACTCTTTGCTGGACTGGCTCGAACATTCTGATTTCTTCGTGGCACCGGCTTCGACAAGGTATCATGGATGCTATGAGGGTGGGCTTTTGCAACACTCTCTTAATGTTTATGATTGTTTGAAAATCGGAATCGAGGCAGCCGGACTACAAGGCACCTATAGCGAGGAAACAATCGCAATTGTTTCTTTGATGCACGACCTTTGTAAAGTCAACTACTACAAAAAGGGCTTTCGGAATGTCAAGGATGAAGAAACTGGGCAGTGGTATAAAAAAGAGGTTTATGAGGTTGATGAAAAATTTCCCTGTGGAGAACACGCAGATAAGTCTATTATCATCCTTCAGAATTTCATTCGCCTTGAGCCAGAAGAAATCTTGGCAATTCGTGCCCACATGGGCGGTTGGGACACCGCAGTAAAAGGTGGTAACGCTTTCATTGGTAAGATTTTTGAGCGTAGCAAACTGGCGCTCCTGTTGCATCTTGCCGACATGGGAGCGACATATTTAATGGAGGGGTGAAATGGCAGAACAGATGAACATTTATCAGAAACTTGCCAGAATCAGAAAGCAAGTGGAGGTCATCCAGAAGAACAAGAGTGGCTACGGTTACAAGTATGTTTCCGAGGATGAGATTCTCGCAAAAATCTCGGTATTTATGGACAAGTATGGTCTGTCTCTGATTCCGAACATCAAGCAGGGCAGCACAATTGTGTCCCCATATACATACAAAAAGACCAAGACTACCGGCAAGGGTGATATCTATGAAGAAAACAACAACGAGGTCTTGGTTAGCGCGGATATGATGTGGTCTTGGGTTGATAACGACAACCCGGAAGAGCGTATCGATGTTGAGTGGGCGCTTGTTGGGCAACAGGGAGATGCTTCTCAGGCGTTTGGCTCTGGTTTGACATATTCGAATCGTTATTTCCTGCTCAAGTTCTTCAATATTGCTACACCCGATGCAGACCCTGATGCATTCCGTAGCAAGCAGAGAGCGGCGGAAACAGCAGAGGACAAAATGATTGCCGAGCAAATCATTCAGAGTTTTGATGAGACACTGAAAGAGTATCTCAGTGTGCATAAGGATAAAACAGACGATGTTAAAAAGTTTGTATCCAAGTACGCAAAGGGCGGCAACTACTTTGCAATTACAGAGTCCGTGTTGGCAGGAAAACTCCTGTCGGATTTCAAGGAAACGTTTAAGATTGAGGAGTGATACACTATGGGTTTTCGTACAGGTGCCTATGCAAAAATTTGGGAAGTAACTCCCATGAGCGACACGAGCACAAAGGTTCGGTTGTCGGTCAGCAGAAAGAACAAGCAGACCAATGAGTACGAGCAAGACTTTTCCGGTTTTGTTCTTGCCATTGGAACTGCGGCGGCAAAGAAAGCTGCTTGTCTGAAAGAGGGCGAGCGCATTAAGCTTGGAGACGTTGATGTCACGACAAAGTACGACAAGGAGAAAAAGGTGACGTACACCAACTTCAAGATGTTCTCCTTTGAAGTTGAGGGCGACGAGAGTAGCTCTCAAACCACAGACCCTCAGCCTACGGTTGATGATGGCGAAATTGATGACAGCCGGTTGCCATTCTAAGGTAATCGCCTATGGGAGAAGTAAACTACGCACCACTCATTGATGACATGGTGTGGAGCTACTCACGAATAAAGGCTTTTGAGGATTGCCCGTATAGGTGGTACTTGAAGTACATAAAGAAGTTTCATGGTAAGGATATGTTCTTTTCAAGCTATGGTACTTTTATGCACAAGCTTATTGAGTTGTATCACAAAGGTGAAAAAACGCCAAGGCAGATTGTCGATATGTACTTGCAAGACTTCAAAACTGAAGTTGTGGGACGTGCTCCAAACAGGAAGGTGTTCAGTAGTTACTTTACTGGCGGCTTGCAATATCTTAAAGCACTTCAGCCATTCCCGTATGGCATGGTTGGTGTCGAAAAGAAAGTTGACTTTGTAGTAAACGGTATCCCGTTTGTTGGTTACATAGACTTCCTTGGGGAAAAAGATGGTGACCTATATGTCGTAGACAACAAGTCGAGGATTTTGAAACCACGAAGCAGCAGAGCAAAACCAACTAAGGCTGACGAAGAGTTGGATGCTTATTTAAGACAGCTTTATATCTACTCTGCGGCAGTTGAAGAAGAATATGGTAAGACGCCAAAGAGTCTTTGCTTCAACTGCTTTAGAGATAAGCTGTTTATCATAGAGCCATTTAAGGAACAGGCATACGCCGAATCTAAAGAATGGCTTGCAAAGAGCATCGGAAAGATTCGTGAGGAATCAGATTTCAAACCATCAGTAGAGTTTTTCAAATGCACACACCTGTGTGAGATGCAGGATATGTGTGAGTATTACGAGTTGATGAGAAAGAGGTGATGAATTATTAGGGCAAGTGAAGACATGGCAAGGGTTGAGAGCGAAGCTGGCATTATCGCTACGCTGATTCATCACCCGGAGTTTTCATATTACTCAGAGCAACTGTTGCCAAACCATTTCACTAACGAGGAGAACCGCTATATCTATCAGGCAATTTGTTCTCTTGCACGAGACGGGATTACGACGATTGACCCGTATAACATTATCCAAGCGCTGTCTGCGAAAGAAGCGACAAGGCGTTTTGCAGATGAGCTCAGCATCGACCAGCTCTATACATTGATGGACAACAGTGACAGCATTGCTCGAAATACTGTTGAAGAGTACAAGCTGCTTGTCAACAATGTTATGGATGCGGCTTTTAGGCGGGATACTTTCCAGCAACTCAAAGAGTGCCAGAAGCTTTGCACTCAGCCGTCCGAAGAAAACATCGAACAGAAAATCTACAAGATGCTGGATGATGTGATGATGGAGTTCTCAGCAACAAATGAAGTCCCGCCATACAAAGATGTCGTAGATAAATGCTGGGAAGAAATCAAAGGTAGGCAAGGCGCTGGATACGCAGGTATTCCCTTTAAGTTTCCTGCATTGAACGATTATGCAACCATTGAGCGTGGAGAACTGTTCATCTTTGGCGCAGAGCAAAAGCAGGGCAAGAGTATGATGCTTTTGAATTGTGCAGTTGACTTGCTGAAGCAGGATTACGCAGTCCTCTATCTGGACAGTGAGCTAAACACGCGACTGTTTACATCAAGAATCTTGGCACACCTATCTGGTATTGAGTACAAGCGATTGACATCTGGCAATTACAGCGACGAAGAGGAAAAGCGTATTCTGGATGCAAAGGAATGGTTAAAAACGCGCAAGTTCACACATATCTATATCCCAATGTTTGACCAACAGAGCATTTTTACGGCTGTGAATAAGGTGAAACATACGCAAGGGCTTGATGTTCTTATTGTTGATTACTTCAAGGGTAAGGGCGAGGGCGATGCGTTTGACAGCTACCAAGAGCTTGGCAGATTTGTAGATATGGTGAAGAATCAGATTTGCGGTGAGATGAATATTGCTGGTATTGGCGCCGCTCAAGCAACGATTACCGGTAAGCTTGCCGATAGTGCAAAAATTGCTCGTAACGCATCAACCATTGCAATGATTTCCGATAAAACCCCAGAGGAAATCGAAGCTGATGGTGCTGAGTGCGGCAACAAAAAGCTCCGTGTAACTGTAAACCGTAATGGTATGCAGATGACGCAGGACGAATACATAGATTTGCTGTTCGATGGAAATCACATCCTCTATGAACAGGCGAAACAGCATATTCCACAGACACCTTTTTAAGCTGTCAACATAATTAAATAAAATACGGAAGGAGGGGTGGGGTGGAGCTATCTGAGCTGATTGAATCAGTCGATATCCTTGAATACATCTCGCAATATACAGAGTTCACAGAAAAGAACGGAGAATATTGGGCATTGTCGCCATTCAAAGATGAGAAAACCCCCTCCTTCTCCGTTCGTAAGGAAACAAACTCATTCTACGACTTTTCATCGGGTATCGGCGGTAACGTACTGACATTCATTCGGTATTACGACAAGTGTGGTTATGCTGAAGCTATCGAAAAACTGAAAAATTACAGCGGAGTCGATAGTAATGTGGTCGCCAGAAAGAAATTGGCGACAGTTGAGGTCGCCAAGAGGTTTATGCCGCCGAAAAAAGTGCAGAAGCAGTCAAAATCAACTGTGCTTCCAGACGATTATATGGAACGGTATGAAAAAAGACCGGACAAATTAGCTGTTTGGGAGCGCGAGGGCATATCCAAAGGTTCACTCGACAAGTTTGGCGTGTACTACGACAGCTTTTCGGATAGATTGGTCTACCCAATACGGAATCCAAATGGAAAAATCGTAAATGTAGGTGGTAGAACGCTTGACCCGACATGGAAAGAAAAAGGTTTGCGTAAATACACCTACTTTATGGCGTGGGGTGAGCTGAAAACTATTTATGGTCTTGCAGAAAACATGGAAGGCATCAGGGAAAAGGGAGAAATCATTCTTTTCGAAGGATGTAAGTCAGTTTTACTCGCAGATACATATGGGGTACACAACACTGGTGCGATTTTGACATCGCATCTTAATCCGAATCAGATGAAACTGCTGGTCTCCCTTGGGTGCAGGGTGGTTTTTGCCCTTGACAAGGATGTTTGCATCAGGGACGACCACAATATCAAGCGGTTAAAGCAGTTTGTCAACGTTGAATACATTTGGGACAAGGAAGATTTGCTTGGCGATAAGGACAGTCCTGTCGATAGAGGTCAAGACACTTGGAAAAAACTCTACGACGGGAGGCTGTCATGGCGATGAGCAATCAATACACCCTATACCACTTGCATAGTGACCTTTCAAACGGTGTTACCAACATTGACTCCGTTACAAAGTACGGTGAATACATAGAGCGTGCCAAAGAGTGCGGCATGAAAGCAATGGCGTTTACGGAGCATGGCTCTGTTTTTGAGTGGTGGCACAAGAAAAGTGCTATCGAAGCTGCTGGAATGAAGTATATCCACGGCATCGAGGCATATCTTACGCTTAACCTCGACGAAAAAATCAGAGACAACTATCACTGTGTCTTGCTTGCGAAGAACTACGATGGGTTCTTAGAACTCAACAGCCTTGTGTCTAAGAGTTTCTGCAGAACCGACAACCACTTTTACTATGTCCCACGAATCACGTTCAACGAATTGTTTGCGACATCTGACAACATTATCATCACTACGGCTTGTGTCGGTGGCGTTCTCGGAAAAGGTGACGAACAGGTTCAGCAGTATTATCTGGATTTTCTTGAACGAAATAAGCACCGCTGTTTTTTAGAAGTCGGTCACCACATGGATGAGAAGCAGGTCACCTACAACGAAAAACTGTTATTGCTTAGCAAGAGTACCGGTGTCCCTTTGATTGCAGGAACTGATACGCACGTCCTCAATGCAGAGCATGAAAAAGGAAGAAGTATCTTACAGGCATCCAAAAACATTACGTTTGATGGTGAAGAACGTTGGGACTTAAAGTTTAAGACTTACGACGAGTTAGTTGCTGCATATAGAGAGCAAGGGTCGCTTCCAGAAGCAGAATATATGCAAGCCATTGAAAACACCAATGTGATGGCAGATATGGTAGAACCGTTTGAATTAGATAGAGGTACAAAGTACCCACATATCTACTCTGAACCCGAGAAGACGTTCCGTGACAAGATTCAGACAGCAGTTGAGAACCACCCATATGCACTCAAGCATCACACAAAGGAAGAGTTGCAGGAAACTATCGATGAAGAGTTCGATGTTTATAAGGCAACGAAGTCAATTGACTTTATGCTGCTCCAAACTTACTTGCGTGAGTGGGAAAAGCAAAACGGCATCCAGTGCGGCTATGGTCGTGGCTCAGTTTCAGGTAGCATGATTGCGTATCTCTTGGGGATTACGCAGATGGACAGTATGAGGTATGGTTTGAACTTCTTCCGCTTTATGAATCCGTCCCGTGTTACAAACGCTGATATTGACACGGACTATTCTGGCAAGGACAGAGAAACAATTAAGCGGTTCCTGCTTAAAGATAAGATGAATCTGCCGAGTATTCGTTCAGCAGAAATTATTACCTTTAATACCATTGCACTCAAAGGTGCAATCCGCGATGTTTGCCGCGCTCTCTATAAAGACCGCGCAGACATGAACTATCTTCAAGTGGCAAACCACATCTGCAAAGAAGCGGAGCTCCATGAAGATGCTATCCGAAAGAAGTATCCAGATGTCTTCAAGTATGTAGATATCGTTAATGGAACAATCGTCTCCATCGGTACACACCCGAGTGGAGTCCTTATCAGTGACCTACCTATTGACCAAACGGTTGGTCTGTGCAGTATCTCCACATCCGAGTATCCGGTATCCATGATTAACATGAAAGAGCTGGACGACTTGATGTATGTCAAGCTTGACATCCTTGGCTTGGATAATATCGGTGTCATCAACGATACCTGTAAAATGCTTGGGATTGAGCGCTTGACGCCAGACAACACTGATATGGAGGACATGAATGTGTGGAGAAGCATCCGAGACGATACGACGCTTATCTTCCAATGGGAGTCTGACAGCGCACAGCATTATCTAAAGCAGTTCATGTCTGATGCCACGCTCGATATTGCCCGGTCAAAGATTCCAAATTTCTCAATGCTAAAGTGGATGTCGTTTGGTAACGGCTTGCTCCGACCTGCGTGTGCCAGCTTCCGTGATAGTGTAGCCAAAGGCGAGTTTTACGATAACGGTTTTGACGCACTGAATGAGTTCCTTGCTCCAGAGGCAGGACGAATCGCAATGCAGGAAACCATTATGCAGTTCTTGGTTAAGTTCTGCGGCTACTCAAGCGCGGAATCAGACAACGTCCGTCGAGCGATTGCCAAGAAAAAAGGAACAGAAAAGCTCTTGCCGGAGATTGAAGAACGCTTTGTGGCTTATTGCTCAAAGGCGTACAAGATGAGTGCAGAGCGTTGCGAAGAGGTTATCAAGCCGTTCCTGCAAATCATTCTGGATGCATCAGCGTATGGCTTCTCATGGAACCACTCAGACGCTTATTCGTCCATCGGTTATATCTGCGGATATTTGCGCTACTATCACCCATTGGAGTTCTTAACAGCAGCATTGAATATCTTCGGAGACAATATGGACAAGACTGCTGATATTACAAGCTATGCCCATAAGGTCGGTATTCGAGTTACGTTGCCTAAATGGGGGTTGTCCAGAGGCGAATACTTCTTCGACAGAGAGAAGAAAATCATCGCCAAGGGTCTCACGTCAATCAAGTATATGAGCGCTGGTCTTGCCGATGAACTGTACAACCTTGCAGCAAAAAACAAGTATCCCTGTTTTATGGATTTGTTGAAAGACCTCGATGAAAAAACGAGTATTAACTCAAGGCAGCTTGACATTCTGATTAAGCTGGATTTCTTCTCTGATTTCGGTAACCAGCGCGAGTTGCTTCGGATGGTTGACCTGTTCTTCAATACCTTCAAGAGAGGTCAGGCAAAGCAAATCAAAAAGTCTGAGGTTGATGGAACGCCGCTCGAAGAAATCGTGAAACGATATGCAGTTGGTGTTACAAAGTCTGGTGGCGAAGCTAAGAGCTATACGCTTCTTGATGTGATGTCGATTTTGCGTGGTGCAGAAGATGCAGTAAAAGCAGTTGGCATGGATGACCTAAGCGATATTATCAAAGTCCGCAACTTCTATGATGTGATGGGCTATATCGGATATGTGTCTGGCAATGAAGCGGACAGACGCAAGCTATACATAACAGATATGAAGCCACTGGTTCGGAGAAGAGATGGTGAGCAATTTGCTTACAGCGTCTTCACAAAATCAATCGGTAGCGGCAAGGAAAGTAGGTTCACGTTATTCAATCGTGAGTTTAAGAAAGAGCCGGTTAAAGTCGGTGACATTATTTACTGTAAAGGCTACCAGCGCGATGGTGAGTATTTCAAGCTGACAGCGTATGACAAGGTTCTGTAATTGGAGGTGAAAACATGGAAGTGTTAACCGGAGACACATTGGCAGAAGCGCTATTGTTCTGCTCTCAACAAGAGAATGTTTCAGTATGTGTCGTACTTGATAATATGCGTAATACCAAAGAGCTGGTTGAGACTCTTTGGAGGGAAATAGAGTTGGGGAATCTTCCGGGGTGGGTAATGCAAAGAGGATTTGACGTAGCGTCCTTCTCTAATACATACTCCATTCTAAACACGAAGAAATCATCCGCTATGTATTTCATTACCGCATATGACACGCGGGATTTCAAGGGACGCACATTTAACCGCATCCTATACCTAAGTGACTTGAACACGGTCATCCTGTCTGAGATTGAACGCTGTGAACAGCCATTGCGGTTTACCGATGGAACATATGGCGGCGAGGAACTGGACGACTTCCTCAGCGGTTTCAAAATCAAACCTGCTGCTTCAGCAGTAGGGGTGATATAAAACACAGATTTTATAAGTGCATAGGAGGTGCGAAACTTGTCAGACAAACGTGTCTGCAATTATTGCGGCAAGGAGCTTGACCTCTTTGACCTGCAGGAAGATTTCTCTATACATAGACAACATATCGGATACGGCAGTATCCATGACGGGGACAATGTTGATTTGCAGCTTTGCTGTGACTGCTTCGACAAGCTCGTAAGCGAGTGTAATGTGTCTCCAATTGAGGAGGTCGATGACGAGTGACGAGAGCAGAGTTCAACAATGCTTTGGAGGAGGCTCTTCAGAAAGCAGCGCGAGTACGAGCCTATACGGGTGGAGGATGCGAAATTGCGTTGATTGTAACGAGAGACGTTTATAGATTCCTCTCTGAACACGCAGGTGTCACGTTTGATGTTCGCAATACTGACCACGGTATTTATCGTGGGTACAGAATTGGCATTGTCAATGAGCAGGGGTACAGCGATATTCTCAAACCGGCTATGCTCGGAATGGAGTATTACAACGGCATGGAGGTAAATGACATTATCGTTGTCGGCGATGAGAACAGACTGTTCCAGCTTGAGAGCAGAGAACCGATTTGCTTCCGGGACATGGGGTTAACCGTCAGTTTTGGGAATGGCGCAAGAGCAACAGCTAATGCAACCGTAACGAATACCGTTGCTAATGCCATCAATGAGACAAATGCGGCGGAGACGGTAACTGCTGCAGCAGTTAATGCTGCGCGTCCAGTAGAAATGAACTATAGAGATGGGCAGTTGTTTGTCGATGGGATTCCGATTGACCTCCCGCTTGTAGACCTTGCAATGGAAGACCTCGTAGGAGTAACGACACCGGTAACGACACCGCAGCTTGATTGGAATGCCACTGGTCGTGCGACAGTTGATTGGTTCGGTGCTGTTCCGGTCGCTGCTACTGAACCCACACGACCGGTGCGAGCACAGAGAGCGGCACGTCCGAGAGCACCACGGGCAGAAGAACCGCTGAATCCCGGCGATACAAAAATGTTGGATGAGTTCCTTGGCAGTTTTGCCATTAAAGAAACTCTCCAGCACGCATAAGAAAAGTAAGAGGCTAAACATACTATGTGGAAGAGCCCAGAGTAAAACACTCTGGTGCTCTTTTTTCGTAGGCAGTAGAGAGGTAGAACAATGCGAAAAATTTTCACTATCTTCTTGCTGGTATCTATGATGTGCGTTTCAATCTGCGGATGCAGTAGCGCATCTGCCAGACAAGAAACGCTGTTGACCATTGAGGAGAAAACGGAAGTCGATGCGTTGGAAACCGCTATCACAGCGACAGACGCAAACCAGACAATTGAGGAGCCAGAAGAGGAGGCAGTGCGCCACACGGAGGGAGTAGACGGCTTCTCTGATGACATTGATTATCTCAGCATAATGAAGCAGAGTTGCTTAAACGGTGATTATGAAGCGGGCGTGGTTGCAGAGAAAGCCAGAAACAAGAAAATCGATGTGCTCGGCTTAAACGTGACAAAGGTTTTCTTTGAAGACTTGCTTGAGCTATCAAAGATTATCACGGCAGAATGTGGCGACAAGCGTTTGCCCTTTGAGTGGAAGCTGGCTGTTGGCGAGGTGGTTATCAACAGAGCTGACTCGCCAGAGTTCCCAGACACAATCAAAGAGGTCATTCACGCAGAGGGACAATATGCTAACGCGAATACAGACTATTTCAAAAACCTGACTCCGTTTGAACCCTGCGTTGAAGCAGCAGCCCGCCTTTTAAGTGGCGAACGTGTTTTGAATGAACCGTCAGTCGTATTCCAGTCTGGTGGGGTACAAGGTAGCGGCGTTTATCTTGAACTGTACAGCAGCTATTACGGCTATACCTATTTGTGTTATAGCAGTTACCCAGAACTTTACGGAGGTTAAGTAACGAATGGGAAAAGTAATTGTTCAAGATTATACATACAAAAAGCCAATCACGATGATTGGTGTAGAGGCTGGTATCTGCTGGGGAGCAAATACCAGTAATGATGAGAAGAATTATCTCAGAGGCATTGACTGTCTTGAGAGCGGACATGGGAGAACATTTGAGTTCCCTGATGTGTATTTGACTCTTGAAGGGTATTCGGCACGGGTCATCCGTGAGTGGTACACCCATATCGGCGGTCTGCCCACACGCCTTCAGGCGAGTACGCGATATATCGACTATGAACATGGTTTTGGATATGTTACGCCGCCAAGCATCGAAGGTAATCCAGAAGCGAAAAAAGTCTATGAAGATTTGATGGAACATATCAAATCGTACTTAGAGAGCCTCGACACTATTGGTGTTCCTCGTGAGGACTCAGCATTAGGGCTTCCGCTTGGCATGGAGACGAAAATTGTGTGTAAGCACAATATGCGTAACCTGATGGATATGTCGCATCAGAGAATGTGCAATCGAGCCTACCATGAATACAGGGGGCTATTCAACGATGTATGCGATGCTTTGGGGAACTATTCGGAGGAATGGAAATACATCGTAGACCACTACTTCATGCCCAAATGCAAGCTCATGGGTTTTTGCTCAGAGAAAAAGACCTGCGGTATGATGCCGCGCAAACAATGAATGGGGCGCTTTCAGTTGCCGTTGTGATTCTTGCGGCTGTATTGCTATTCGGCAATGACGACAACCGACCAAGACCTGCTTGAATTTGGAGGTCTTATGAAAAGCAAGATACTGAACCCCAAACGTATGAAACAACTCATCGACTTCAAAGGGCTTGAACTTGATAACGGGATATACCCTACGGATATCGATGGGCTAATTGAGTATCACGACTCAGAATACATACTTCTCGAAGTAAAACACAAGGATGCAAGAGTACCATACGGGCAACGACTTGCTATCCAAAGAATGGTCGATGATTTTACAAAGGCTGGTAAGAAGGCAGTTGCAATTGTTTGTGAACACAAAGTGGATGATACAGACAAGCCTGTGGTTGCGGCATTTTGCAAGGTCAGAGAGCTGTACTACGGCGGCGAACACAAGTGGCGACCGCCAGATTCGCCAATGAATGTTCGACAAGCCATAGATAAATTCCGAAAGTATGCGAAGCAACACAAAGGAGGTTGACAGGTGAAAGTCATTACGATTTCTGGTAAAGCGCAAAACGGTAAAGACACCACTGCTGGATTGCTTAAAGCGGCTTTAGAAGCAGACGGATATAAAGTCTTGATTACCCATTACGCAGACCTGCTCAAATATATTTGCAAGCAGTTCTTTGGATGGGACGGACAGAAAGATGATGCTGGTCGGCATATTCTTCAATATGTCGGAACAGACATCATTCGGCAGAAACGCCCTGACTATTGGGTAGGGTTTGTTACATCAATTTTGGAGCTATTCCCAAATGAGTGGGACTATGTGCTGATTCCTGATTGCCGATTCCCAAATGAGATTGATTATCTCAAAGAAGCTGGATTGGACACAGTTAATTTGCGTGTTGTCAGAAAAAACTTTAAGAGTCCTCTCACCCCAGAGCAGCAAGCACACCCTTCTGAGACAGCGCTCGACGATGTTGAGCCAGATTATTACATAACGAATAACGGGTCAATGACTGACCTGAAAAGAAATGTCATCGATTGGTTGGTCGAATACCTTGGTTCTCACCAAATGACGATTGATGAACTGTAAGGAGGCTAAATGAAGCATCTGACAATCTTGGTTGACATGGATGACACGATTGAGTCACTGGCGAGTGCTTGGGTTGATTACTTAAATGCACGACACGGGACGACTACAAAGCTGACAGACATCACCGGTTGGGATATTTCTAAAGCATTCCCGACGCTCACGAATGAACAGGTGTACGCACCACTGTTCGAGGATGATTTCTGGGATTGTGTTAAACCAATTGATGGTGCATCAGAAACTTTGCAAAAGCTTATTGCAGATGGGCATAAGGTCTTGATTGTAACCACATCGAACTACCATACGCTCGCATCAAAAATGGAACGGGTGTTATTCAAATACTTCCCGTTCCTAACGTGGAACGATGTCATTATCACTTCCCACAAGCAGCTTGTGAATGGTGATGTTCTCATCGATGATGGTACGCACAATCTTGAGGGTGGGAACTATTTCAAAATCCTTATGACTGCGCATCACAATAAAAAATACGATGCAGAAGCCAATGGGATGCTCCGTGTGGGAACGTGGGCTGAGGTCTATTCAGCGATTACGGCTCTTGCAGAGGAAGATGACCTTAAAGGTTGGGAGGAGGTGCCAATGGAAATTACTTTGTACTCAACAGGATGTCCAAAGTGCAAGGTTCTGAAAAAGAAACTGGAAGAAAAGGGTATCAAGTACACAGAGAACAATTCTGTGGATGAGATGCTGTCACTTGGAATCAGTCAGGTGCCCGTTCTTAGTGTGAACAACAAATTGCTTGACTTCTCGACAGCAAATAACTGGGTTAACCAACAATAAGCGAAGGGAGATTAAGCAATGAACATTCCACTCAAAATGAACAGGGACTTTGAAAAGGCTATGACCACCCTCAATGAGCGTTATGGCGAAGATTTCGAGTACCTGAACGGTTTCCACGAGACACAATTGAACTTTTCTGATTTCATCGATGGCTTCATTGACAAGAATGTCGCCGACGTAACCATCGATGCCAATGCGAACGCATCCAACAAGGATATTCGCAGTCTTTTGAATGAAAAGGGCAAGTCTCACGATAAGCTGTTCGCTTTTAACAAGATTTTCTATGAGATGAAGAAGCGCTACAACCTGAAAACAGCCCGTGAATGGCTTGAAACAGAGTATAACGGCGGATTCTATCTGCATGATGCGTCTACTTCTACATACCTGCCATACTGCTACGCTTATGACCTGACCAGACTGGCAACCGAGGGGCTGTTTTTCCTCAAAAACTATAACAATCAGGCTCCGAAGCATCTCACAACGTTTATGGATGACGTAATTGAGTATATCAGCTATATGAGCAACCGCAGTTCCGGCGCTGTAGGCATCCCCAACGTCCTTATCTGGACGTATTACTTCTGGAAAAAGGACTGTGAGAGCGGTCACTTCATTAAGAACCCCGAATACTACATCAAGCAGTGCTTCCAGAAGTTTATCTACCGTCTGAACCAGCCGTTTATGCGCATCGACCAGACTGCTTTTGTTAATGTGTCAATTTTTGACCGTAATTACATTGAAGCGCTGTTCGGCGGCGTGCAGTATCCTGATGGAACATATGTGATTGACTGCGTTGAAGAGCTGATTGAGCATCAAAAGCTCTTTATGGAGGTCGTTTCGCAAATCAGAAGCGAGAATATGTTTACATTCCCAGTGCTGACATACAGCTTGCTTTACCGCGATGGCAAATTTGTCGATGAAGAGTTCGCCAGATGGTGCTCCGACCACAATGTGACGTGGAATGACAGCAATTTCTTCATCAGCGGCGATGTGAACACGTTGAGTAACTGCTGCCGCCTGCTGTCCGATACTTCAAAACTCAATGCATTTATCAATTCGATTGGCGGTACGGCGCTCTCCATCGGTTCTGTAAAGGTCAACACAATTAACCTCATGCGGATTGCGCTGGAAACTGAGTGCGACGAGAAAAAGTATCTTGCTCTGCTTAAAAAGCGTGCGTTGCTGTGTTGTAAGACGCTTGATACTGTCCGCCATATTATCCAGAGAAACGTTGAAAAAGGGTTGCTCCCCAACTATCAGGATGGCGCGGTCGAGATGGACAAGCAATACTGCACAATGGGCATCCTTGGTCTGTATGAAGTCATTGAGGCGTTTGGTTACACCAAGACGGATGAGTTCGGGTACATCAGCTACACTGATGAAGGCATCGCTTTTGCAAGCAAAATCTTTGAGGTGCTGAATGAGGTCAAGGACAACTTCACTGATGCCTACTCTTTTAACATCGAGAGTGTTCCTGCAGAGCGTGCGGCAGTTATCCTGTGCCAGAAAGATAACGTTCTGTACGACCACAATGATAAGTTCATCTACTCGAACCAGTGGATTCCGCTGTCCGCGAAATGCACCATTCAGGAAAAGCTTCGCCTCAGCTCAATCCTTGATGAGAAGTGTTCTGGCGGCAGTATCGCGCACATCAACTTGGAATCCAACTTCCCCAACACAGAAACAGCGTGGAAGATGCTGAACAAGATTGCTCAGGCTGGCGTGATTTACTTTGCGTTCAACACCCGTATCAATGAGTGCAAGAACCATCACGGCTTTGTTGGCACTGACCATTGCCCAGTATGCGGTGAACCTGTCTTCGATACATACCAGCGCATTGTTGGGTATCTCGTCCCATCAAGGGCTTACTCCAAAGACCGTTTCCGTGAGTTCAACACAAGACAGTGGTACAGCTATGCGGAGGCTATGAGCGAATGAGAGTAAAGACAATCGTGGATGAAGACTTCACCAATTATAAAAAGCCAGCGATGTTTATTGGAACAATTTCTTGTGGTGGTAAGTGCTGTATCGAAGCAGGCATCCCGTTGTCGGTCTGTCAAAATGATGGGTGGCGTGCAAGCGCCCCCATCAGCATTGACGACGAGCAACTGTGCATCCGGTATCTGAACAATCCGCTTACGGAATCAATCGTGTTTGGTGGGCTTGAACCGCTTGAACAATTTGATGAGCTGTGTTCGTTCCTTGAGGTTCTTCGCGGGCAATTCCAGTGTAAAGATGACGTTGTCATTTATACGGGTTACTACTTTGAAGAAGTCCCTGAATGGATTCAACGGCTTGCCACTTATGGGAATGTGGTTGTGAAGTTCGGACGATATATCCCAAACCAAAAGCACATATTCGATGAAGTGCTTGGCGTCGAACTCGCTTCTGACAATCAATACGCAGAAAGGTTCGGCAGTTAAACATATTGGAGAAGACATCAATGAAAATCAACATCAATCCAGACAAAGAGTTTGTTAACGATATGCGGAAAGCATTGAAAGACAATAATGGCTTCTGCCCATGCTCCCTCGAAAAGAACGAGGATACGAAGTGTATGTGCAAGGAGTTCAGAGAGATGGCAAGTGGAACCTGCCACTGCGGTCTCTACACAAAGACGGCATAAAGAGAGGATTAACCATGATGACAGCCATGAACAAATTGACAACTACCTACGAGACCACAAGAGAGTTCGATGAGAAAGGTAACGTGACCCACGAGATTCATACGGAGACGAGAGAAGAGCCTGATTGTGCCAGTTACACAGTCACTACTTCCACTACGAGCGACGAGGATATCGCTGAAATGCTCGACGGTCTGATTGAGCTTCAGGAACCGACACCTTCAATTCTGGACATCATTACCGGTGCTGCCGGTATTGCATCCATCATCGCTTCCGTTTGTCTGATTGCAAAGACAATCAAGCGCAAATAAGGAGGGCGTATGATTAAACGTACAATTAAGGAAACTGTCCGCGAGTATGACGCAGACGGGAAAGTCGTGAGAGAAACGGTTACTGAGACGACCGAAGATGACGACGCCATGTACTTCCCGCCGTTCCAAACCTACCAAGAAACAGGTAAGCCTTGGTGGGGCGAGCCGTCTTGTACTTGCAAAACAAATAGCTAAGGAGGGCACAATGCAGAGAGTTGGAGAATTTGAAAAGGTCAGCTTTGAACAGTTCTGTGACGCAATGAAAGATGAATTCTATAGGGGGCAGGAATTGCCGCCTGCCATCGAAGATGAACTTAGAAAGATGTGGGAGGAAATTGCACTCCCCAGCAGAGCGACAACTGGCTCCGCCGGTTATGACTTTAAGGCACCATTTACATTTGAGATGCGCCCCGGCGAGACAATGAAGATTCCCACCGGCATCAGAGTGAAGATTGACGAGGGCTGGTGGCTCGGTTGCCTGCCGCGTAGTGGTCTGGGCTTCAAATTCCGTATGCAGTTTGACAATACGATGGGCGTTATCGACAGCGATTATTACTTCTCTGACAATGAGGGGCACATTTTCGCCAAGATTACAAACGACAGCAAGAGCCAGAAAATTGTGCACGTTGAAGCCGGTAATGGCTTTATGCAGGCAATCTTCATTCCGTATGGGATTACATACTCCGACGACGCAACCGGCGTCAGGAACGGCGGTATGGGCTCTACGGACGGTAAAGCGTAAGAGGAACCACACATGAAAGACTCATCTTCAAAAGGTCTTGGATTATGTGATGTGCTCGCCGTAGTTTTTGTCGTCCTGAAACTGATTGGCGTAATTGACTGGAGCTGGTGGTGGGTACTTGCACCTATCTGGATTCCGGTCATTATCGTAGTCATCGCCTACATAGTAATCAGCATCATCGATTAGGTTCCACAATTACCGAAACGGTAGACACGGGGCTGGCTTTATTGCCAGCCCTTTCTTTTTTTTACATACACGCAGCTCACAGGGAGGTGAAATCATTAGTACCATGCAAATCCCATTCTGGGAGAGGTACACACTGACAATTCAGGAGGCATCGCAATACTTCCGTATCGGAGAAAATAAGCTGCGTAAAATTGTCAGCGAAAACAAAGACGCTGATTTTGTCCTTTGGAATGGCACACGCCCACAGATTAAACGTACAAAATTCGAGCGATTTGTTGACCAACTCAACCTTATATGATATCTAACTTGAAAGTGAATCCAGACTATGGTATATTGAAAACGCCATGTTGATATTCATTTTCAGACAAAAGGAGTAGCCATGCCTGAAAAAAGGAAAGACAACAAAGGCAGAATTCTGAGAGAAGGAGAAGTACAGAGAAGCGACGGAAAGTATATGTACCGCTATACTGACGCTGGCGGAATACGCCGAGCGATTTATAGTTGGAGGCTTGTAGAGTCAGACAAGGCACCCGATGGCAAGCGCAGCACAGAGCCACTGAGGACTCAGATAAAGCGTATCCAAAGGGATATGGATGATGGCATCAGTTCTTATACGGCGTACAAGATGACGCTGAACAGTTTCTACGACGCCTATATCGAAACCAAGTACGAGCTCAAGGCATCAACAAGAACCAACTACAAGTATATGTACAGGAAATATGTTCGTGACGAGATAGGCACGAAAAATATTGCCGACATCAAGTACAGCGATATCAAGCGGTTCTACATCCACCTCATTAAAGACGTTGGGTTTAAGCCAAACAGTATGGAGACAATTCATACTATCCTCCATCCGGTTTTTAATGTGGCTGTAAGGGACGGATTCATCAGAACGAACCCAACCGATGGCGTAATGGCTGAAATCAAGAAGAGTCACAACTGGGAGAAACCTAAACGCCACGCACTGACAGAACCGCAGCAAGACAAGTTCCTTGATTTTGTGTCCAGCTCAAAAACGTACAAGCATTGGATGCCGCTGTTCACGGTCATGCTTGGGACGGGCGCTCGTATAGGAGAAGTCCTTGGGCTACGGTGGGAAGATTGTGACTTCACGCAAAATATTATTGACATCAACCATAATTTGATATATCGTCAACAAGAAAGCGGGAAGATGGAACTCCACATCACTACGCCGAAGACACGAGCGGGCACACGAATCATTCCAATGTTCTCTGATGTGAGAGCAGCTTTGCTCCAGATTCGATTGAAGCATATGGAGGAAGGCTTTAACGAGTGCGAGGTCGATGGGTACACGAACTTCATTTTCAAAAACAGGTTCGGAGAGATGCTCACCCCGCACGTCATCAACAGAGCACTTGATAGAATTATTCGTGACTACAATGCAAAAGAGACGGAGCAAGCGGAACAAGAACACCGAGAGCCGGTCTTACTTCCACACTTCAGCGCACACAATCTCAGACACACATTCTGTACTCGCCTTTGCGAGAACGAAACAAACCTAAAGGTAATCCAAGAAATTATGGGGCATCGAAACATCGAGACAACGATGGATGTCTACAACGAAGCGACCAAGGAAAAGAAGATGTCCAGCTTCGCAAACCTCGAAGGAAAAATCAGAGTGTCCTGAGCTGGGTTTGACACCAGTTTTGACACCAATTGACCGAAAAGTTATAAGAATTTATGAGACGTTGCGTTATCGCAAATGTCCTCAAAACGTTGTGGCACAGGGGTTATAAGAACTTATGAGAAGTTACGACGATACCGAGATAATATTCCCGACAATGAAGCCGCTTGGAGAGTAATGCTTGAAAAATGTTCTGAAATTGGTTAAAAACAAGGAAAAACGCCTGTTTTAAGAGTGAAAAGTTGTAGTATTTGAGAAGCGATTTTCATTTTACCACAGCTTTACCACATTTGCCGAACATACCACGGTTTTACCCCGGTGGGGGCCAAAAAATGGCGCATTATGTGGATGAAGTTTCCTGTTGACAAAACAGAGAAATCCGCCTATAATGATAATAGAAACAGTAATGTTTCCGGTGTGAGAGCACCGTAAAAAGTTGTGCTGGGAGTGGGACAGGATAAAAACCCACGCCGAATGACATCTTAACTGGGTGTCGCGTCCGGCAGCGGGAATTAACTGCTGTAGTCCATGCGGGGGACTTAATTATTTCCGCACCAATAGACGCTTTAACTGGGCGTCGCGGCTGACAACCAGCAGAAAACTCTCTACTCAAGCAGCTAAGGAGGAATAGCGTTGGCTATTCCTCCTTTTCTATGATTATGTTTGTCGAAAGAGGCAGAGATATGGATACAAAAAATATCAAGGACGAACAGATCCGCAAGCAAATCATAACTGCCTCAGAAGTGTATCGGGACAAACTCGCTGGTAGAGTTTTCTTATATGTGTATGGAGAATCTTACTTTGAAGTAGTTTTTCCGACAGATCGCTTCAGGCACTTGACTGGCGTAAATTCTTCTATCAGTGCTCAAGAATTTTATGACAAAGCAAAAAGTTCAATGCTGTCTGCTGGTCAGATCTTCTATGACAGGGAGCATACATACAGAGGTGCGAAGAGAAAACTTCCGTGCTTGACGATGTTGCCCGCACTGACAAATAATGTTGTATGCGTTGTAAAAGATATGAAGACTGTCACCCTTACTTACAAAATCGGTGTAACCAATTTAGATTTTACGATTGGTTTGTCTGAGAATCTTGATTTGGAAGGAAATAAGATAAACGATTGGTTTTTACCCAGAACATTGCGCGTGAAGGATAAAGCGATTGAGAGTAGCGCTGACGCGGAGTTCATTGATTTTATCTTTTCTAAGGATGCTTCTGTGGACAAGTATTCTACAATGACATACGCTGATAAAGATAAAAAGCCTCCATTGGTTATCAAAGATTTTCTTTCTGATGATCTTGTGAAGTATCTATATTGACAAAGTTGCGACTAATCGAATGTTGGTTCTTTTACCAGGGGGTTGGCCTACGGGCTGACTCCCTGTTTTTTTTGATAAGAGAATTAAGATAGGGTACAGATTTCCTCGACGGATTTCTGTACCCTATTTTTTTTGCCAGCGGAGCCACTGGGCAACGCAGGAGCGGCGATTAAATTGTTCGGGGGTAAGTTTTACCTTTAAGATTTGAAGCGCTTAGAGAGGCTGTAAATAGCTTTTACAAAGGTTTGTTAAATCTGGTACATTTGCAGTGTCCATAGGGATCGCTATGCCTCAACCAATAGCTGCTAACCTCAACGGTGCGTCCACAATTCTGGCAGAGGCATTTCCAGCGAGTTTCATTACCTTTGATCCTCTCGTTTTTTACCGGCTCGATTACTTTAAGAAAGCCGAATGCCTGATTTGTAAGGTCATGCTTGATCTGAGATCGGGCGCAACCGCAGGATCTGGTTTTTCCATTGCGGAGACTATCGGAGAGGACAGACACGATGTTTCCGCATTTGCATTCGCAAACCCATTTCGCTTTACCTGGTTTTGAGTCTGGATCTTTCTCTATTACTTTCAACTTGCCAAATGTTTTGCCCCTCAAATCAATGAGGGTGGGAGAGGAAGTATGCCGAAGACAGCCGCATGATTTTGTACCATTGGTTCGTAGCAGATTTGTAGAGGACACGACAACGGTATTGCCGCACTCACACTGGCACAACCACATAGGACGGCCTGGTTTTCTGTCCTCAACCCTTTTTATAACGGTCAGCATATCAAATGTGCGGTCGGTAAGGTCTATCAGCTTTCCCATTGAAATCCTCCTCAAGAGATCTTGATTTTTCCTTCGAGGTTGGAGAACGATTCTTTCTTCTTTTCCTTTGTAGCTTCGGCATAGATGTTCATGGTAGTTTCAATATCGGCATGGCCCATGATTTCCTGAATGACTTTGATATTCCGCTCGTTTTCACAAAACCGCGTACAGAAAGTATGACGCAGATTATGAGCAGAAAAGTGACGAATCAATACAGGATCTCGCCCCTCTTGATCGGCCAGCACCGTTTCATCTTCGATGTAGGCGGCACAAATGCGGTCAATAGCTCGGTTGACACTATGAGGAGAGAGAGGATCGCCGTAGCGGTTTTGGAAGATGAAGCCAGTATACCCATCGACAACGGACTCATTGAACCCGACTATCTTTTGTGTTTCCCATTCTGCCTGCAGAGCGGCTTTGACCTCTGATAGCATAGGCACAATACGGACGCCCGCGCTTGTTTTTGGTGTTACGATATGGAAACGTGCCTTTTCGTCTGCCTCATATTTTCGGTAGACCATATTGTGGTTGATACTGATGATCCCTTCGTCAAAGTCGCAGTCTTCCCAGCGCAGGCCAATGGCTTCACCGATACGGCATCCAGTACCAAGCAAGACAGTGAACAAGGGGAGCCAATGATTATAAACTTTGTGATTTCTCATATAGTCAATAAATGCCGTCTGCTCTGCGATGGTCAGCGCGTGACGCTTTGGCTTCTCCCAGTTGTGGCTCTTTTTGATTTCCGCCATCGCTCCGGTAGCCGGGTTGATACGGATGTAATTATCACGGACGGCCAGAGTAAATATGGGGTGGATGATGGTGTGAATAATTTCCATAGAGTTAGGTTTGAAGCCCTTCTCTTTGATGAGCTTGTTATAGAAAGCCTTGACATCTGAATATTTGATACTGGCTATCTTTTTCTTGCCAATATCGTTTCGCACGTACTTGTTGTACATATAAAGGTAATTGCTACGAGTGGTATCTTTCAGCTCGGGCTTGTTTGCCATATACAACTCGAACAGATCATTGAGCGTAGCTTTGTTTTCGACCGTAGCCTTGATGCCGTCTTCCAGATCGCGGTTGATCTTTCGTTCTTTTTCTCTAAGGCAGAGATCGTCTTTGCAGCCCGGAGGGAGGTGGTCAGTTGGAACCAGCCGTTTGCTATATACGTCATGCCGAACACCATCTGCGTCGGTGTAAGTAAAACGGTAGGTACCGTCTTTCCTTTGGGTTTCGCCGTCTTTTAAGATACGGCCTTTGTTGTCTGTTCGTTTTAAGCCAGCCATACTTATCATCCTCCTTTGTTTCGATGGTAAGTCTACAGTTACATAATATCTTGAGGGGTTTCTAAAGTCAAGCGATAAAATCGCTAATAGGTTACTTTGAAAACTGTCTATTGATTTTTGTGCTTTAGCAATTTATAATGATTTAGCAAAGATTGTGAGGTGTTAGTATGGCAATGGCCGAGAAAATCAAAATCGCACTTATCAAGCGTAACATGACTTTGAAAGAATTAGCGTCGCGGCTTAACTGTACTTCTCAAAATCTTAGTGGTAAATTCAGACGTGATAATTTCAGTGAAAAGGAATTAGCAGAGATCGCCAATGCACTGGACTGTCATTTTGAAGGAAGATTTCTCAGAAATGATAATGGCGAAGAAATCTAAAGCTATAAGAGCGTAGGGTTTTCACCTACGCTCTTTTTTTATGCTATCAACAACAAATGGTATCGTTAGCCACTTCCTTTTCGATACGCTGATTCCAGGCTTCGATAGCAGCATTATTCAAAACCTGAGCAGGCCGATCATACCACCCTGCGTACATAGAGACTGTCGGGCCTCTCGTGTGGCATTTGTTGCAACGAACTGTAACGACGACCAGTTTATCGCATCTCCCTGTTTCGGGGTTCCACTTTGTATTACTGCTTGCTTTCTGATCGACTTTCAGCTTTGTGCTGCCGCAAAATGGGCAAGGTAATGGTTTCAAGTTTGGTTCGGGCATCGGTATCCTCCTCTTCGGACTCATATCTTGGGCAGGGCGGCATAATCACTGCTCTTTGGTTTTTCAACCAATCGCACGGAACTAAGAAGTCCTTTTTATGCCTACAGGTAATGCAGTTCGCATTATTGCTCATGATCAGAACTTCCTCCTCCAATACGTCCGTTGCCAGTCTCTGCGGAATAAGTGGTGCCAGTCGTTACATTCTTGGCAGTGCCCATTACTGCCAAGGCATTCCTGGCAATGTCTGATATGAGTTTGAACAAAGCAAACCAATCTCCACCGGATAAACTGCTTAAAGTTCATTTCGGTTCCTCCTCCGCTGGCTGCTGGAGCCAGTGTAGCCAATATTTGGCACGATGCGCCATGCTGTCGTAGCAAAGTTCTTCAAACAATTCTGCCAGCTCCTCGTCTGTCATGGAACGGATTTTCTGTGCATTCGTTTTCGCATTGAACTTCTTACCAGTCGCCTTTTCGTATCGAGCCGCCAATTTCTGCATTTGCTCGCTCATGGGCTTGCTCATACCGCCCCCTCCTCCGGCTTATGCCGGTAAAGCGTAAGACCGCGTGATTTGATGTCGTACTCAAAGTTTACGGCGGCATCGCCATTATGCCATGTTCCAACCAAAAATAGCTCGTTCGCCCAGCTTCCGACTTTCTCCATCTTCACAATGCCGTAGCATTCTAACTCTTTACACCATACAGGTTCACCGCGCATCTGTCGCAGCTCATCAAGCGCCAGAGGATCATTGTGTACAGACTCTTGTTTATGTCTGATCTTATCGCTTTGGCACAATGGGCAAGATTTACAACGGTCTATTGGCTCATCGTTGTTGTCTCCATAGATTTGATAAGCACATCCATCTCCATCCGGCACGTAGCAGGGAGGTGTAATTTTTGCACCACACCGTTGACCAACTGGGATGATTTTCCCACTGTCTGTTTGACGATACATAATGCCGCTACACTTTGTACATTCGCTCTCCTGCTTCTGCTGGATACGAAGAGCGGAGATCGCTATATCATAGGCATCAATGTACCTTTTTATTTGATCCGCTGCGGCTTCGCTTTTTGGGATTCCTGCCAAAATTGCAGTCATTTCTGTTGCCAAACATTCAAAGACAGCGATAGCCTCTTCTTTGGTCATTACGCCTCACTCCTCTTGTGTTCAAAGTGATCTACGATCAAACGATATGCTCTGCGTTGCATATCAAGATCCTCTTGGGTGATGTCATCCAGCTGTCCGAGTTGAGCCTGAAACAGCTTATACTGCCGGCGAAGCTGAATGGTGTTTTGAATGATACGGACAATCTGAGTAAGAACTAAGATCGTCACCATGATGGTCAGGTAAGTGTTCATACGGCAGTCTCCTATACAGAAATAGAGTTGATGTAGCTTTTGATTTTTTCGACATTCCAGAAGATTCGCTTCCCGATCTGGATACGAGCCTCAGCAGCCTCGCCAATCTGTATGGCAGAATACTGGCCACAACTCAACATGGCCTGAAGCTCGTCAGTGTTGATTGTGATTTTGCTCTGGGTGTCTACGTTATTGAATTGCTTTGTTGCTCTCATGGTTATTCTCCTCGATCATCATGATCGGCTTTGCCATGCCTACTTTTTTCTTTGGGTGGAAAATGCTGCTTGCGGTATTTACGGACTTCTTTACACTGGTTGCAGTTATGGCGATTTTTGCAGCACCAGCAGCCGTCTACAATGCCGTACCAAAACCAAGCTGGCATTTGCGGAGCCTTATGTTTTCTCTTTCCCATCTCGCCCTCCGTCAGAAGCAGATATACTTTCTCGGAGAACTAAGCACATCTTGTATTAGTGTGGCGTCAGTAACTTCACGGATGCCATAGACATCAAGCCAGGTTATCCGGTCTTTGAAGCGCTTGCGGGCTTCACGAGCATTCTTGGCTCGGACATAATACCAGTTCGTACCTACGTCGGTTTTACGGTATCCAGCGTTGACAGCGAAGAGCTTCATGCCTTCGCTTAGGACAAGAGGCGGGCGCTCGTATATTTTGCACATATGAAAGCCTCGTTTCATTCGGAAATAATGTCCAGTCCATCAACAGCATAGCCGCCAGATTTCCCTTCCAGTTTTACAACGAGAGTGCCACAGCACATCCACGGCTCTGATGCTACCGTCCAGATGCGACTTTTATTTTCCGCACTCACGTAATACTTGTTGTTCATTACAACTTTGTCACCGGGCTTCATGTCAAACGCTCCTTTCATTTGTCAAACCGAAACCGTTTTCCATGCTCTTGCAAAGTTCGTCGGTGCAATCATTTCCATAATCCAGCTCTTCAAGAGAATAGCCGTTTCCACATCTCAGTCCCTGCATGGATGTGTCGAAGCCCTGATTTTCCAGCCACGCTTCTACTACTTGCATTTCTTTGTTTGCTGTAGCGTGAAGGTAAGCGATACGGTGCATTTTTTGGCGGATATACTTGGGGATTTTTATTGCTGCCATCTCAACCTCTCTTTTCGTCATCAGAAATCTTTTTGCACACAGGCCGAATGTATTCCATGAAGACCTGCACGATCTTCTTGGCATTGGTTGTGAAGTCTTTTTGAATGCAGCTCCAGAGGTCGTAGTCGTCACAGGTTTCCATAGATGTGCCCTCGAACTTCCTCTCTAAGGCATCATGGACATCTCGCTCATTGCTCTGATAGCAACAGTCTTTGATTTCGTCCATGTCGAATACGGGATCTCCCCAACGATCTGTCTCTGAGAAATCAACGCCCCAAGCCTCCATGAGTTCTTTTACAGCCTCAAAGGTGGCTTCTTCGTTGATAACGCACGGGCTGGCGAGTTTATCCAGCAAATAGCCGGAGTCTAACCTTGCCATGAGGTGCATAAAGCTCTCGCTCTTGTGCGTAGGAACCCAACCGTAGGCGTAGTTTCCGCAGTCGGATGTAATGGACAGCTCATACCGTTCGAGATCGAAGTTAAAAACTGCCCAGAGGCAAGACCCATAGTCAGGGTCGCCTCTTTCTTGGCAGAAATAAAGGGAAATGAGCGGCGGGGTTCTGGTTGAAACCTTAGCCATTCTGTTCACTCCTTTCTAATGAAGTGGTGTCTGTGTAGAGACTGACCGCCGGGGTAAGATGAAAGAACTCAGTATGGCTTCCTACATCAAAAATGGTGACGCCGTTGTGATTCCAAGTACGGGTGTAATAGATTTTGAAATTGTGCTCGGCGCAGAACGCATGGATCAGCAAAAACGCCTCATCCAAAATATCCTGGTCGGATTTGGGCTGGCCTGCTTCGTTCAGATCACGGATCTCAGCAATCTTTTTGGGTCGCCCATGATATCCTTTGAATTTGAGAGTATGGGTTTTCATCTTTGTTACCTCAGATTGATTTACTTTGTTGCTAACTGGGGGTTTATGATTACATGAGAACGGTTTGATCTGTGACTTGGTTGCTGTCGGTGATTTTTACCTGCATATCATCTGTCGCCGGAATACGCATTTGTGCGTAACCAGAGGATGAGAACGGCATGAACCCACCAATCCGATACTTGTCACATACCAACTCATCGCCGTCAAAACGGAAAGAGTTGCCATGAGCGTCACGATAGATCAGCTCACGATTGCAGGTTGACAGCTTCGCATATTTCCCACGGTAATCAGGAGCTTTCAGCTCATAATCTGGGAACGCCTTGATGAAAGCGCTATACTGCTCTGGGAATAATTTGGACAACTGGTGGAGAAAGATCGGGATGGTTTCTGTTTGATAGCTCTCAATCTCTCCACCAAGCATAGCACGCGGATGGTAGGTGCAAATTCGATTGATATTGTCTGGCGTCAGCTCGTCAATAGAGACAAAGAGACGATTGCAACCGAACCCAGGATTATGACAGAATAGCCTGGAATCCGGGCCGCGTTCGATTCTGACATAGGGCGGCGCGAGAAAAGCACCGTCGCCGATTTTTGCGATGTAGATGTTGTTGGGGTAAGAGAGCTTATGGTATCGCTCAGAGTCTTTGGCCTCGCTATAAACACGACCGTACATCTTGGTTTTCTTTGTGCCGCCATCAACACAGGCTATGCGGCCAAATTCACAACGAACGCCAAATAGTGTCGTTTTACGGAAGCATTTTCCTTCCTTGTATACCGAACACACATCGGCATGATCGCAATAAATGTACTCTGCGCGAAGCCGCGAGTCACGGCTACCGTTACCATACAGATCAACATTGATTAGTTTTTCTTGTTCAGTCATTGTGTTATACCTCGCTAATAAGAGCGTTGCCGCAGGTAATGCGGTCGGAATCCTCTTCCTTGCTGGGAACAAACACGATTACGTCCCAGCCCAAATCAAGTAAGGGCTGCTCGAATTTGTCGTAGACACTGTAATCGTCGTAGCTGGTAGTGATATCGTAGTTGTGTTCCAGAGCGGCTTTGGTTTGGTGGATCGGGGTAATCTTGACGATAAACTTATCGCGGTCAAAGAGGGAGTCGAGCACTTTGGCGTCCAAAATCGTTGCTTCGGTTACAGCAAAGTTCAACGTGTACTTTCTGCCAACCGGCATAGGCAATTCGCTGGCGATATTAGCGATTTCTCTCAGGCTCAGAGATTTGCCGGCGAACTGAGCTTCCCGCTGGTCGTCTGAAGTGCTGTTGATACTAAGTTGCAGTCCAGCTTCACCATGCCGCTGGGTATTCTTGATTTCGCACCAGTGCTTCAAATAGCTGGAGAGGTCGTTATTGCTGCGAGGCATCATGGTGGAAACTACGGGATGGATGGTGACAGCGTGAAGACCACACTCTTTAACCAGATCGTCCAATCGAGACTCAGTAAAATCCAGCACCGCAGGATTCCAAGTCGGCTCGCCCATGCGAGCGTAATGGACATTGAAACGGTTAGTAAAACGGATATCCTCATGTTCAATGATGTAGCGGATCTGATATTCCAGATCAGGTAGAGAGGCATTCCCGAAGAAGCCGTATTTATGAACATCGCAGAAGGTACACTTCATGGGGCATCCCTTCTGGCTGCTGATAGTTGCAACCCACTTGTCCATAAGGTCAACGTCGTGGTGCTGAACGCCCTCAATCTTTTTGGTTAAGCCGAGGAAATCGGCTTTGATGTTGTTTTCTTTGCCGTAGTCACCCACGGTAAGAAACTCCAAACCGAGCGATCGGTTGAAGTAGATTTTACCCGTGTGGGTCAATACCATTTGTGTATCCATTATGACATCCTCCTGGGTTACATGAAGAAATGAAGCAGCCACCCGGCGAACAGTGTGAGAAGCGCATAGGTGATAGCAGTGATCCAACGATCCCAGAATGGGTCGGGGTTGGTATTGACTCTGGTGGTCACAATGAATGTGATGAGCGTATCAAGCCCCAGCGCTTGTACCAGGCCAATCATGGGAAGCCCGAGCGGGACAACGAACCAGTTCCACATGAACATGATGGTCGCTCCACAGAGCACAGACAGCACCACGGACAAAATGAATTGCAACAGATACGGAGGGTCGCTCAGAATGGGCTTCGTATCATTCTCATAGATATGGGACATTTTTATGGCCTCCTTAAATCAACCTTTCGATATATTCCCGATCCTGAGTGAAGATGGGAATTTCGTGGTCGATAATCCATCTGTTACGGCATACGGTAATTTTCTGGTCGGGGTTGCGAGGATCGTCGATGGTGTCTTCAAACTGCCGTTTAATGCAGCAGGAACCACGCCTCAGCTCTGCGAGAAAATCGTTCCAGTTAATGCCTCGCTGAGACCAAAGCATTTCCTGAATCATGTTGCAGGTCTTTTTGTGCAGCTCGTGATGGCTAAAATTGGCCTGACCTACGGCCTCAATGCTGTTTCGGGTTGCGTCCTGCTGCCGCCAGATCAGACAGTTACAGACCTCTTCTTTTGGGACAGAGAAAACGCGGGAGTCGAACATGGCAGTGCACATCTTTTTCTGGTAGGCATTGTACCGTTTATATAGGGTAAGATCGACGTCAACATCGACACCGATAGATCCCCAATACGGGCCATTGTCGTGAAACCAATCCTCAGCGATACGTTCAAACTCCCTGTTAAATGCCATAGTTGCCATCGACGCCGAAACGCTGCACATTTTCTGAATGTTATATCCAAACCAGGCGTCGGTCTGGATAGTAGCATAGTCTGTCAGCACCAGAGTGATCTCATCGGACTGAGTGTAACCAAGCACACAGCCCTGGATGTTCTCACAGAGATACTTCATCGTCTCCTGCATAGCCTGAGTCAGTACGAGATCGAAAGGCTTTTCCATGCCCTTCGTGAAGGTGTGGAACGCCTTGCCGTCAAGTCGGATGATTGCGGGCACACGGCGGGTTAAGAAGTTGCGAGAAACACCCTCATAGCCTTTCATGCGGTTGCCCAGACTGTCGTTTTTCTTTGCCATTGTTATTTCATCTCCTCCCAAGGAATACGGATAGCGTGCTTGGTAGTCAGTAAATAGGACGTGCGCCCATACTTCTTTTTCCACTCGTCGAGGTAGTGCTGCATTTCAGCGATAGCAGCAGTTCCAATGTCATCGTAGGCGTCTTCGTACATTTCCTCGCAGGCATTGGATACGATACTTGAAGCATCGAAACTCATCTCTACCTCTTCGGTTCCCCATACGTACAGCGGCTTCTCCGTGAACTCTTCACGATCTTCATTCCAGCTATCAAAGAAATCCTCCCAGCAGCTGAAATATCCTTCGTTGTGAGAGTAGAAGTCGCTTTGTGCCATTGTAAATAACGATCCGAGCGCATTCGGCTCGTGCTTTTCTGCTTTTTCGAGCCGTTCTTTTTCTTTGCGGCTTTCTTCCTGCTGGCGGCGCTGCACAACGGCGTCGCAGTCGCAAAGTGTTCGGCATCTCGGAATCTGCTTTCCACAGTCGGGGCAAAAACGTACAACACCGTTATAACAGTTCGGGCAGAACCGGATAGACTGGTGCTTGTAGGGGAATTGGCCGGCTTTCTTATCGGGGTCGTCAGACAACCCATAAGGATTATCTTCGATACGGAGGCCGATACCATGACAAACAGGGCAAATCTCCTCATTGTCATGGAGATCCTTTATGAGTTTCTTCCCAATCAGCTCTCCAAAGGCGTCTTCAATGTTGACGACCTTTCTTGTAGGTTTTACAAATCCGGGCATATCTCAGACCTCCTTGTAGATTGCAGGGAGGAACGCGAGGCCAACTTTTTGCGCTACCAGATAGGCGGAATAGCCGTCAATCAAGACGGCGTTATCGTCCAGGGCAACATTGGTATTGAATTGGCCGGTATGATAGAACTCCAGAAAACGCTTTGCGATCTTCTCATCGCTGGGCTTTGTGCGGGCCATATATCCCGGAATCTTGATGGCGCTTATCAGTACCTCCTGGGTGGTGGCTTCGATTGTGGAGAGCGGGAAGGTAGCGCCGGAGGCCAACATAACCTCTTTCACATCCTGCTCGTCAAGATCCGCAGCCACTACGGTACCATACCGCCGACCACGCGCTGTATTACAGGCCACGCGAAATCCGGGCTGAAGTTTGCCTACAAGGTGCTCAGGAATCTCGAACCAGAACACCTTGCCATAGGGCTTATGCTTTACCATAGCTACTTTCATTTGGCAGTCCTCCTATAATGATAGAATAATTTACTTTGTTGCTATATACATAGTATAATCACGGCCTCCCAATTTGTCAAGAGGGAAGCCGTGATTTTATTTGTTGCTAATGAAGTTTGTTGTCAGTCTGTTGAAGCAAGATGGAGGATAATGGCCTGTGGATTGTCGCAGTCTTTCAGGGTCGCTTTATAGTGCTGCTTCCACCAGCCATACAACAACTCAAAGTTCTTGATGGGCAGATATTCCTCCATAAGAAGCTGGGGATCATCTTGTGAAGCATAGTCCAACCGAAGAAGTTTGATGTCATCAGCGGTAAAGGATCGAAGCGGCTTGTACTCGAACTTGGTGACAATAGCCTTACGCCGAATGGCATATTCCGGGAGCTGGCTGGCTGGACTCCATTTGATAGCCTCGTCATATTCGTTGGGTATAGCTCTGCTGTTATCCCAAGCATATAAGCCATCGGAGCGGTATATGATACCTACAGTGACTTTCTTTTCGGTTGTCTCTCCGTCTTTTTCGACCGGCTCAAAAATAGTCAGTCTTTTGAACGGTTCGAGAATGTTCACTACTTCACCGATTTCAGGCAGAAACCCCAGAGGGAGTGCAAACCCCTTCAGTAGTTCCTTCTCCCAAAGGTCGATGTCGTTCAGGTTCATCGGCAGGTTCATGGTCGATCGCCTCCAATCTGATTTGAGCTACTTGCGCCCAAGGCATTCCATAGTAAGGGCTTTTCTTTTTATCGCACACGCCATTGTCAATCCCAATGTATCTGCGTCCTTCCAGCTTGGCAGCAATGAGAGTAGATCCGGTGCCGCAACAGTTATCCAGGACGATTGCATTCCTGTCAGTGTAAGTACGGATTGCGTAGCGCAACAGATCAACAGGTTTTTCAGTGGCGTGGAGCGCTACGGACGGGTGGGGTTTAGGGAAGCGCCAAATTGAAGCTGGGTACTTCATGTTACCGTCTGGCGACTCTACCAATGTATAGTTGCCATAGCTCCGGTTAGAATGAACGTCTTCTGCCTGTTTCCCTACGGCCTTGCCCTTGGTGTGGTTTTTCTCGCCAACTGTCATTTGCGGATGATATGGCGGCGGAGATTTGTAGAACACCATGATATCCTCGTGCTCTCTAAGCGGCATTTTCTTGGCGTTGAGAAATCCGCTCTTTAGCACCTTGTCCCAGATGATATTGTAGCGGTGCAGCTTAGGGTTAGAGAGCATCATGGTAGCGGTAAATTTATCCTGGCCGAACAGCAGGATCGCACCATTCGGTTTGATAATCCTCTCATACTGCTCCCAGAGCGGAACAGGCGGGATAACCGAGTCCCATGAGTTCTGAGTCGCCCCATAAGGCAAATCACAAAGGATCATGTCAATGCTCGCATCATCAATTTCCTTCATGACTTCCAAGCAGTTGCCGTTGATGACCGTATTAGGGAGGAGGCTCATGCGCTATCACCATCCCCATCTACCGTTATGGTATAGGCTATGACCGGGGCGTTGAAATGCTCTGCAGCATACGCCCGGATGATTTCTTCGGCGTTGTCAATGAGTACACCGCCAATCCGACGACCTCTGGTATCCTCAGACATAACAATCGGTTCAGGGATAGATACGCCTGTCCGCCGCGCCATGTCTTTTACGTAACGCTTGTTGATGGTAGTTGGTACGACAATCGGATATCCGGTTATCGCCGATGTGTAAACTAATGCGGTCGTTTTACCGCCGCCGCGTTTTCGGAATAGACCTTTCATGTTCTCACCTCTTCATAGTCGGAGCAAGGATATTTGGCACTCGCTCGCTCCTCCTTACTTTTGTATGGACAGTCTGGAACTCTGGCCTTGGCGAGATGGGCCAAGCAGATTACTTTGCCCAGCTCGTCTACGGACTGATTATCACACCATTTAGATGTGGGTGAAATCGGTGTTTCATTCACGTTTTAGCTCTCCTTATTGAAGCGTATGCCCCTCAACCTGGTATCCCATGCGAATGCCTTTCCACTCAGGTTTAAGCATAGCTTTCAATTCAGAGGCAATGCCCTTACACATCCGTGTGGTCTGGCCGTAAACTTCGTATTCGCACAGATAAGTGTGATCTGCTGAAAGGCCAAAAGCTACATAAGAGATGTGTAACTGGTTAGCCCAGGCTATAACTTCATCTACCTTAGCCTTGTGCTGCTCGTAGTAGACTTTGGAATCGTCAACGTTTTCCTCAAGAAGGAAAGAACCCCTCACATATTTCTGCTGAAGCACGTTACTCACCTCTTCCCAGTAGACCCGAAACCGCCTCGATCAGCGTTGCCCAGCGTATCGACCGGCTCGAAAAACAGCTGGGGCTGGTGCTTCTCAATGCGAAACTGACAGATACGATCGCCGACATGAATAACGGTATGGCGGTCTGCACGGGCGGGGAAATACCACTGGTCGTTGTCACCACAGTAAGTCTCGTCGATTACGCCGATGCTGTTGGTTTGACGAATACCGAAATTCTTATAGGTTGAGCTGCGAGGGGCTACGATTGCTTCATAACCCTTGGGAAGCTGCATAGCAATTCCCAGGGGGATCAGCTTGAACTCACCAGCCTTCAGCTCAACATCCTCAGCTGCCCGAAGGTCAACCCAGTCAGACTTGCCGTCGATATATTCCAATGGTTGGATTTTATCGCTGAGATAGCGCACCTTAATTGTTAGCGCCTCTGCCGAATCAGAAGGGCGTGGGCAGACATCAGAAGGATGCGGGCAGACAAGAGGCTTGCCGTCTGCTGCCAAAGCGTCCAGTACGGTATCAACCAGGCTGTCATATCCTGCGAAATCGCCGTTGATGTGCAGACAGTCAACACCGAACTTGTCCAAGAAACGCAGTATTTCTTTGCTGATTGTATCGCTCTCTTCCTCGGTCTGGAAGCGTCCTGCTTCGTTATAAGGTTTCACCCGATGAACAAACACGTCGATGCGGTTATAGTAATCGAAGACTTTGAAAACCAGTTTGTCGAACTCTTCACCCAGCACGTGGTCGTTGTCATTATAGAACGCAGAGAGCAGGATAGGCGAATCGGTAATCACCACATCGACCTTGCCCTCAAGCCGGCTGATGCGGAAATACTGCTTGCCAAAGATGTATGCCTGATTCTCGAAAACGGCCTTTGTTCCTTCCCATACCTTATCTTTGGCGAACTCGGTGACAAGCTCGGCATTAACGCCGGCAGCTTTCAGCTGAGAGAAGACATAGGCAGCTCCGGTGGATTTACCAGCACCGGGAGCGCCAAAAAGGTTAATGATGAGCATTTTCGTTTGCCTCCCAATTTGATAGTTTTGTTGTGCGGATGATACTGTTTTTTACACGACCTATCCCAGATACTTTTTGAAAAGCTCTGCAAGGGTTAGGTTGTTTTGCCGTGCCAGATCAATCGTGCAAGCGCAAACATTGCGCTCGGTAGAAGCCCCAATTTCATCGCAAAGATAGATGAGAATGTCGGGGTACTGATGGTCGTGAAAGCATTCGTCCTTGTCCTTTTCGGTGCCAGCGCAATCACTGCAATCCTGACACCACTCTTTACGCTGAAGACCATCCCACGCCATCAGCTTTTCACCATTGATAATATAGGCGCAGTCAACAGTGCCCAGATTAGAACCATAAGCGTGACGCCACCAGCCCCAATCGTCCTTCCAGTCATCGTTGTCGATAGCACAGATATTGTCAAAATCCTCTTTGGACAACAGCCAAACTTGGTATTCTTCACGCCAATGCGTAGGCTGAGGCTGATAATGGTAAGCACACACGGCAGATGTCAGGCCAAGACTTTTTACGGCATTGGCAAATTCGCCACCTGCTAAAATTTCAACAGTCTCCATATTTCCTCCTATTCGTAACGAATGAAGTGTACGGTGTTAAACTCTTTACCGGGAAACTCTTTGAGCCGGATAGAGGAGCACCAACCACCGACATGAATCTTTTCAACCTCGTAAACCTGACCTTCTGTCAAAAGCTCATGAGCCTGTTTGGAATCACAGCTCGACCCGGCGTCCAGATTCACGGCTTTAACCTTACATCCACGCTCACAGTGCAGAACATCAGATTGATCCTCGGCACATTTGCTACATAGCCACTTTAACCGATAATCCAGTGTAATACTGTCCAGGAGCTTCCCGCATTTGGGACAGCGAAATTCGATCTTTTCATTCATAGTGCTCACCTTCATATAGGACAATTTTCTTTTGGCGCAAGGTTTTCTGTACGTCGATGACCCGCTGATTTGCAGAACCACACCATTTCAACATCCGGTCAGACAGCTCCATTTTGAAGGGGCCGTCAATCACAATATCACATGATGTAAGCAAGGCCATTTGTGCAAATTGGTGATCATCCTCGTCTTTATCCGGGAAAAGAGGGTTATAACAGTTCTCCCAGATAAATCCAGTCCATAGCCACACGGTTTTACCGATTGAATGTGTGTAGAAACAAAGATCAATGAGATCATGAATCCCGCCATAGTCCTGACAAAGTGGATCTCCGCCAAGTAGAGAAAGCCCTGAGATAACAGGGTTGGCAAGCATTTTGTGGATCTCTGCGATAGTCTCCTTTGTGAATGGTCTACCACAGTTAAAATCCTGCTCCTCTGGATTAAAGCAGCCGGGGCAGTGATTCGTGCATCCGCTTACGAAGAGGGAGGTGCGGACTCCCTCTCCGTTTGCGATGTCATAATTGCGGATCTTCGCGTAGTTCATTCGTCGCCACCCAGGTGGACATAACGTTCTTTGATTTCTTGCGTTCTACCCTGATTCCAGTCATTCAGGCCGATGTAGCCGCAGGTACGCCGCGCAATGTTCATCTTGCTCTTATCGGTATTCCCACAGTTGGGGCACTTCCAAATCAGCTTGCCGCGATCGTCGTCCACAATCTCGATTTCCTTATCCCAGCCGCACACCTGGCAGTAGTCGGATTTCGTGTTCAGCTCCGCATACATGATGTTGTCGTAGATGTACTTCAACACCGTCAGTACGGCGGGAATGTTGTCAGAGAGGTTTGCCACTTCGATGTAGCTGATTGCTCCGCCCGGAGAGAGCTTCTGGAACTGAGACTCAAATCTCAGCTTATCAAAAGCATTGATATGCTCTGTGACGTGAACGTGATAGGAGTTGGTGATGTAGCCCTTATCGGTGATGCCCTCAATCACACCAAAGCGCTTTTGCAGACACTTGGCAAATTTATAGGTGGTGCTCTCAATAGGAGTACCGTAGAGAGAGTAGTCGATATCCTCAGCGGCTTTCCATGCAGCGCACTTGTCGTTCATGTACTGCATAACCTTGAGTGCAAAAGGCTCTCCGTCCGGGTCGGTATGGCTCTTGCCAGTCATCGCCATAACACATTCGTATAGGCCGGCATAACCCAAAGAGATGGTGGAGTAGCCGCCGTGAAGCAGCTTGTCGATGGTTTCGCCCTTTTTCAGGCGGGCCAAAGCGCCGTACTGCCAGTGGATAGGAGAAGCATCGGACAGAGTGCCGCTCAAACGCTCGTGACGGATTTGCAGCGCCTTATGACACAGCTCCAGCCGCTCATCGAAAATCTCCCAGAAGGTGTCATACAGATTCTGGATGTCGTTATGGTCGCCGGTTGCCTCCCAAACTTTCAGAGCGCTCAGAGCAACATCGGGGAGGTTGATGGTGACGACTCCCTGGTTGAAACGCCCGTAATACTTGGGCTTATCGGGCTGGTAATTGCCAGCATTGGCAACATTGTCCCAGCCGTTACCGGAGCGGTCGGGTGTCAAGAAGCTACGGCATCCCATACAGGTGTAGCAATCGCCGTTACCTTCGGTTTCGCCCTTGGACAGCTTGTACTCGCGCATCTTCTTTTCGGAGATGTAGTCGGGCACCAGCCGTTTGGCAGAGCACTTGGCACACAGCTGAGTCAAGTACCAGTAGGGAGAATCCTCAGTGATGTTATCCTCTTCCAGCACATAGATCAGCTTGGGAAACGCCGGTGTCGTCCAAACGCCCTTCTCATTTTTGACGCCTTGGTACCGCTGCCGCACGACCTCCTCGATGATCATAGCGAGGTCTTTCTTGGTCTGAGGATCGCTGACCTCGTTCAGATACATAAAGACGGTAATGAAAGGAGCCTGACCGTTGGTAGTCATGAGGGTAATCACTTGATACTGGATAGTCTGAACACCCTTCTTTACTTCTTCACGGACACGCTCTTCGACCAGATCTGAGATCACTTTCTCAGGGTCTGCAAAGTTGTCCGGGGAAGAAATTTTCAGGAACTCAGCCTCTACCTGCTTGCGAATCTTTTGTCGGCTCACCTCAACAAAGGGGGCAAGGTGGGACAGGGAGATAGACTGACCGCCATACTGATTACTGGCTACCTGGGCAATAATCTGGGTAGCAACATTACAGGCAGTCGAGAAGGAGTGAGGCTTTTCAATCAGCGTACCGGAAATTACTGTGCCGTTCTGGAGCATATCTTCCAGATTGATCAGACAGCAGTTCATCATGTGCTGCACAAAGTAGTCGCTGTCATGGAAGTGGATAACACCCTCTTCGTGCGCCTGCTTAATGTCATCCGGCATAAGCAGACGGTCGGTAATATCGCGGCTTACCTCGCCGGCGATATAGTCTCTCTGAGTAGAGAGGATTGTGGGATTTTTGTTGCTGTTCTCCTGGATGACTGTTTCATTGACGTTATCCGCAATAGAGAGGATTTTGCCGTCCAGAGAAGAAGCGTTCCGCAGAAGCTCATGTTCATAGCGATACTTGATGTACGCTTTGGCGACTACGAACTCGCCCTCTTTCATCAGCTCAGTTTCAACGTCGTCCTGGATTTCCTCAACAGAAATCGCACGGTTGCGCCGCTGATAGCGGTTATACAAACGGGTGGAGATTTTCTTGGGCACCTCGTTCTTATCTCCTACCGCACTGAGCTTTTCAACCTCCGTGAATGCCTTGAGAATGGCGTTGGCAATTTTGCCTTTGTCAAAGTCAACTTCACGGCCATCACGTTTAATGACAACCATAAAAATTCCTCCTTACAAAAGATAGCTGTGGATAACTTGGTCAATTTCTTCCCACGTGTTTACCCGGAGCGCATCATGAGCTACATGGTCAAAGCTACGATTATGGGGACGGTCAAAAAGAATTTTGGCGTATTCGCCCCCAACCAAGTTGTGTGGGGCATCGTCAATCAAAACGTCACCACGCACCATTTGCTTGTTGCAGGCAAAAATGATGTGCTCCCAGTCCAGGAAGGGGAACAGCTCTAAAAGCCGTTCCACCTTCGTTTTGCAGGTGTGATAGCTGGATGCAGTCACCATATAGAGCTGATACCCCTCGTCATAGAGCTTTTGGAGTACCTCAACAGAACCGGGGATCGGAGTGATACGCCGCCAAAGCTCGTCATCATAGAGTACGCCGAATACCTGCTCTTTCGTCAGCGTGGGGAAAGCAAGGGAGATATCCCAGCCGTGAACATCTTCCGGCGTTACGGAGGTGCCATAACGCTCGTTCAACATTGCAATCCAACAATCACTCAGGTTTTCTACGGTATCGTCGGCATCAAACAGAATTGTCAGTTTCTTCATGGAGTTCTCCTTTGAGAGCGTTGTTCACAAAGTTGTTTACGGCCTCTTTGAGATCTTCCAAACTGCCGCTGTTGACGATCGTAGCGTCGTACTGGTAATCGTCCAATGCAGTCTCCGAAGCGTGCTTCTGCTGCTCTTCGGTCAACGGAGACACGAAGTTGGGGCGAACTACCCGCAACAAAATAGCGTCCATGCCGTAGGTCTCGTAGATCTCATACTCGTTGGGGAAACGAGTATCAGGGATAAGCACGTAATCCCATTCGTCGCAGAAGATGTCGAGGATACTGACGATGAAATCTACCCAATAATCAGGAGAGACAGCGCGGATTTTGTCAGTACCGACACGCTGGAGAAGCGTGCGTCCCTTTTCATCCTTCTTGCCGTCCCAGCCAAAGAAGGTCTTACATACGTACTTGACCAGATCGCCGTAGTGGGCAATCAAAACACGGTTGCCTTGGGCTTCCAAAGTCTCCTCCAAAAGTTTGGCGGTAGTGTCTTTACCGTGCTGGGCTTTACCCGAAATGCAAACGATTTTCATTCCGCAGCTCTCCTTCCTTTTCTGCCGCAGGACTTCTTCTCCCGGCAGAACCCGAAGTATTCACACTTCGGCATAAAGTAATGATCGACCAGATATGCCCACTCGTCGGAATACTCTCTCAGAGCGTTACCAACATCAGCGAACAGGCCACGGTACTCGTGATAAGCTCTGCTGCATTCCCGCTGATGCGACATATCAATTAGGTTGCGGAGATTATGCTTGCACACAATCTTGGTGCCCATGCCCAGAGGAAGCCCAAGCGCAGAATCCTCTCTGGGGATACCAAACCCTTCCAACATCTTCAAGCCGGTCTGGATACACTTCATAATCCAGTCGTAGACTTTGACGGCGGCGGAGTTACCCGCAATGCTGGGCGGTGTTACATAATCGAAACCGCTTTCATAGTCGATATATCTGGTACTGGCCTGCAGTCTGGTGGGAGCGCCGCCGATGTGGGTATACCACTCACGGATCACTCTGGCAGAATAGCCGTCCAGGATCATATAGACATCCGGGAACTCAAACGTTCTGCCGTGCTCGTTTTCCAAGCAATCCAAGCCGCGTTTGTAGTTTTTTTCGGGGTCACTGGTATCTGCACCCCAGCAGACACCAGCTTCCTCACCGATCATGGAAATAGGGTTCTTATAGGTGAATCGCTGAATTGTAACTGTTCCCATGTTGATCCTCCTTGCTTAATTTACTTTGCTGCTATCAAATATAAGTGCGAAAGACGTGATCGCCGATCGTCTTATAATAGCTACCATAGGTCAAAGATCCAGTAGAGAAGTACACTACGTCGGTATTCAAATCCAACGCTGGATGGCCGGCAAGAGCAGCATCTACTGCTTCCATCTGCACAGACCCATAGTAATCTCCTACCACAAACTGACAAGGTGAGAAGAGAATATCACTGATACTGCCGGAATACGCTTCGTGCATATAGCGGTTAAGCGCTACCTGCACCACGGCAACCTGACCATCAAAGCTCTGGTTTCCTGCCTCGCTGTAGGCCATACACGCCAGTAGCTCTTTTTCGGTATCCGTGGGTGACAGTTCTGCATATGGGTTAAGGTCTGCCTCGGGTTCTGCCGGTTCTTCCTCAATAGAAATAGGTGTAGGTGTGGGCGACACTTGAGGCGGCGCAGAGTAAACACAAAGTTCCTTTTCGATGGGGACTTGTGGTGTTTCCTCCTCTTTGTTCGGGACGAACAACATTGCACTCAGAGATCCGCAGACTACCAAGAAACACAGCGTCGCCCTGAGAACTTTCTTGAACCATTTCGATTTCGTCTCGTGCATTGAAAATGCCTCCTAAATTACATAGTCGTAGTTGTACAAATACAGATACCCACGCCGCTCGCCCCATCCATTCATAGGAACATAAATGGTATCGTAGCGTTGAAGCGGTTTGCGATCGTAGAGTTCTGAGTAGATTGTCCACCGATTTGTTTTTCCCGTGCCAATCGACCGCACCTGCAAGGCGTAAGCCCAAACCTCTTTGGTTTTCTTGCTCCGCAAGGGGTAGATATCCAGAATAACCAGTTTTCGCTGATCTTCTTTTTTATTGGTGGTTAGGTCGATATAGCCCAGATTTTCCAACTGGATTTGCATTTTGCTTTTCAGGTCGAAATCCTGAATGTGCATATCCCTGACCATCACTTCCAAATACCGAAGTAATCCGGGCAAATCGGTGAAGGTATAGCTTTTAGCTGGCTGGCCGCTTTTGGACTTATCAGTTGCATACTGGGCGATTATGGGTTCCAATTCAGCCGTCACCTTGTCCTTGGAGATCTTCTTCATCGTTCCGCTCTTGAAGAAAGAAAAGAAGTTCACCATACGCAACAACTCTTTGGAATTGCCATACTCAGCAAAGTAGTCAATCTTCACCAAAATATCCCGCTGCCGTGTATCCAAGTGTGTTTTCTCGTCCAGCTGCATAAGCAAGTCCATGAAAGACTCAGGCTTGCCGGCCTTTGCCAGCTCGTAAAGTTCGTTGGCAACATCGGCATTCATGTACTTTACAGAAGAAATACCCTTGGCGATAACCTTCTCTTCGGTATTCAGCAAATATTTATCCTTGGAAAGGCCGAAACGCGGCGGGACAATCCTGATACCGTAAAGCGTTGCCAACTCGTTCCCGTTCTTCACATCCTCCTCGCCGTTGGCATTGTTAAGGTAGGCTGTGATGAACTCATACGGATGGTAGTACCGCAGATAGGCGCATAGGTAGCCAATCATGCAGTACCCAACTGAATGGTTGTAACCAAACATATAGCTGGAAGCGTCCTGGATGATTTGTAAGAACTCCTTTGCTTCCTGCTCTGCAACTTCACGGGGTTGCGGTGACTTTTCACAATATCCCTCAAGAATTTGCGGGAGAGCTTTTTTCAACCGCTCTTCGTCTTTTCGTCCAATAGCGCGGCGGGTGTTATCTGCATCTGACCCGGAGAAGCCGCAGATTTGCTGTAGGAACTTGATAACGTCCTCTTGGTAAATAAGATAACCGTTGTTATCTGCCAAAAGTTCGTCGATGATGGGAGAGGGATTCTTGTGAGGCTTGTGCTGCATAAGGTCGTCACGGTACGACGCACCCGAAGGACGAAGCGCCGCCGTAACAAGGCTCATGTCAAAAATGCTGTGCGGCTCGTATTGCCTAAGCATCTGGAACGCGAACTCTCCTTCAAACTGGAAGATACCAATGGGAGATCTCAGCATATCCTTCCAGACAGCTTCATCATTCCAGTTGATTTCGTGAGACTTCGGGTAGGGCTTACCCAACAGCTCATAAGCGTCTTTGATAATCTCGATGTTTTTCAATCCGAGAATGTCATACTTAACCAAGCTGACCTCATGCACACACTCCATGTCAATCTGTAGGATTTCCTTACCGTCAGAGATGAACGTACCGTAGTTATCTCGGAGGGTAATAGGGCTTGCCACAATACCGGCAGGGTGCATAGACTGAGAGATCGCCACGTCAAGAAGCCCGTCGTAGTAGTAGAATACTTCGGGATACTTTTCCCGAGCCGCTGCCTCGTCTGTCTCAAACTCCTTTTTGATATTGGCACTTGCCTTACCAGCCCAGGGGTTCTTAGCAAAGATCCTTTCGTTTTCCTCTTTGAGTTTTGTGTACTCTTTGGAAAACTGCTTAATCAGCTCGGCGCGGGGGATGTTCTTCATGCGGCTGGGCAAAAGAAGATTACCTGCCTCATCAAAGAAATATAGGCTAAAGCCGTCTCTCGCATCCCCAAAAACGATCTTCACGTTCTCATCTTTGAGCTGCGCCATTACTCTGCGGAACTCTTTCTCGTCCTGTTGGTGTTCACGATTCCAACGCAGTGCCAAAGCACGGCAGATTTCGTCAATACAGCCTTTAGATTTGATAGTGCCGATCGCCAGAATAAACGCGGTCTTTTCTTGACCAAAACGGTTGATGATGTAGTCGTAAACCAGATCACGCTGGGAGGGAGACACGTCAATATCAATATCGCCAATCTCCTTACGATCTTCGTTACAGAAGCGACTGAACACTGTATGCCATGTCTCAGGATTGAGGTCTGTTGTATTGGTGACGTAAGCTACACGAGATCCACCGCAGGAACCACGATTGAAACCAATGGGGATACCATGAGATTTACACCATGTCACCAATTCGCTCATGAAAAGCATGAAGCCGGACATCTCAATTTTGTCAAAAACCCGGCATTCCTCAGCAATGGCCGCTTTGAACGGCTCGACCTGCTCTGGGATGATAGCGCCCTCTTTGATCTTTGCTTGCAGGTTATCGTCAAGAACTTGATGAAGCACCTCTCGATCACGTTCGCCATAGAGAATGGGGTACTTGAAAGAGATATCCAACTCAAACGGCTCTACAGAGTCGGCCATACGGTTGGTGTTCTCAATGGCCTCCAAATACATCGCTTCCGGTAAGGCGTCCTGCGTTGCGAACATTGCTACTAACTCGTCATAGGATTTATAGGTAAGGTCAAACGTATCTTCGTCGGCAAACTCGATGTGTTTACTCAACTGCAAGATCGTTCGGCACTCAGCCTTGTATTTGTTGAGGCTATGGGTATCGGTGCCTGCAATGAGCGGGATGCCGTATTTCTGAGACATTTCCGCCAGGTGGCGATTGTAGGAAACCTGCTCTGGGTGGTCGTGCGCTTGGATTTCCAGATAGTCGTAGTGCTTCAGCAGTCGCTCATACATAGGATGAGTAATGCTCATGCGATTCAGCGGGGAAGCAAGGCAGGCACTGATCTTGATGACGTTACTGGAAATACCAAGGAACTCATCAAACGTGATACGGGGTTTGTAGTAAAAGTGGTCGCCCTGATTCGATCGGCTGATCAGCTCGTTCATCTCCTGAAGACCAGCGTAGTTTTTGGCAATCAGGATGGTGTGGTAGTTATCGCGTACCTTATTCTGCTCTCCGGTGCGTGGATCGGTAAGCAATAGCTTTTCAGTCAAATAGACTTCGCAGCCATGCAGATATTTCAATCCGGCCTTATCACAGGCCATCTTTTTGGCGACCCACTGATAGATGTTACCATGCTCCGTAAAAGCAATGGCAGTCTGCCCCAGCTCGACAGCCTTAGCGATATAGTCCTCAAACTTCGTCGCGCTGTCTAACAGCGACAATTCAGTATGGACATGGTATGCCGTATAGTTACCGCTCAATAAGATCACCTCCGATTGTGCCACGGCCCGTCAAAGGTATCGTCAACGCAAAAGTTTTTCAGACAATCCTCACATACAAGGTGAGAACACGCCCTACGAACTCGGCCTGTCTTATACATAGTGCCATTGGCAACCTTTGTCTCTTCTTCTGTAAACCAAACAGGGATGAGGCTACCGCCACAGTCACATACTCCGAAATCCACCATAGTTAGCCCTCTCTGTCGTTCACCGCTCCAAATGCTTCATCTTCGGAGGCACGCTCTTCAGCAAGCAGCTGAGGAGGGAGAGGCAAAGGCTCTTTGTACTCCTTCTTGTCCCAAGAGAAACGACGGTCGTACTCGTCCATATCGCCGAAGAAACGGCGGGAGGCGGGATCGTAATAGAGGCCAACGTCGATATTCTGCCGGCCAAACATACGGTCTTTGACGATAGTTACGATCACATCGTATTTGAGCAACTGGCGGCGCTTCTCAGAATATTTTGCAGCGTTCTCACGCTCCGCATCCGTCACTCGCCGCAGGCCAATAGTCCGATGTGCCAGGTTCACGATGTTGCTGGTTCCAGCGATATCATAGATACCTACATTGGTTCCGGCGTCCATCTTTCGAGGGTGACAAACAAGAATTACAGCTACTTGATATTTCTTAGCAAACTCAATGAGCTTCTTAATCGTATCTGTCTGAGAGCGCAGTTCCTCTTCGCTGGTTTCAGTGTCAATACACATGAAATTGTCGAGGATCAGACAACGGGCACCGTACTTCCGAACGGTATCCGTCATAGAGGCGATGAGCTTATCCAGTACGTTGTCGTAGTCATCACGATAGATATGCCAACGCCCTTTATAGGTTTTGTTGATCTCGGCAAGCGTCGTCGTGGAAATCTTCTTGTAAGGATTGCCCCGACGAGAGATAGCATCCGTGATATTGCGGGGGCCGGCGAAAATGTAGTTGAACCAGGACTTTTCTACACCGTTGGGAAGTTCGCCGCTGAAAAGCCACGTACCGATGTCATTATCGAGAGAATTGCACGCGAGCTGAGTAAGAAGACTACTCTTACCAGATCCGGGCTGACCACTCACAATAGTAAGCGTTCCGAAAAAGAGCCGCATCAGCTCATCATCAATGGCCTTCAGCCCGGTAGTCACACCGTCAACATCCTCATACTCGGTCGGCTCGACATCAGAAAGGTCGGCTACGGAAGGAACAGGGGAGTCTTTAGCGTCCGAGATCAGCTCCAACACTTTGTCTTTGCCGCAAACGTAAAGGATCTCATTCAGGTCTTTTGTTACCCGTCCAGTATTTCCAATGGGGATTGCTGGGATGTCTACGACCTTTGTTCGCCAGCTACCCAGCCGGGGAACGCACTCTTTCTGCATTTTCACGCCGGCGTCATCGTTGTCGGCGCAAATGATAATGCTCTCAAACTGATCGAGCCATTCCAGGTTTTCGTCGATCCAGTGGAGATTTGAACTGCCCAGAGGAACGGAAACAGCATTTTTGAATCCTGCCTCAATCGCACTAAGGCAATCCGGCTCGCCCTCACAGATCAGAAGGGGAGAATTAACGTTGATGCGGTTCATGTTGAACAGCAACGGAGCCGTATCAGAGTTTTGCTGGCACCAGCACTTTGCTTGACCATGCTGGACTTTATGCGACGGTTTGTATTTCACCATCGTCAACACATCGTTCGTGTCGTAGTAATTGAATACCGCGTTTCCCTCGGAGTCCTGCCGCACATCAAGAGCATCCAGCGTCTCACGACTGATCTTGCGCTGCTCAAAATATGCGTACACTTTGGATTTATCAGTGCAGGGAACCTCGTGGGGATATCTATAATGCCGTTTGGTTTTTACGCCCAGCTCTCCGAAAGAGTAGGGCATTTCGGCAAGCTCGAAAAGTTTCTTACAGGCTTCGGCATAAGTCGCGCCTTTATACATGAAAACGTCCAGAATGTCGTAGCTACGGCCACAACTACCGAAACAACGAAAGTTGAATGCTTTCTTGTTGTAAATGAAGGAAGCGTGATCCTCCTGATGGAAGGGACAGCAACACTTCATGTTTTTCTCATCGAAATCGGTAATCCCCAGCTCTTCGACGATAATCTGAGCGTTACGATCTCCGAGCTTTTCTTTGGCCTGCAAAATTGCTTCTCTATCAATCTGCATGGGTAAAATCACCTCAGTTCTTCGGTAAGCCCGCCCACTTCATGTGGACGGGTCTTATCCGAATAAAATCCGTCTTTCATTTGCCGTTCAAGATGCGGATAGCACTCTCGGCCTCCTCAACACCGAGTCCCCGACGCATTACCGTCTGAACCCAATGATCTTTGTTCGGCTCGATATCTGTCCGGTCGTCCAGAATTACGAAGTCTCCAACCTCGCTATGTTCTTTTAACCAGCAGTCAATTTCCATACCTCTGTGACAGGATGGCAGCTCCGGCGTAAAGCCATAAAGACGAACCCCGTATTTCAACAGCTCTGCTTCCAGCTCCAGATAGTCTCCGTTGTATCTCGGGTCATCTCGGTCGTATCTCCAATCACTGGAAAGAACGACCTTAGCTCCTGTCATGTTAATGATGTGCTTCAGGTTCTTCATTTGCCTGTTGTCAACAAACGTATAGCCGCTTTGGGTTCTGCGGGCTGTGCGATCACTGTTGAGCACACCGTCAACGTCGAGGAAAATTACCTTGATCTTTCCCATCACTCATATTCCTCCGTAACATATTGGCTGGAATGCTCGCAATGCTCGCGCACAGAACACAGGTAGTCACAAAAGAAACGGTCAGGTTTGGCAGGAAAGCTCCTTGCCTTATAGATGTCGTCAATGGAACGCAGGAACCAGTCTATGTCCTCCTGAGCAGTTACGATGTTGAATGGATCTCTGTCCAAGATACCTTCACGGAACTTATTGAACCAAAGTTCATGCGGCCACTCACCGTAGACCTCTTTGACCCGTACTGCATACAAGTTCAGTTGGCGGAGATATTTGCGGCGTTCCTCTCTGGATTTCCATTTGCCCCGGCTTTTGTGATCGCAAACAATCAGCCCAGACCTATTACGAAGCACCAGATCTATAATACCTACCACTGGTCTGCCGCCCAGTGTAGAGGTATACCGATCTTCGACCGCAAGCACTTTTTCTTCGTCTCCCAGTTGTCCACCGAAATTATCGAAGTATTCCATACCGCGCTCATAGTAGCTACCTTCCAGTCGGGGAAATGGAAACCGTTCTGTAACTGCTCTTGCGTATTCCTTCTCATAGAGGCCGGATAAATCCCACAGCTCGACCTGCTGACGAAAATATCGCTCTAAAAGCGAGTGCGCCAGTGAACCCCATTGAGCAAAAGCGTTGTCCACACGATCCATGCACTGGAGGTAAGTAAGGTCAAACATACGCGGGCACTGATCAAAACTGCTAACACGGGAGTATGACCAGTCCATAGCGTCCAGGAGAAAAGAATTATCCATCAGAAGGGCAGCTCTCCATCTTCCTCACCGACATTTGCGAAGTCGCTGTTCTGAGAAGGAGCGGTAGCATATCCGGTGGTGGGGGCAGAGGCGTTGTCAGAAGTCTCGCTGTCCTTCTTGGAATCGCCGAAATAGACGTTCTCGGCAATGATGTCTACGGCAGAACGCTTGTTGCCGTCCTTATCGGTGTAGTTGCGCTTCTGCAGCCGACCGACAACAACGATCATGCGCCCCTTGCCAAAATACTTGCCAACGAAATCCGCCGTAGAGCGCCACGCAGTCACATCGAAGAAGTCCGTCTCGCGCTCATTGTTCTGCTTGTTCACGATGTCGCGGTCGCAGGCGATAGAAAAGCTGCACACGGAGATGTCACTGTTTACCTTCTTGATCTCAGGATCGCGGGTAAGACGACCCATGATGATTACCTTATTAAGCATTGTGCTTTACCTCCAGTTTCTTGATCTGCTCAACGACTTTCTGAGCCGTTGCGATATCCTTGATAGCGTTGGGGTTCTTCACACCAGCAACACTTTCGATAGCCTTGTAGATAGTATCTTTGGACACACCGGCTTCCAGCTTCCCGGCAACAACGCTCAGGATCTCCTGTTTCACATCGTCCAGATCGTCTTCCTTCTTCTTGCGGGCGGCGCTGGAAAGCTCCTCGCCCGTCCAAAGAGACAGACCCAGACCGTGCAGAGCAGCACACTTGACCAAGCAGCGCTTGATAGACTTCTCTGCATCGGCAGAGGTGATCGTGTCGATGGGAATAGACTTGTTACGGAAATCCATAACAGCCAGAGACTCCGTTTCAGTCTGGTCGTTGATGGTGATAGATACCTCTACCCAGGCGGTCTTTCCGTCCGTATGGTAAATGCAGCCGTCAGCGGCCTTATTGATGGTAAACTTGGCACTGGGGAAGAGGGATTTCACGATCATCCATGCCTTAGACCAAGGCAGGTAGATGATCCTATCCTTCTTCTTGAGGTGCTCCGTGATGTCGTACTCGTTCAGAATTTGAAAAACGCTTTTTTCCATGTTAGCCTCCGTTGATTTACTTTGTTGCTAAACCCTCGACAAGATAGGTAGCCTCCATATCAGCCAAATGCGTCATGACTGCCAGCGGATAAGTTTCAAAAGCATTGCCCATACCGTAATCCCCGCCTTTGACTGCACAATCAAAGCTGCCCATATGCCAGCGGATTGCAACAATTTCGTCACGTGTGAGCTTGATGAAGCTCTGCAGGATGATGACAGATTTCTCGCCATGACCAAGCGGGAGACGATCTTCCGTTTTGTAGAACGGCTCCTTATGCCATGCGCCCGTAACATCATCCTTGACGTTCCGAGAGCTGACGGTGTAGTAGTTCACCTTCGTCAGATCGTGGAACAACGCAGTGACCGCCACCGTCTCCGGTGAGATCTCCAGTTCAGGATAGCGAGCCACAAACCCAGAGAGCTTGTCATACACATTGAGGCTATGCTCCAGCAGCCCGCCAGTATAGTTGCCGTGGAAGCGCGTGCTTGCCGGCGCAGTATAGAAGTCAGAACGTTCCAACCACGCCATCAGGTCTTCCATACCCGGACGATTGATAGTAGCGCAAATTTCAACGAACCGTTTTTTCAGATCGTCCAAATTTGCGATTTCTACATTCACTACATCCATATTGACCACTCCTTTATTATGTTGGTGCCCCGAGGAGGGGACAACGCCCCTCCTCGTAAGGCGCAGGATTACTCTTCGATGATTTTGAAGAACACGTCGGTTCTACGGTTCAGGTAGGCATCGGCAGAACCGGGATCTGCAACCATCTTCGTGTTGCCATTGCCGACCGTAATCAGACGGTTCGGATCAATACCGCAAGCGATGAAATACTTGGCGACAGCCTTTGCACGTTCAGCAGACAGCGCCTGTCCAGAGTCGGAGTAGTTGCGGGCATTGATATTGCCCTCCACCTGGATAATCGCGCCATCCAGAGTATTGGCGATAGAAACGAACTCATCCATGATGGCGTATGCCTCTTCGGGGTTCTTGAACTGAGCGGTATCAGCCACAAACTCAACGGTCATGGATTTGGTCAGCAGCGCCTCATAATTGACGATTTCCTGCTTCTGCTCCTCGGTCAGCTCAACGGGCTTGCTGGTAGAGGTAGAGGTAGAAGAATACTTGCTTGCCAGAGGGAGCAGATACTGGTTATCAAAGAGTGTCATAGCCACCTTGCGGTTGACCGTCTCACCCAAAGACTCCCAGATATCACACATATCGAAGTAGACAGAAGGAGCAGTGGAGTCCAGCACTTCCTTATTCTCGGCGTAGCCCATCATTTCGGCATCGCCGCACTGAGCCTTAATCTCCTCGTCGGAAACGCCGGCGAACATAGGCATGACAGAACGGATGTAGTCAAACTCAGTGGTATACATTGCGTTGGCCTGGAAGATACCATCAATAAAGGCGGTCACAACGTCGGGGTGTGCCTGGGCAAAGTCGGAACGGAATACGATACCGTCCATAATCAGGCTCTTAGAGGCTGTGGTAGAGAACATGATGTGCGCATCGCTGTTTTCGGTTGCATAGGACAGGTAAGGCTGCCAAGTCGCTGCCACGTCCAGCTGGCCGGCGAAGAACGCCTCGCCCGTCTCAGACGCATCGTCAAAGAGGATCATATTATCAATGATAGACTGCTTGTCAGCATCGGACAGGTCACTCTTATTAACAAACCACGCCACAAGTGTCTGGGCTTCGCTGAATCTGGGAACGCCGATCTTCTTGCCCAGCAGATCATTTACGGTGTTGATACCGGACTTAGCAATAATGCCGTCGCCACCAGCGGAGTAGTTGGTGAATACCGGCATTACCACATCCAATCCGGCCTCCTGGAACTTACCAGACAGGAACGCGGTACGGTTGGTGGTATAACCCGCAGCATTCAGCTCTCCGGTAATCAAAGCGTTGCTGCTGGCAGTTGCGTCATTGATGATATTGATGTTGACCTTAATACCCAGCTGGTCGAAAATTGAACCAGGCTGCGTGGTCAAGCCCTGGTTAGCATCGATAATAGGCTTCCAGCCTACCCACTCATCCAGAGACAGGTTAATCACGGGATCAGAGGTGTCCGTCTTGCCGGCGGAGGGCTTTGTCGTGGGCTTCTGGGACGTGCTGCCAGACTGGGTACCCGAACTGATGGGTTTGTCGTCTGCGATGTTGTTCTTGTAGTAGTTGTAGCCGAAGCCGCCGATACCAGCGAGGAGCGCCAGCACGATGACGAAGATCACCACACGGCCAGCGGTAGTGAGTTTCATTCTCTTCATGGTAAGTTACTTCCTTTCCTCTTTCACTTTGGATTTAGGAGCGTCGAAGGTGACGCCAGACCGTGGAGCCTGAATAGCCGGCTTCCCGTTATACTTTGTGGCGAGAGACTGCAGGTAAGCATCCGACTGAGCTTTCGCCGCATTTTTCTCGGCCATTGACATTTTGGTGGTGGTACGGCTTGCGTGAACGACAATCGCACCATCAACCTCTTTGCGAAGATCCTCCGCTCCGTCCCGGACACTGCCCAAGAGCTTATCAGTGGCAGAGTCCCGGCGCAGTTCGTCCAGATCGCCCAAGAGATCCTTCATGTTGCCACGGAGTTTCATTTCCTCGACAGTCATACGGCTCTGCTTTTTCAGCTCGCGGAGCTTCTTGTCGTACGCTTCATAAACGGTCTGAGCCTCTTTTACCATAGGTTCAATCTCTCGCAGGTATCCCTCTTTCTGGGAGATTTCAAACAGGATTTCCTCACGCCTGGTTGAAAAAATGGCAGCATCGGCCATATTGCCAGATCTGACCAGAGACTCACACTTTGATTCAACGTCCTTCAGTTCTCCATATAGCTTGTTGAGGTTCTTCTGGACGGAGGATTGCTCGCCCACAAACCGATTCAGGGTGTCACCAGCCTTGTTGTAACGCTCCTGCACTTCCTCAATGGCTTGCTGGAAAACAGCCTTTGCACCCTCGGGTGTCTTGGCGATATCCTCCACGAAGATGTTGAGGAACCCTCCAACGAGGACTTTCAGCTTACCCCGGACACCGGGGAAGATGATCAGGGCGAGCACAAATACAACCGCTACCGCTCCAATCACAATGCCCATTACTGTGCTCCTTCCTTACCGGCAACGCCGTTCGCAAACTCCAAGAGTTGACTGATAGCTTCTTTTTCCTTCTGGATGGCGGCGCTGGAATCAGAGGTTTTTTGCTTGGAGTCCTCAATTCTGGCTTCCGCCTGCTCGATCAGGGACTTCAGATGTTCGATATCCGCCTCGGTCTCAGCGATCAGCGCATCGTTTTCCGCCCTGATACTATCCTCGGCAGCGTCCAAGGCGCGACCACGCTTCAGACCGTCCTCAATGAGATCATCCACATTGATCCCGTTGACGCTGAGAATGCCGGCGATGGACGCCTGTTTCTTGGCCTTAGTCATATCCTGGGGCAGAATGTCGATATACGCTTTGATCTTGAAGATCGAGTTCTCGTCGTCGATATCGCCCTGCTGATAGACGGATGCGATCACATCATCATAGGACACCTGAGTAGCGTCAATTACCGGCGTCTCAGGCGCGTACATAGGCTCGGATACGGGTTGCATAGGGATTTCAGGCATACCTTCGTATTCGGTACGAACCAGTCCCATGCGTTCAAATAAACCTGCCATGGTTTGTTACAGCTCCTCTCGTTTCAAATTTGATTATTTTATCGCACATTTTGAACGCCTCGTCCTGGCTGTGCGTTACCATAATGATTGTGTTGCCTATCTCAGCATGGACATCCAAAATCAAACGTTGCATTTTGCTACGGGTTTTGTCGTCCAAAGCGGATAATGGTTCATCCATAAGTAGGTATTTCGGCTTGACATACAGTGTTCTCGCCAACGCAAGGCGCTGTTGCATACCACCTGATAGCTGAGACGGCCATTTATCTGCATACTGCTCTAACCCAACCGCTGCAAGTACCTTGATAGCGTCATCGCGGCTACGGAGTTTTTTGTCCCGTTGGGCAATCAGCACATTCTCCGTGCAGGAAAGCCATCCGAAGTTGGAATAGCGCTGGTGCATCATGTACACAGGGTTCTTGTCGGCGTTCCGATAGGTAGTGCCATCAATGACAACCTCACCATGAACAGGGTGAAGAAGGCCAGAGATGGTTTTGAGGAGGGTCGTCTTACCGGCACCAGACTTCGCCAAAATACCGTAAATCAAACCGTCGTCAAATTCCTGGTCGATGTGCTCCAGAATTGCTTCGCCGTTGTACCCAATAGCCAGATCATTCAACTTGATCATCGCAGTACCTCCACTGAAATATCTTTCGGATCAGCAAGTTCCCCAGCTTGTCAAAAACGAAGCTGAACAACATGATTACGATGATTGCCCCGAACACCACGGCGGTACGGCCTCTGGCGGAGCTTACATTGATGATGAAGCCCAAGCCGTACTTAGCGTTGGTTGCCTCTACCACGGCGCAGTATGTCCAGCCAATGCCATACATCATAAGGAACGTACTGAATATTGAAGGGAGCGATGCGGGGAGCAGGATTTCTTTGATTGTCTCCCAACTGGTCATTCCGATTGTCTTGCCCGTATCCATCAGATCTTGCGGTACGTCGTTAAAGCAAAGCAGGATCGACGGCAGCAAGTAGACAAACGTCGCAATAAATAGGAACGAAATTTTCATCTGCTCCCCAATCCCAAACCATAGGATCAGGAGCGGAGAAAATGCGGTTACGGGAACATACCGCAGGAAGGAAACAACCGGCATGATAGTTTCCTTGATAGGCTTCACGCCATAAATCAGAAGGGAGAGGGGAATTGCTACCAGCATAGAAAGAGCAGACGCACCAGTAATCCGCAGAAAAGAGTAGGCAAGTCCTTTTTGCAACTGGCCTGTCTCTGCCAACCCGACGATTGCTTCCCAGACGGTAGCAGGGGCGGGGATAAACAGCGGTTGGGTGAAGCACGAGGCCACATACCAGACGGCAATGAAACAGGCCAATAAAACCGTTCCCCGTATGCAGTTTTTCGCACGCCGTTTGACTGAAGTTTTCATTTCACAACCTCTTCTCATGGATCATCTTCGCCCAGCGACTTCATCATGAAGCATTCATCACAATAGCAGTCGCCAGTTGTTTGGATTTTGACATAATCGCCGACTATCGGTTCTCCGCAGGCATCGCAAAGGATAGTACGGGCATAAGCTCCGCCACAGTAAGGACAACCGCTGAAATCCTCATAGGGCGGAGAATCTAACCCATGGCGTTCTTCCCATCGCTTCGGATCGTCAAAGGTTTTGCCACAGTCCAGACAGGTGTATTCACCATACATCAGCGCTTCACCTTCCAGACTGCCGTATTGCACCCAGACTTGCCAAGACGTCTGCCGACGATCACAACCTTGCCCTCGGCTTTCATCTCTGTCAGACGAGGCCGTGTGAAGTTCGGACTGTTGGTGGGGATTTTGCCCTCAGAGACCAGCTTCTCGCCAATCTCGTCAGCAGTCATACCGCCAGGATCACCGCTGGTCAGAACATCCAGAATCATAGCCTTACGATTAGGACGCCTCGGCTCGATCTGGTCATATGCTTCACGGCGGTTTCTCAACGCAATGCTCATATGAATCACCTCTTTCTATCCGACAAATGCCGGTTTCTGTTGCAGTGATAGTTGGACAAATCCAACCACCTTCCTGAACTCGACCTCTTCGAGTTTTACTGGACGGGTAAGATAAATCCGCTACCCCCCCCCACAGCACACTCGATATAACCTTTTTGGGTGGCCTGCTTAATTCTGACTTTCTCCATGGTCAACCTCCGGGCTTCTCAGAGCATACCATCCAGTCTTGGCTCCGCCCCCCCCGCTTCGGCTTTCAAAGCACGTGCAATGGTTTCGCCATCATATACACGATTGGCGTCTCCATTGTAATCATTGATATATCCGAGCTGCTTCAGTTCATCATTCTTATCAGAATAATTTACTTTGTCGCTAACATCGGTAATATCAAAAGTAGACAGTGCTTTTTCAAATGCGCCGATACCGGAAAAGAAAGAACCAACAGTCATATCTTCAAAGAGATACGGCATAGCACTGTGAAGTTCATCCAAAATGGCACAGAGAACGTCTACCACGATAGAGTTTCCAGCCTGCTTGTAAAGCTGTGACCCGCTCCTATCTGCTCCACCATAGATATTTTCGTTCATGGCGGATTTGGCACGTTCAAAGTCCTGATCTTGGAAACCCATTAAACGCCAACACTCTTTTTGCGTAAGTTTACGGACACGAAAACTCGGGCGTATTGCGATAGGTGTTTGTCCACCGCCCATACCAGCTGCACTATTTATGCATGGGCAAATACCATCGTTTCTTGGAGTCTGGTGCTTTTGTAAGCCGCCAATCATTGTGATTTTATCTTCTGACGTAGGACTTCTTTCAATCACTCTCTTGTCCCCCCCCCATCAATGGTGCGAATAGTGCCGCAGACATTATCTTTGAAAAAACGCACACCTTCATCGCATCGACGCTCACATACGATTTTCACATTAGCTTCCTCGCTTTCATCTATCTCAATCAATACATTGTCTTTTTGAACACCCGTCAAAGTGTTGGTACACATATTAGGGCGAACTTCCAAACGCTGTATTATCTTACCCCCCCCGCATATCTTCCGCGAATTGCAGCGGGGATAATATATCGCTTACTCATTATGCTCCATAACTCCTGTCATTTGCTGATTTCCAAAGCCCTTATAGTCACGGGCCAGCAAAGTCAAGGCCGTCTCACAGTATCCTTCAAACTGGGTGCCTTTCTTACTCAGCTTCACACCGGCAAGTGAGCAAGTCCCAGCAGTGGTGGTCTGTGGAACCTCTTCCGCTGGTGCGGACGGTGTTACTGATTTGTCTGAACGGGGGGGGTTATCATGGCAGCTACCTTGTCATCAGGCAGGTAGTATCGCTCGTCAACCTTATCCTCCAACATATCTACCAGCGCTTTTTTCAAAGGGATAGGAGACGGGAACTTAAACTTCCCATTATCTAAATCCTTACGAATGATGACACAGTAAACACGCTCACGATTCTGGGGGATTCCGTAGTGTTTTGCATTCAGAACCTGCCAGTAGACGTTGTAACCGTAGTCTTCCAGCTCTTTGACAAAGAGGTTAAAAGTGGCATAGAAGCGAGAACCGGTAATATTTTTAACGTTCTCGTAGATAGCGAAGCGAGGCTTCTTTTCTCTTAGGAAACGCAGCCATTCGACCAGTAAGGAAGAGCGGGTCTTCTCGATTTCAGTTGATCCGCACTTAGGGCAATGGTCGCGTTGATCATAGTGAGCTTCCAGGGGATTATATACGTGGCCGCAATGCTTACAAGTCCATGCAGCCCCCCCCCTGTTTGCCTGCTATGCTGAAATCCTGACACGGACTTCCACCGAACATGACATTGAAATCCGGCACAGCCTTCTCATCGGCTTTGGTAATATCTCCGATGTTAAGGGTGGGATCAACACCATGAACGGCGCAATAGCTTTCTGCGGCGTAACGATCGAACTCGCAGAAAAGGGCAGTTTGGTAATCCAAATTAGTTCCTCCTTTGTTGGTTTTCTTTGTTGCTAAACGGAAGGTTGAGGGATTTACAATCTCCCTCGAACTGCTTTTATTCTATCATACTGTCTCCATAAAGTCAATAATTTTCTTTGTTGCTATTATGAGGTTTTTTGAATTTCTTCAAAGATAATCTGCTTTGGTAACATTCCTTTGCATACATAGACACTACTGAAAGGCGGGTTTAGAGACGGCTTTTGGTCGGCGTAGTTCTTAAAGTAAGATACACGCCGATTGAGATACATGATTTCAAAATCATGCTCACGGAACATCTTAAAGCGTTTCTGACTCTCGAAAAGTCCGACGACCCCTACCAACATAGCAAAGGGTATATTCAACTGGAATAGTCGCTCAAACACTTCGCCTTTGAGGGAATACGGAGGATTACTGATGATGTAGTCACACTTCGGTGGGTCAATAGCGAAAAAATCCTGACCGTTTGCAATATGTGTTGCGATAACGGTATAGCCGCGTTGCCGAAAGAGCTTTACAAACAGACTATCCTCAGTGTCAAACGGACACCAAATTGTCACGGGGGGGGTGGAAGATACTTGTACAACGGGGCAATCGCATACTCCGGTGTATAGAACTCGTCGTTGCCACTGCCGGCAACCTTATCCATCTTCATAGCTGCACCTCTTGATTTACTTTGTTGCAAATTAAATCCAACGAATGCAAGGTTCGCCGGTATAGCCATGTTCCCATACGAACCAAGCGAAGCACATGGTACTTGACCAGGGCTTACCATTTTCGTCAACTTCCAATCCGTTTCTCAAAGGATTGACACGTTTTGAAAATACATACACGGCTTTCGGAGGGTGGGTGGCAAAGAAATCCTTACGTTGCCGTCCTTCGAGAAACTGGATCTTGGCGAACAGGATCACCTTGCCAGTGGATACCTCCAGAGCTTTCTCAGCGAACTCTTTCGCCAAAGAGAACGGAGGGTTCGTGATGACGTTGTTGAATTTTTCGGGATAGTTCTCAGTGAGGAAATCCACCCCGCCAACAATACCACATCCGAACCTATCATCTCTCTGAACCAGATCAGTAGAGATAATTTGACTGTTGGGATAATGTTCCCGAAGCACCTTACTGATATGCCCTTCACCAGCCGCAGGCTCCAAAATGGAGCCGTGCAGCTCTTCTCGGCTAAGGATGGCTTCTGTCGCCTCGAACGGAGTAGCATAGTAGTCGTTCTCCACACGAGAGCGGGTAGGGGACATACCGGCCAAACTGGTGCCGCTCAAATAAGTACGCTCTTCCATTTTCTCACCGCCTATTAAAAAATTGTCGTTCCGTAGGCAGGCATAGAATTGAGCTTGTGAAGGTTGTGATCGTGCATAGAGGCAATCTTCTTGTCGATTTCCTCAATTCCACTGGTGCCATACATGATGTAAGCATCCAGGTGAGCATAGGTAAATCCAAGATTATCCTCATCAGTTTTTCCACACAGCCCATCGGAAGGGGTCTTGCTTATCAGGTTGATAGGCAGAAGAAGCTCGTACCCAATCTGGATGACTTCATGCACCATCAGATTAGCGAGCGGGCTAAAATCGCCGGCGCTATCGCCAAACTTGGTAGAGTATCCCACATAGTCTTCAGAGCAGTTGCAGGTATTAGCAACACGTCCGCCGTGAGGCAACGACTGAGAAATAGCATAGAGGGTCGCCATACGGATACGGGGAGGGAGGTTTATCCTCGTCTGATCGCTGACGTTCATATTGAGCGCTACTTGATCACTTACCGCAGACACTGCTTTGGAGATATCGGTATAGGCGTATCTGATACCCAGAAATTCGATCAGCTGCTTGCTATCGTCCAGATCGGGCTGTTCTCCATTCGGCATCATAACACCCACTACACGCTCTTTGCCCAGCGCCTCTACGCAAAGAGCGGCGACAACGCTGGAATCTTTACCACCAGAAATACCGACCACCGCATCGCAGCCAGGGCCGTTACTTTCAAAGTAGGAACGAATCCACTGGACAATCTCATCCTTAGTACGCTTTGGGTTAGCTAACATTGTGGCACCTCTTTTCTCAAAAGTTTCCCTCATGAAGATTCTTGCGAACCTCATCCAGGGTATAAATTCTTAGGAGCTTGCCATCCTTGAAAACTGGCTTCAGCCAGTTCCCAACCTGCGACTCCTCCCAAGTCAAACCGTCCTGGCAGAAGAAGTTGTGGTACGTATAGTCATATACAACCTTACAGCAGCCGCGTTGAGACTTCTTGAAATGTCCGCTATCTGTCTTGGGGTTCTTAAAGATCATGATGGGCTTTCCGTCAGCATCTTCTGCATAGGTCGCTTTGACTGCGATACCAAATGTATCACGGGTGTACGGCGCATAAGTCTTTTCGCCGCCGTCCATCGTCTCCAGACACTGCATAGAGAAAGAACCGACGCCCAGAGAAACATTGTTGATAGCGAAGCCATGCTCCATCAGGATCTTATACACTGCCTCGCACCGCTGCGGGGTAATGCTATCGCCATACAATGCCTTGACGTGTGGATCGAGAACTTTGTAACCCTTGCTGTTCACGGTGCCACCAAAGATTTCCCACAGCTTGAACACCGTCTCGGTTACAATCTCCACGGGGTTGCCGCTGTCGCCGCGAATAGCAAGACATCCATGGTGCGCCATCACATCCTCTTTAATTGCGGGGAGAATATTATTGACCAGGTTCCAATAGTCATAGCTGTCACTGACCATAGAGAAGTTTTGGTACGGATAGATTTCTTTCAGTAGACGCCGCACGTGCGTAATCTCGTCGCCGTCAACCGCATAGTTGGAGCACATAACACTGTGCTCAGTAGAAAGAGCACCATAAGCTACTGCGTCATTCTCCACCCGGCAGGCATAGTTGTGTTCCAGCCAAAGAATAGCCGACACTGTAGCGGTATTAAGGAAGCTCAGGCAGAACGCAGCAGAACTCTTGGTGGCGCTCTCCACGCTTTCCTGACCACGCATGGAAAAGTCGCCCAGCAGCTTGGCCCGTACCACATCATCGTCACAGGTAAGGGCAGCGTACTTATTGACGATCTGCCGGTAACGATATCCAACTTCCGCTGAAATCTGAGTATGCCACATGGTACATGACAGCATTGTTTCGATAGAGTTGACCAACCACACAAAGTTGGGGTTGGTATTCGAGATCTCAATTTGCGGAACATGAATACTGGTACGGGTTCCTTCCGGCACGGCCCGGATTTCCAGAGGCAGATACCCCAACTTATGAAGCGCCGTCAAACGCTCCACACCAACGCCGTCCGTGCCGATGGTGTTATTCAGCACCCGCTTGTATTCGGCAAGCACCTCATCCAATGAGCGATCAAAGAAGTGAGTATTGAACGCCTCAATCAAATACTCCTGGATAAATGCCTGAAGACCGAACATCGTGACCTTCTTGGTATCAGCCAGCCGTGTCATGCGCGGGGTGTAATAAGACACCATCTTGGTCAGTGCTGCGGGGTACTGCTCTGCATGGGCAGTCTTGTAGAAGTCCAAACAGAGCAAAGGACTGTATGAAATCATTGTTTTACCCTCTTTTCATAATCATCTGCAAATGGAAATCTTCTCGTGATCAATACGGAGGATACTATCAGTGGCGAATACACGAGAGATAAGACCATCTGTCAACACAGTGCCTTTCAGGATCGTGTTCTCACAGTGGGTAACATAGAGCATAACTTCCTCCGCGCCGGCCTCTTTCAGAGCTTTGGCAGTATGGGTGAATGTCCCACCGCGAGAGCAGATATCGTCCACAATCAGAATATTTCTGCCGTTGACTTTCTCAGGCTCTGTCAGCTCCAGCCGCTCAATCTTGCCGGTGCGCCAGTCACGATGTTTAATGCAAAAAACATACTCCATAGGAAGAAGCTCAGAGTATCGTTTGGCGGCACCTTCATCCGGGTAACACAGCAGAGGATTCATACCCTGACTGACCATCCACTGGATTGCATAGTCGATGTAGTGCTTCACATCCATGGTCTCAGCCCGGTTAATCAGCGCCATAGCCACATTAGAGTGGGGGTCGAGAACTTTGACAGACTCGAACCCGAGCGAATTGATAAACTCGGCGAACCACTTGAGCGTGAATACCTCGTCGCGGTTCTTCACCCTGTCCATACGGGCGTTGGGGATATACGGCATCTCCAGATAGAGGAGCGGGTTGCCGGCGCTCTTGAGGTGCTTCACCAAATACCAGAGCTGCATACACTCAGCATCATTGTCGTACATCCACCGGATGAAGTAAGCGGATTTACCCATGGCGAAAAATGTGAAGTCCAGCTTGGGAGCAATACGGATCGAAGATGTACCGTCGGGGAAACTGGTGAAGTCAATCCTTCTGTCGTCAACAAAAATCATTTCAGACTTCCCAGTTCTCCACATTGATCTGACACGCTTTCATAGCAGCCAGAGCATTTTTGTGGCTCGTCGGGGTAACGCCGGCACAGCAGGCAGCGTCAACGGTGATTTTCGTCTCAGGTAGAAACGCTTTGACGAGTAGTGCGTTAGAGATAACGCAGATGTCGGTGCAGAGTCCAACGAAGACGATCTCTTCAATGCGCTGCTTCCTTCTGGCGGAAAGCTCTACCAGGTAATCGCCCAACTCCACAGAGCCAAACGTACCTTTCTGGAATACGGATACGCTTTTCTCCGCGTCGATAGCCGCATGGCTAACAGCCGTGGCAATGATATCGTCGAGCCGCCAGCCGTGAGTCCCCTCAATGCAGTGCTCGACAGGAAGCAGCTGACCTTCTTGGGTTTTCAGGTAGTCGCCAGAACGATGGGTGTCCTTGGTAATGCAAATCAGGTCTCCGTCAAAGCCGGAAATCTTTTTGGCGACATTTCCAACAGTGGCCTGCGCCTCCGGGGTTCCGAGCGCACCATTGATGAAATCGTTTTGCATATCCACTATTACAAGAATCTTCATCTTAAACAACTCCTTAAAATGAGCACTCACACGGTAGATCATCGTCGTCCTTGATGAGCTTTCGTGCAGCGGCCCAAAATGTTTGAGGTTTGGCTTTTTCAGTGGGCGGCAACGCCTTTTCTTTGAGCTTTGCAAATTCCGTCTCAAAGTCTGCAAGATAGCCTTGTTTGAGAATACTGTACCCGATTGTGTCTTCGGCCAGCTTCGCCTTTCCCCATATTTCAGGATAGAGGCAATAAACAACAAACCAATGTTGTTTGCCGGCTTTCAAACACCCGGTACAATTTGCATGATTGAAAATGCTGTAGGTCTTCGGACGCTCGATCCCAACCTCCTCGATGTCATGGATAGTACGTACCTCCCATGTCAAAGGGTACTCTGTTTGGTACCCCATTGCGGCCATAATGCCAACTCTGCGCCGAATACGGTGCTGTTCATTGGCGTCAAAGCCATAGACTAATGAGATATCGTCCCTTACTTCGGGAGGATTTGCGGGATAGTGCTCGGACAGCCATTTATGAAAAGGTTCGGTTTTCAGTCTGTTGGTGCAAAAGGCGGTGGACTGAGCGCCAGCCTTAAACGCCTTGATTTCCATACACACGTCGAACTGATCCTTAACATCCCATCCGGGCATATTGGCGTAAGTAATGGGAACGCCCAGATAATCCGAAACCTGTTTTTTGAAACGCTTGATATCAGCGTCTTCGGTTCGAGGACACAAATCATGATTGAGCAAGATCGCGTCCTCTGCTCCGAACTTTCTAACTACTTCCACGGCGGCAATCGCAGAGGAATGACCGCCAGAAAAACAAACGATGTGCTTCATACCGACCACAACCATCTCGGCTGAGGTCAACCGTCTAATCCTCCCTTGCTACCGGCCAGATGGCTTTCACGCTGTAACAGACGGCTTTACTCTACACTTATCAATCTTGTAGAAACCCGGTTTACCGGGATTGGTATTAGCTCCTTTCTAAATTTGAATTATTTTCGCCGTCCTTAAAAATCTCATGGGGCAGCGGAATAGGTTTTTGGGTAAAATATACCGACTCCTTCTTTGCAAAACGGTTCAGCAATATACTTACGGTAAGCTGTCCGATCCGATTTACATAGGGGCAATTAAGCCGGTCAGGATGCGGGACACTGTTTCCCAGGTCAATAACCAGATCGCGGGTATTGTAGGAAATATCCTGCGTGATAATCGGAGTTGCGTAAATCACCACATCCCGGTTCTGCGTAGCTTGCAACAGGCTTTTTGTTTTGGAATGTGCTACCGTAACCGTCGCGTTGTTAAAGTCCAAATACTTCGCCAGTTCTTTAACGGCGTGCCCTCGGCCTACGATGGTAATATCCTTCTCCCATACCAATCCAGACTCAATTAGCAAATCCATGACTGCTTGAGAGACCGCCGACATTCCGGGAGAATAAGAGTGGTCAATATCCACATCAGGATCGAGAATAGAGCTGAACGACACTGTTTCACTATCCACAACAATCCCTCGATAGGGAGGGAAAGGGTTGGGCGTATGATCACAGTTGATACCAAGCTGGTCTGCCTTACGCTTGATGGCTTTCAGGAACACGCTATCCTGAGAACCAAGTAGAAGCAGTTTGTCAGAAGGATGCAGGCTTGCGGTTTCCGCATCCAAAGCGGCGGAGAGTTTTTTGATGTTTTCCATTATATCCATCATAATGCACTCCTTTTGATTATTTGTATTATTCTACTGGAATACCAATATACTCAAGGACTTGCCGCATACCCAAACCATGCTCTTCCCACGGCCTCATGCAGTAATCCCAGAGCTTTGGGTGCGTGATTTTTAGACGCTGGAAACGGTTTGGAGCTTTTTCAAGGTGAGCGCCAAAGGCGCAAAAGACACAGCCAGTACGCTTTTCGCCTGTCGTCGTCCCCCCCCCAATCAGTTCTGACGATCTCACCATAAACCGAAGCGTAGGGGACTTGATAGGTATAGAGGTATTCCAGCACATCTTCCTCAGTCCAAAAAGACATGGGTTGGGAGCTGGGCTTCTTACCGGAAAAAGCATTACATCCCATACGCAACCATGTGGCACGCCGAGATCTGCTCTCGTTTGCCATAGTTGCAATAATAGGTACTCGACCAGTTTCCTTGGAGTATTTCTTCATAGGCCGCTTCTTCATGACAGTACAGCACCGAGAAGAAACCTTGAATGGGGCATCCAACAGATAACACCATTTTTCACAGTTGAACTCTGACGGCGTTCCGTTGCTCCGCATAATCTCTCCATGCAGCTCTTTCCATCTGAAAGAACCTGGCTTATGCCCATATTCCACAGTGTCAGCTACACGCTTCGAGATAACGGGATATCCGTACACCTCAATGACTTTACGGAAGTTCATCTCAGGCCGGACAATCGTAACGTTTTCACAGCTCTTAACAAATTCTCTGACTTCCGGGAACTCAAGCCCGGTATCAGAGAAAACAGCAGGCACATCGGGGTAGATCCGCCGCACAATATCGAGTAGTACGGTAGAATCCTTACCACCGCTAAATGCCACATAGACTTTTCCATCGTAGTGCTGATACCACTCGATGATACGAGCAGTAGTGATCTGGATTTTGCGTTGGAGAGGCAGGCGCTGCATCTCTTCCAACTCTTCTCTGCTATGCAAAGCACCCACCTCCCCGGTTCCAATGATTGTCGTCATCGCCGCCCGATCCTACCGTATAAATCAGCACCAGAGCCAAAAGCAGTAGGATGATACCGTCCATTGGTTACTCTGTGGCCTCCGGCAGAGCGGGGACGCTGGCATAGCTGGCACGAGCCAGCCACTCGTTGATGACCTTGTTGAAAGTATTGTCGTTGCCCATGTACTTCTTCAGCATGGCAGCAGTCAGGCCGGCTTCAGCGCTGAATGTATCACCGGGCTGGCACTTCACAACCGTCTTATCACCGTCATCCCAGAACACGATGGTAGCCGGGTTGTGAAAGATCACATTGACGGGCATTGGCAAACAGCGAGAAGTAGGCTGACTGGCTTGGAGCTTCATTGCCGCATTCCAACCGTTGGAGAAAGGATCTCCGCTGGGAGCGAGATGGGCAACAAAGCCGCCGTCCGGCATACACAGGCCGCTCAGAAGCTCATCAACGAACCGTTCAGCAGTTACCGGGGGGGGTGCCATAACAGAGATGCGGGGAGCGATGTAGGGAGTGTGGATCATGTCGGGAATCATAGTTATTTCCTCCTATTCAGTGTGCATTGCGGTCACAGGCGTTCAACACCATGACCTGGTTCCAGATATCATTACCAAGCAGACGTTTGATTTTGCTAACCGTCTTACTCGGATTATCTGACTTTTCAACCGCATACGGCCACATATGCCAGCGGATCAGCAGCGCCACAGTAAGGCGCTGGTTAGGACTGAGATCGCCGGTATAGCAGAAGCTGTCATAAGCTCCTACACGCTCATGATGATAGAAGTGGGCGATCTCAGTGGGGTTGCCTTTGATGTCATGAAATACTTTAGTCTTTTCTTTGCCAATATCGTGCAACAGCGTGGCGCGGAGCAGAGCAGCATCGGCACCTTTATAGTGGCTGATCAGATACTGCCATGCCGTCATAGAGTGCTGACCAACCGTGTACTCATGGTGCGGGTTATCATGTTCCAGCTTGGAGAGACGAAGCATAAGGGTATCAATCTGGTCGTGGCGATCTTCGTCACCCACGATCCTGATTTCATCCCAACCCTCCGCCATCATGGGAACATCGAATTTGAAGTACATCTTTTGGATTACAGACTCCGGGACAGAACGTTCCCGATTATTGTTGCGCTCCAGACACACCTCATAGGGTGTCGCCATGAAAAGACATACTGTACGCAAATCATGTTTGTGGAGCGCTCGGACACGATCAAGGAATCCGATACGGCGCTTGTAGTTGATATTGGTTGCGTCGTACACCACATCCTTGCCATCCACCAAATCCTGCAAAACCCTTTTGTGAAGGGTTTGGAAAACCAAGTCCTGTTGGGTTTGGTCGTTCTCGTCACCAAGAACTTCGGCACGGATCGCATCACTGGAGTGGACGACGGCGTTAGGGATGCTTTCGGCAGTGAATGACTTCCCGCTACCAGGGAGGCCAACCATCATGTAAAACATCGGCATCTCATTCTCCTCCTTGGATTTCCTTTAAGAAGGATCGTTTGAGAATTTCAACGGTAGCCTTTTGCAGTACCTCATTGGCGTGCTGGTTGATCGAAACAGGTACCGTATCCATATAGCGCTTTTTGTCTTCGGTCATAGATTGAACTGCAGTGCTCATCAGTGCCCGCGCTTCTTTCAAAGAGTAGCAACCGCGCTTCACCTCTTTGAGATAATCACACTGGTTACTGATAAGACAGTCAGCGTAAGGCTCGCCGGCTTCGTAACGGGTCATAAACTCCCGCAGCCGCAGAGCATGGTGAAGCTGCTTCGGGTCATACCCAAATGCCTCAATCTTGTCCATTGTGGCAGGGTAGGGGTGCTCCATTGCCTTTTGCTTTTCCAGAGCCATACCCATAATGCAGTTCATCCCGGCGTAGTTGTTGTATCGGGCAATCTCTTCACGAGCGTCCAGAACAGGCTGGAAAAGATCGGCATACTCCGGGTTGATAATGGAGTAAGGGGTGAACAGGATCTCAACAAAGTTGACATTCTGCTTCTTGATACAGTCAAACATGAGGCGGATGTCTTTGAAATCCACGTGTTCGTTATTCTCCATAATGTGGGTAGTGCTGAGAGGCTTGGCGTTCAACACGAAATCGGAAAAGCTGGGCAACATGATTGCCTTGGTGTCAATATCGCTACCCTCATAGTCAAGGTTATAATTCTGAGAACCTTGCAGGAAGAGGCCAACCCAGCCTCCCCTGCAATGCTCCAAGACGGGCACCAGATGTTCCCGCATCCGCGCCATAATCTTCTGGCGCTTCTGCTCATTCTGGATCAAAGTCGTCATCGTCATATCGCTCCTTTTTGATACAATCCCGGATCATTCTCCGGTATAGGCTTGAGTCGAACTACTCCATATCTGCCCAGCTTTGAAGTTGTTGATAAAGTCAAGAACGACTTTTTCATCCATTCTGTTCTCCAACATCCTGAGCTTCTTCCATATCAGGCGCGGCGGCGGTGTCTTTGATCAGCCCCTCCAGCGCCTTGAACGCAAAGTTTTTATGCTTATAGGCGGCAAACTTGGGACGGTTGACAATGCGGCACACGACACCTTCCCGAACATGGGTATGACCGACAGGATCGGGGCCGTCATAATACTGCTCGGCTTTGGTTTTAATCCATTCACCAGCATTGGTTAGCTCGCAAGAAGTTCCTGTGAAGATTTCCTCTTCGGGAATAAGCCCCCTATACATCAGAGGAACATATTTGACGCCCATCTGTTCGCAACGATAGCGCATAAAGTCGGGCGGATACTCTACCACATCGCCGTCTTCGTTGGTCATCGTCATGCGGTAAACGAAAAGATTGGACTTGGGATGTTCCTTGCCATCGGGAGCGCAGCCATAGCTGAATGTGGTGGTTTTACCGTACTGTTTGGTAAACTCCTTGTCGTTCAGCTTAGAGTTATTTCCGGGATTCATGATGGGCGTACCATCGTCAGTGAAGCCAACAACCTCGTAGTAGACCGTCTCTCCCTTGTGGAGCTTTCCTTCAAAGACGTTGGCGTGTTTTTCGCGGAAAGCGTTATTACCGTAGAAGCCTCCCTCATCGAAGGTATCCAGAACCACGCGGCGGGTTCCGGTAACATAGCCCCAATCATAGATGGGTGCCCGCTTGATTTTGGAACGAATCACATTCGGGGTCTTACGACTCTCATAGAGCCGCTTTTCCATACGGTTCCGATATTTATAGCCCTGCAACACAGGCAGATAGCCGGTACGCTGAGAAGTTCCGTGCATTTTCAGGGTAACTTCTACCAGATCCCCAGCATGGAATGCGGAGAGGTTGTAGGCCAACTGCTCCGTGTCAGCGTGTTCTTGGAAGAGCGGGGAGATAGGATCAGAACGCTTACGAACATGATTGCCACCCCCCCCACTACCGGAGGCGCGTTTGACGGCGGGTACGTACTTCTCGCAGATAGTGATACCGTTCAACACAGAGATCGTATCGCCCTCTTGGAGCTTCTTGATATCGGTAAAAGAAGCCAAACAGGAGAGAGGGAGGAACAGACCGTCGCTCTTCTCGCCCCGGAGCTTGAGAGCCTTAATATTCCGCTTCTCCGGGTCAAGGTATCCGCCAGCCGGAGCGCCGTTCTCATCCTTGCGTCGCAACAAGTCATTCTTCTGTGCGAACTCCAAACCGAGTTTGCCATCGGTAGGGAAGTACACGCCCAGCTGATCAGGGTCGGTGCCGAGATCCACAATCACCGTATTACCGAAACATTCGCCACAGAGCAGCCGGTCGGCATTGGTATGCTTCCTCAGATTGCGAATCCTGGTAACATAGGCACAGTACATTATATTCACTCCTCGTTAATTTACTTTGTTTCTAATTAAGAATACATAGATTTTAGCTTATAAGAGACCTCCGCAATAGTCTCTGCTGCTTCTCGCATATCATCAACAGTGGTATCGAACCCCATTGAGATACGCACAGTGCAGGCCGCATCTTCATCAGACATTCCAATGCCACGCAAAACGTGGGAGGATTTAGCGCTGGCAGCACTGCACGCAGAACCAGCAGAAAGGTAGATATCCAACTGATCCAACAGAAGAAGCAGAGATTCGCTGTTGACACCAGGGATGGTCAGGCTGATGATGTTAGAAGAATAGTTCTCGCTATCACCGTTGATATAGAACTCCCCAGGCATTCTTAGCCCCAAATCAGTTAAGAATGTATCTCTGAGCAATCCCCACCGTAGCTTCCAGTTCTGGAGGCGTTCAGTAACGATTTCTGCTGCTTTGCCGATTCCTACAATTCCCGGAACGTTCTCGGTACCACCACGCATTCCGTTTTCCTGGCCTCCACCGATAATCCACGGGGATTTACGGATAGAATTGCTGATATAAAGCACACCAACACCCAGAGGAGCACCGAACTTATGACCGGACATAGAGCAGAAGTCAATTCCGCAGTCCTTCACGTTCATATTCACATGGCCTGCCGCCTGCACAGCATCGGCATGGAATACGGCATGATACCTTTTGCAAAGGGTTCCGATTTCTTTCATAGGATTGACAGTGCCCAGCTCATTATTTACCCACATGATAGAAACAGCCGTCGAACGTCCATCACGAGGTAAATAGTTAGACTCAGCAGTATGGGCATCCGATAAAAAACGCTCCAGATCATTTAGGTCTACGCTACCATCTTTGTGGACTTTGATATAATGGCGATGACAGTGTGCAGACATAGGTTCCAGAACCGAATCGTGTTCCAGAGCAGTTGTTAAAATCAAATCACCGCCAAAGTTTTGCAACCACGCATTGTTCGACTCTGTGCCACCAGAGGTAAAGAACACCTCTGAGGGATCGGCACCAATCATTTTAGCTACCTGGCGGCGGGCATTTTCAACAGCTTCACGAGCATTGACCCCTTGGGTATGGAGGCTTCCGGGATTGCCTACATGATCGGGCCGGAGCCAAGGGAGCATAGCTTCCAGAACCTCCGGGAAGACCGGAGCGTTGGCAGCATTGTCGAGATATACCACGTATTTCACTCCTTTGATAAAAGAGGCTCAGAGCGTAGACAGCTACTTGCTACTCTATCGTTCTGAGCCTCCTTAATGGTTTACTTTGTTGCTTATGCGGAGATAATAGGACGAAGGGCATCGTCCACCTGCTGATACCGCTCTGCGTTGATGGCCTCCAACAGGCAGTCATAAGGATCAGTCTGGCCGCTCATCACCATCTTGGCGATATTGGGAGAGAAACCGCTGACCAACGCAACACCCAAATCGTTCTCCTTAACAGGAATGGTGCCGCTACGGGAGTTGACATTCCAGAATACCAGACGAGGAATCTGATACCCGGCTTCCGTATACCGCTGGGCGATTACCTCAAACAGGCGGGGAGTAGGTGCGACCCGTCTGCTATATCCCCACCTGTCATGGGAGATTGCGCCGGCGGTTGCACAACTATCAAACTCCATATCAGAGATGATAAGGATGTTCGCGGGAAGATCGCTCTGATCCATGTGCTTGTTGATCGCCGTAGTGAGGATCAGGTCGAATACGGCCTCGATGTTGGTATTGGCAACCTCGTTATGGGTAGCCGCGATCCGCAGTTTCTCACGAAGGTTCTTGCCTCTGCTCAAATCGACCAGCTGAGGATGTTCAGAGAAGGTGATGTACTGATCATTGAACTGACCAGAAGAACGCTCGGCGAAGTAGATCGCCAGAGAGTTTGCTACTTCCAGCGCAGACACATCAGTATTGCCGACTCTCACTCTCATACTACCAGAACCGTCGGCCACCACGATGGTGTTACCACAGCCCTGCACCGTATCGGGGAGGTTCTTCCACAGCACTTCCAGATTGGCGTCGGTGCTGCCGGCATAACCGTACCGATGTACGATGTCATGCGGGAAGAGAACAGAAGCGTTGATCTTGGCCTCGCCTTTCTCCACAGCACCCAGGAATGCACGTCGGCGATCCTCGTCGTGACGGAGAAAAGCGCTGTTGTACTGCAGGTTGGCACGAGAGGGGACACGCTGATAGTCGATTTCCTCCCACTGCTTGGCGGTCATCTGCTGCTCCACAACAAGCAGGTAACGGGAGAGATTGGCGAGGGTATGCTGATACTGGCGCTCGGTCATGCCGACAGCCTTCCGCAAGATCTGGGCATAATGCCGGGTCTGCTTGGAAGAAGTCTTACAGCGAGGCATCCACTTTGCCAGAAGAGAAATAGGCTTGCCCTCTGCCGCATTTTGGGTGTCGTCATAAAGCTGCCCTTTGACCAGCCCGGTCACGCAGTCACACACGGGCGTATCCAGCAGACACCACAGATCGTCCCAGCGACCGTACTCAGGTACCAGTGCCACCACAGGGGCGACGTACTCGGGAAACTCCTTCGCCAGAGGCACCATACAGGCGCGGAATAGCCGGCGCTCACCCAGACCACCACGGACATCACGAGCATAAAAGAGCCATTTCATTGCCATCAACTTGTCCTCGAAGAACGCCTTAGTGAAGCGCTGAGAGATGTCGTGCTCGCTGGCGCTACGGAGAGATGCCACAGCGAAATTGAGATCCAGGAGAGCCTTGCCGGTAGTGCGGAAGCCGACTGCACCGTTCTCGGTGACAGAGACATTGCACTCGTTATTCAGCGTGCTCTTGATCCCATCCATAAAGTTACTCATTATCTCTTACCTCCTATATTGAGATACCCAGGACACACTTTTTATTTACTGTTGCTGTTTATGCCCAGAGAAATGGAGCGGCAGGTAGGACTCGAACCTACGAATGGCAGCTTGGCTTCCTTGAACATTGCTGTTAGCGGAACTCCTCGTTTCGCATTGTAATAGGGCTACTGTGTTGACCACTTCACCACTGCCGCATGAAGCTCGTCTTTCCGAGCCGTCACAACCCAGTTCAAGATATTTGGGTTGAATATCTGGCGTTTACCGTCAGCATAGACATAAACGATCCCAAAGCCCTATGCCTATCCGCCCATTAGCAGGGGCGGCTTCTGCTTGTGCCAGGGGTGGGACTCGAACCCACGACCACGGGATTAACAGTCCATAGAAAGTTGCTGTAAGCGTCTCAACAAGACACGCATTAGTACGCGCTCTGTCCGACTGAGCTACCCTGGCGTACGCCCCGCCGTAGCGGGGCTATTTTGCATGACCCCTCTTATGTGCATTTTCTACTCAAACCCAGCCGTATAATACGGCAAACAGTTATACCGATCGGTTCGGCTTCCCGCACTATTATGGCTGGCGGCGAACCAGGTTTTCACCGTACTGTAAATTATCGGGGTCGAGATAATGACATACGGCAAGGAACAACAGACAAGCAAACCCATATTCAACATTAGTCTGTTGCACCTCCTTTTTTTGTGGCTACACTAAGTAGCTTGTTGCAAGGAGTGGGACTCGAACCCACGACAATCAGTTCCCTTTTTACATAGCTGTTAGCGCAACTGGGGGAGGGGAACGTTACGCATTTTTTATACTGGTGCTCTACCAACTGAGCTATCCTTGCATGGCGGGAGGCTTTTTCATTGCTGTCTGCGTTGCTCTGTACGCATACGAATACGGAAACCTCCCAGAAACCGCTATATCCGTAAAATGGCTCTTTGCCACGTGTGCGGGACACATTCTCATTTCCAAAGCAGGTAATGTTGATGGTTGCTGTTAGTGCCCCAATTCGTTACTGTTCATTCATCGTCGCATTCATCACTATACTGTCATCCGAAGATGACTTAGGGCTTGTCTCGTATTCTATTCATGGCTTCCTCCACATACCCGGCGCTGGACGCCGCTGCCGCTGATCACTTTGAATCACAGAACGATAGCCAGGAACTTCTTCATGACACACACAACCCTTCTTATAGATTGATGACGGTTTTTTAGGAGCTACGGAGTCGAACCGTAAGCAAAAGTTTTGCAGACTTTCAAGGTAAAATTGCTGTGCGTGTCCACCGTCGATTACACGTTATGAGCTGCCACCGGACGCTCCCATGTCGCCCGTCTTTCCGGGCCGTCAGCGGTCTTTCCCGCCGTCAGAGAGAGAGGAGGTGATAAAGAGTTCGCCGCTATTGCGGCTTGGCGGAGGGGATGGGACTCGAACCCACACACCCTTTCGGATTACTAACAGTTTAGCAAACTGCTTCCTTACCAGTTAGGATTACCCCTCCACGCTTTTCAACGAGACGCATTGAGTCAAAGTAAAAGTTTGATAGTTGTAAAATTGCTGTTAGCGCCTCATGCTCCGGTTGGTCAACCGAATGAATTACTCACTCACGCTCTCTGCGGGACTGGTATCCAGGAGCTTTGCGAAGTTGGCGATGATAGCGGTATTGTTCTTCCGCTGCTGGGACATGGCGGCGCGTGTCGCGGCCAGTTCCTTGGAATAGGTGTCGATCTCAGCCAGGTCGTTGTCGATCTGCTGGTTGATACCCTCCAGCTCATTCATTGTTCTGGTAACGATGTCTACCGCCTCGCTTGCCTGACGAGCCAGACGAGCAACCTCAGTCTGCTTTTCCTGCAGGAGATCGCGGGTGACAGGTACGGGGACGGCGTTTTTACGGAATCTCATTGCTTTCACTCCTCTTACAGAATAATTTTCTTTGTTGCTATCCAAGAACTAAATGGCCGAAGCCATTTAGTAGAATAGTTGCTTGTAGAGCTTGTAGTCTCTGATCCGGGCTGTGTGCTTAACCTTGCTGGACAGATCCTCGCAGAACACCTTAGACGCAAACTCCGGGTCTTCCAGATTGAACTGGGTACTCTCGCATTCCAGCAGATGAGCACGGTAGAATATACCGGACTGGTGTATTACGTTGTACCGTAGCGAGTAGGCACCGTCCATCAGGGTATTCAGACGATTTACCAAACCCTGCATCTTAGAGACATTGATCTTGCTGTTCCGCTCCGTCCGAATTAGGTTATCTGAATAGACATAGGCACGGAAGATTACGCCTCTGGCCTGCTGGTAGTATCCCTCTGCATCCCTCAGACGCTTGAATATCTGCAAGATTTCAAACAGCATCTCGGTCTTCTCCCCGTTTATCATCACGCCGTCATCAAGCACATCTTCCTTGGGGAAATTGATGATCTGCTCTTCGGTCAATCCAAACCAAGCCAGGTAAAGAATTACAGCGGGCAGGTCAAACAAGGTTTCATCGTAGCACTCGGACGCTTTGATGGAATCCTGGATTGCCTGGTGGAGCATACCCAAGTTCTTGTAGTATTGCACTCCGCTGGTCTCGTTGATTTTCAGGTCGTCCACAGTGACGGAGGCCAAAATGCTTTCCTGTTCTGCCGGCAGCACGCCATTGGCAATCAGGTATCGCACATAGCTCATCACATGGCTTTTATAGTTGAAGAAAATGCTGGTGTGACGAACCCTCATGGAGTTGAACATGGACATATACTGTTCCTTAGTAAAGCCATTGTCCAGCGATTGGCCTGTCTGCTCTTCATAGGCCAGAACCTTTTTCCAGGCGATATCAAAGTTTTTCTTGACGCCCACCTTAGCATAGCCGCCGTCCGGGTCTTCAAAGAATTTGTTACGGATCATATTCCCCTCTCCAATCCGTTCAAATCATTTTCTATGTTGCTATCTTACCATACGTAGCTGAGATTGTCAATAGCAAACAAGAAAATTATTTGCGAAATTTTTCGGGGACATCCGCTTCACCTCACTCTGTCGCCGGCACGTCCATCATATGCTTACACAGGAACTCACGATCCGTTACGGACAGGGAAGAGAGGATTGTCAACAGCCGATCCGGGCCGGTCACGATCTTTCTCCATTCCGTATAATGAGCTTGCCACACACCGAGCCAATACTGAGCAAGGCCGGTAGCGTCTTGGTTTTGCTTGAAAAACCCATCCAGCAAAGCGATAATCTCTTCACTGGACGCTTCGAGAGGACGCTTGATATCCTTGCCCTTCCCATGCGCAACCAGAACCAGGCGTGCGCCTTGAGCCAGCTGGACGTTGAGGTAGACATAGGCACCAGAGGACGCTGACATCTGTACGGGGAGGACACCAGTGTACGGGAGCTTAATGTCCGTCTCGCTGATACTCCGCATCCCCACGGCGCTGACATCCAAATCATATTTGCCGAAGTTTGCTGCCATACTGTTTACGATGTGCATTTTTACGCGCCTCCAAATAAGTATTAGGTTGACTAAACTGAAAACGTGTGATATGATATAATCAACTTCACGAATATGTTCGTGTCTGGTATTTACTATACCAGCTTGCTTTCGTGCTGTCAAGTGCTTTTCACGAAAAAATTCGTGACATTCAAATTCTCTGTTTGGAGGTTGTGTTATGGACTCTGTCATTTTTACAAGGATTAAAGAATTGTGTGCTGAAAATAACATCACAATCAACAAACTGGAATCCGAACTTGGTATGAGCCAATATTCTATTGGAAGGTGGAAAAGCTCTACCTCTCCAACCATTGATAAAATCTCCAAGATCGCCGAGTATTTCCATGTCTCCATTGACTACCTGGTAGGCGCTTCTAATGTGCGCTCTACTGCCGATACCATGCTTGGCGACCCCGACTATATTACCCTCCAGCGAGCCAGAGAGCGCATGACTGAGCAGGATAGAAACCGCATGATGGGTATTCTGAAAATCGGATTTGACTACGCTTTTTCCGATGAGAATGATCCGCAGCAGAAGAAGTCCGTTTTATTGGACACGGAATAAGTTATAATATGCACCCATGATGTCTCCGCGTAGCGAAAGGAGGGCAAAATAGTGAGGAGTGTTTTTGTACAGCGTAAGGTCTTGGAGCTTTACCAGGACATGGATTCTGTATCCTATCCTATCCAACCTGAATTGCTCTTGCAGTGCATCCCCAAAAGCTGTCGCATTTTGTCGTATCAGGAAATGGCCGAAGTCACTGGATGCACTGTCCAAGACGTTGCCGTTCTATGCAAAAGCAATTCTGGAGCGACGCACTACGATCCAGATACAAACCGTTATCTTATTCTCTACAATGCTGAAATGAACGCTGGCCGTATCCGGTGGACTTTGGCGCATGAGATCGGACATATCTATATAGGCCATCTGGAAGTCATAGAGGGAGCCGAAATCGCCTACAATGAGCAAAGGGGCTTCTATGACCAGTTCGAGAGCGAGGCAGACTACTTCGCCTGGAATTTACTTGCTCCGCTTCCTATCCTGCGTGAAATGGGTATCCGTTCCGCTTCTGAGATCAAGGCAACATACGGGTTGTCCAATCAAGCGGCAGCACTTCAATTCGACCGATACACAAAATGGTGCAGAGGCCATGTCAAAACGGCATGGGAAAACGGAATGCTTCGTATATTCCGCAGTAAGTACATGGCCTAAATGAACCGCCCTCCGAAGAGGGCGGTTTTATTATTAGCTGATCTTCTGCTCTCCCCAAGAGATTTTGAAGTTTCCGTCCTCGTCTGCCTCACGAGACATCAGCAGGCTCATCAGGTCATAATCCACGCCAAAGCGGTCATACACCTCATCCAGATCTACGTCCTGCCCCTTCATGAAAAGGTTCAGTTTCTCTTTGGCGAGCACCATTTGCATCTGGTTGGACTCAATGCTTCCAGAGTAAGTAACAAAGTAGATGTCTTTCCAGTCCGTAGAGGTAAAGCGAACAAACCGCATATAGAACTGGCTCATCCGCGCATTGTTGTAATGCAGCTCCGGGATGATAACTTTGTTGACGAACTCAAAGTTGACAGAGGAGGGGAGGCACTGCTGGGTACAAAGGAGAATGCCGTTTCCGCTTTCTTTCAGAGTATTTTTCAGCTTCCGACGTCCGGCCAGAGTGGTGGTAGAGCCGGTCACGACAAACAGCTTCCGATCCGGGAATCTCCTGCGGATTTCATTAGCGTATGCTTCCACCACGTTCTTATGGCGGACACCAATAACTACAATCTCATCCTTCCATTCGCCCACCATGTCACAAACCTTCCGAATTTTGACCGGCGTATTCGGGCTGTCGTATTCCTCCACAGTGTTGGGTGCAGCAGAGATACGGAGCAACAAAGTAATCTGCTGGATCAGCGCCATCATGCTATCCTTGCGGCTATTCCCGGTAAGGGCGAAGTACCGCTGGCGCATGGAGAAAAACTCTTCCATGGCCTTTTGATAGACTTCACGCTCTGCAGGAGCGAATGAAACTGGGGTTTGATGAAGTCTACGTATCTCTTTGCCGGTGATCTCCGCGAAAGTCCGGGTGATGACCGAGTAAGAGAGGAGCTTGTTCAGGGCATCCGCATTGTAAATGTCTTGGGTTTTCTTACCCACTCCGAAAACGGTGATCCGCTCAGGCAGATGGGATTCAGTGAACAGACTGTATCCAGCTTTATAAGCAGGGAAGGGCTGGCCGTAGTAAGGATTACTTGAACAGTTCAGATATTCCTCACAGTCGTCCTTCTCATAGCAATACAGATCTTCTGCCCAGGAGAGCATATTGTAAGAGTTGTTATAAAGCAGCTCAAGCTGAGGCGCACATTCCGAGATGTTGTTCCGGGTGACAGTGCCGGTCATTTCCAGCTTAAACCGTACTCTCCGAAAACAATCCAACACAGCCTTTGTGCGCTTGCTATCCGGGTTGGTCATCTCGTCGGACTCATCGAACACCAAGCACACGTTCTGGTTCCGCATTTTGATATGGCGCTTGATCTGCTTACGGTACTTGGTAAGCATATTCAGGGTGATAATAACGAACTCCCCATCCTGTACTTTGTCGAGATCGGCGAGGCACTTTATCATTCGGTAGTTGGTCATGCCATAGTTTTTGAACACCAGATCCCAGTTGTTCTTGATGGAGATAGCAGTGGACACCACCCACACGTTACGAGCGCCCTGACGCTCCATCCGATACCGGCCTGTGGAGATGCCGGCCAGCGTCTTGCCACCACCCTGTTCCCACTGTAACAGATGATAATGCTTCTGAAGAACGAGGTTCAGGTCGTGCTTCTGGGTGTTATTGAGGTGAATCCACTCCTCGTTCTCATTGTCATAAACGGTAAAGTCATCCAGAAACTGAGCGATCTCGGCGTCCTGTTCCATCTCGGTAAAAGGTTTTGTCTCTCGCTCATAGTCGCGCTGCTTACGACGAATAAGGCGGGCATACTGCTCAAGACCTGTATCATCCGCTTGTCCAGAGGCAAGGGCATAGAAGGGAACGAGCTGTTTCATGCCGTCGCTCATGCTGTTCTGTGCCTTTTTGCTGTACCCTTTGTAAATCAGCCCTCCATCCTGCTTGACCAGTCGTACCACATCCTGGCTGGGCTTCTTATGCTGAGACTTGATAACACGATGAAGATAGGCCAATACCTTAGCTTCCGTAATACGGATTTTTGCCCATTCCTCATACTTCATATCCTTGGGCTGTTCCTGATGGCGGAACTTGTAGAGATATTCCTGACACTTGGCATATTTGTCTATCAGTTTGGGGTTGGACTTGATATGGAACATCAGCTTCCGCACTTCATACTCGAACGCATTGTCGCTCCCACCTATCGACACCAGCTTAACGCGGGTACTGTTGCTCCGCATCCGCTCTCTGGCCGGGGCAACGACTTCCTTACGGACAATCTCAAGCAGCTCTGCCGCGTTATTCATGTCGGTCAGATTGAACCAGTTGGCGCTGTTCAGAGCATAAGGTTCTCCCTTGTCGGCAACGTCCAGCTTCTTCTGCCAAAAGAGTATCTTGGTAGCGTAGCTATCCACGCCAAGAGATTTGAACGCATCCTTCTGAATGGAGACCTGACCCAGGAAAGAGAAATCTTTTGCCAGTTCGGAAATTTTCGCGCCGTCCAAATATTCGTCGGCCAGGAAAGACGCCGGCACCACAATCGCCATAATGCCCAGAGGCTTCAGCAGCTTCGCCGCTTTCAGACAGTAGTACATCTGAGAGATGATCTCGCCACCCTCCGTCTCCCATTTCAGATTGAACGGAGGGTTGCCCACTACATAGTCAAACCGCATATTCGGCTGATAGAAACGGATATCACGGTGTTCCAGATTAGCGGCGGGGTAAAGATAGTGCGCTACTTTGTGGGACTTGATGTCCAACTCACAGCCGTAGAAGTTTGCCTCCAGCGGCATGAAGTTACAGAAGTTGGCGATGCCAGAGGTGAGGTCTGCTACCGTTTCGTCCATAGCAGGGGACAGCGCCTCCATGATAAACTGGCAAAGAGCGGGAGGCGTAAAGAACTGACCGTTCTCGATCTCCTTCTTAGCCTCCGCATACTCATGATAGTTGGCGAAGTCAGAGCGTTTCAGGCCATGCAATCCACCGTCTCCGGTATAGGCATTATAGATATCCTCGCGGGAGATCCCAGACTGTTCGGCCAAATCCTGGTCTACCAAATAGAGGATCTTGTCGTTTAACTCCTGTCGGGCTTCCTGGGGAATCGGTTCATTAAGGTATTGATACTTCATTCTTTCACCTGCTCTATCTTTCTTTTTCTGGAGAGAGGCTTTTATGCGGAGTCCTCTCAGAACCGCGCCCCTCACTTCTATTACAGAAAGAAAAGGGGGATTGCTAACCGGTCAAGCTCTTTTTCTTACCTGATACCACTTTGTAACGCAGTCTCCAAAAAGCGGGCAGGCGCGAGAACAAGGATAATTGACGATCTTCTTTTCATCCAAAAGACAGGGCATACTGTCTCTGGAGGCTCCAAGATCAATCTCACTTTGCCGGAGCAATTTATCCGTAAACCCATTGACATACCTGTTATCATCTCTCACTTGGGCTAACTGGAATAAGGTGTAGATACGCTCCGAAAGATTGGGGTCACGTGTGGCATATTGCTGAAGAAGCTGGCGCAGCTCATATCCGGGCTTGTCCGCGCCCGCCATATAATCAAACAGCGCCTCTCTCAAAATCATTTCCATCAGCTTTCCGGTGTAGTCTTCCTTCGGACAAGCGCACTCAGCGCTCATGTATGCAGCGATGGCCTCCAACGGCGGAGCATTTTCGCCCGCGAGTTTGCAATGCCCCTTGCAGCACATGATGATATTACAAGTTCTCTGTTCCATAACCTACCTCCTTTTTGCTCAGATATTTTCTTGTAGCCCTCGCTGCACCCTCCAAAAAGCGGTTCCACTCCATGTTATATTCACCTGCCGGCCATTGGTGGAAGTCCCGAAGCATAGGCCAAACTGTGGCAGAAATTTCCACGTCGTTCAGGAGTTTTACCAATGGTACAAAATTGGTAATCCTCAGCCATGCGTGGCAAATATATAGTACCCGTTCCTCCATGTTGGTGCGCGGATCAATCTTTCCGGTGGAGTGCGTTTCCGAAAAGTAGTCGTTATGCTTGATATATAAGTCGTCACCTTTTAGGAATAGCTGGCACTGACATATTCCCTCAAAAGGGACAGAAGCGAATTTCCTAACGCCTCTAATTTCTTCCGGCTTTGAGAGCTTGCCGCCAGCACAAAGCACTTGGTATTCCGACTTTGGGAAAAGAAACTGTTTACAAAACGTAGCCGGATTAGATAGGGTCTTAGTGATTGGAGCGACCAGTGCCCCGGATTTCCAGAATTGATACTGGCACAAGTCGTACCACATTCCGTCGCTGATATCTCGGAAAAGCATCGCCAAACAGATGCCCGCCGACGTGTTAAACCTGAGAAGATAAACGGTAGAACCTTTGCGTTCCGCCGTTTTACAATCGTTGGCGGCAGCAAGCATCCGCTCAATGTACTCCACATGAGATTGGTCGGTATGTTCCGTAATTGTGGCGTCCGGGTAGCTCTCCTGGGCTTTCTCTTGGGTGGGATAGTAGAGCAGCAAAGTGTGGCCGTCTGCGGTTTGCACCTTAAACCGTTTCAAAATTAACACCTCCAAAATTTTCGTCTCCCGCCTTAATTACAGACGGGAGACGACGGATGCTAACCTCATCTCTCAATGGTAGCGAGAAGATTTTAGATATGATCCATTTCTTTGCCCCGTTCCACCGTTTCACCCCGGAAGCAGTGACCGCAGTATTCCCAAATACCATTCGGCCACTCTCCACCGACCTTACGGAAGGTGGCATAGGTGCTCCGCCATTCGCCGGTCTTTTCATCCAGCTTGCTGGAGTACGGCTCGCCCATCTGAGAGCACCGGGCACTCATACAAACAGGTGGCAAACAATCCATTGCATTGTCCACTACGGCCTGAGTCACAAAGTCACCGGGCTTTGCGGTGGCGTAGTCGAAGTCATCCTCATCTATGACTTCCTTTCCGTCCCAGACCTGCTTGGGCTTGGGAGCGATGGTGGACACGTCCAGCAGATGAGCGCCAGAGATATTCCGCTTGACCTCCCACACCTCATCCATGTCGCCAACTAAGTTATACAGCTCCTTATGGCTATGGGCGACATTCAGCCGTGACCCAGGCAGGTTATTGGCCTGCTCCGGGAGAGGCACGCCATTGACAGTAGCATGGTAACTGGCAGTGATGTAGGAGATCACCTTGAGGAAGTCCGCCATGTTGCTCACACTGCTCATAGCCTCCATAAACTCAGGCCAAGTATGGTCGCAGGCTCCAAGGCCGAAGCGTTCCATTTCAGCCTTGTCGCCGTTATATTCCTCGGAAACGATATAGCTGTCATTCAGATCGTTCCAGAAAATCACTTTCCGTCTGGTCATGTCAAACTCTCCCCACATCGAAAGTATAGTTGCTTGTAGCAAGTCCCCAGAATTTCGTATCCTCGCGTCTCTCACCCGAATATACCGCATTGATACAATAAATCTCGTTCCCTACCATAACGTCCATGCTTCTTCCTGTTTTGCAAACAGTTCTCAAAACTCGTTCTGCGAGACATTTATAGATGCCCAGAGACAAGAGCTTTTCAAGTGCGTCTTCAAAACTCATAACATCCTCCTCCTGTCAAGGACGGCACGGCAGCAGAAATGCCGGCTCGTCCCAGTTGACACTATCTCGCTCGTCACGTCCACACCGCTTATACACCAGCAGGCACGGGTACGGCGTCCGCATTGTGTCGCTGCTCCCCATATAGATGTTACGATACGGCCCGACAGCCTCCAAGATATCCAGATAGCGATAAGCGTCGAAATAGCTCGTCATAGGAGCGCCGTTCTCATCCTCGGTGGTAACGGTAATCTTCGGGAAAAGAGGCTTCCCCAAATTCTTCATACCTCTCCACTCACGGATGATCTTTTTGCAATCATCCACAGTGGGCGGCGAAACAACCAACGAAGCGTTCGCGTCCTTGAGATAGTCCTGAACGTATTTATCATACGTTTCCGTCCGATCACCTACGGAGATTCCCTCGGGCTGTTCCGCAAACAGCACCACCATAGTTCCATCTGTTATGGCAAAATGCTTCTCGCTGGGATGAACACCAGCCAGAGCCTCCGACTGGGTTTCGTCATATCGGGTCTGCTCCCGCCCTACAATCCGTTGTAGGGCGGAGAGCTGCTTCTTTGTCAGTTTCATGCCGGGTTCCTCCTCAAATACTGTCCCACAAACTCCTGGACAAAAGCGGCACTGCGGAACTTGATATCCACACGGCCATTTTTGAACAGCTTGATATTTTTGACCTTGCTCATGTACGCGATCTCAAACTGGTTTTCCTTGGTATCGTACTTGAAAAGCTCCGGGAACCAATTTGCGCCGTCCTTGAACTTCCCAGTCTCATAGTGTGCCAGCGCATTCAGAATGGTTTTCAGGGACTCACTGGGCTTATACTCAGGGACAGGACTGCTCATCCATTTGTTTTCATCACAATATACCCACGATCCGGTCAGGCGGAGCACATCGTTCTTGATCTCGAACTCTTCCACATACTGATCGGAACTCCAGTTTCTGTGATGAGACGCGTCCCAACACAACCGGAGAAACTCATTCATGGCTCGCTCCTGGAATGAGAATCCGCCCAGCTGTACAAAGATCTCATCCACAACCTGTTCATACCGGAGAGGGAGAGTACGCAAGGACTGTTCAAACTTATTCTTTTCAACCTTATAGGCGTCCAGCTTTCCCCGATAGGAGGCGATCTCGTCTTCGGTCATGTTCCGATATCCGCCCCAGGGCAAATCCGGCTCCTTCGGGCCAGTGGGAATGAGATGTTCCTCAATCTTGCTCTTGTCCAGCTCAACACTGTACTTGCGGCTGAAATAATTGACGACAGCCGAAATGAATGTGCGGTTTCTCTTCTTCATGGTGTCGTAAACACTGTCTACGTCACAATCGTTTCCCACATACCGGTCGATAAAGTCGTCGTCTGCGGTCAGGATTCCAGCCTGCTCTGCCTTGGCTGCGGCCATCGCCTCAGCAACCTTCTGGAGCGCCGGCCCAGCCTTATCAAAGGCTTCCTGCTGGCGGAGACAAAACGCCTTGTCATCCTCGGAAATTCTGTTGTCCGCCTTGATCTCGACGGCGGAGAACTTCTCCATCAAACTCATCTTTCTTCCTCACTTTCATTTTTGTTGTATCTACGAACAACGGTATCGGAGTATTTGTTGGCGTGCCTCACGGCCACGTGTTCCAAAATCAGCTTCACGGCCACGATGACAAGCCCAAAGAGGATTTCCATATCGCCACCTCACTTTATGGGGTGAGGCTTTTTATAGTGGAGCCTCCCAGACCACTACATTTTCAGGATGAAACTACTATTTGCTAACCTTTTCTCGAAAGTTTTTGTTGAACTGATCCTTGTAGGCAGCAACGCCGTTCCAGTCGTCATACACAACCTTCTCCGTCTGATCTCCCAGTTGGAAAACCAGGTTAGGTCTTGGCTCTCTACCATCCTCCGGTACCCGGCGCTCTCCGCACAAATACCACTTGGCAAAAAGCTGGTGGGCGTGTACCTCACGCAGATAATAACGCTGTGTCTCAACACCTCGGTAAACCTCTCGGCCTGTTCCGTCTTCGATGCCGACGAACATAACTTTGATGACTTTCTCAGGATTGCGTTCCAGATCGTTGTACCAGGAATTTTGAGAACACTTCATAAACCACTCGTCGCAGACCTCAGAGTGTTCCAGCTTTGCGTGCTGTTCGATATAGGCCAGCCCCAGCCGGTCGAACTCATCCTGTTTCATGAAGGACTCTGCCACGTGTCCGGCGTCATCCTGGCATATCAGCTTTACACGGTCTGCCAGACACGCCTCGGCGTTCATTCCGACGGCATTGAATTTTTCGTAATCCTGTGGGGTTATGACAGCAACCGTAATCTTCATACTGCTACCTCCTTATACTCAAATCTTAACGGTTCCACTCGGGCTATCCAATCAGGGGTTCCGTTCATCGGCAAAAACATAGTGGGGAGAATAGAGGCTCCCAGCATTCTTGATGTAGTATCTCTTTCGGTTGAACGTGATGTACTGTCTTCCGCCATCATCTATGATCGGCCTTAACTTTTCTGTAATACCATCAGAAACAAGTAGCTTCGCATAGGGGAGAACTCTCTTGTTCCCAAATATCGGAATTGTGTAATCGCATATTTTCTTAATGACTAACATATCTCTGTCTCCTTAATATCGCTTGACCCGCACTTTCAAACCGTACCTCTTGGCAAGCTCGATCATGTGCTTGGTGCCACGACTTTCACCGTTCCAGAATGCGGCCAGAGCGTCGGCGTTCTGTGCCATCTGCTCATTGCGTAGGTATCCAGCTCGCTTGCCGTATAATTTCCACTGGGCGGGGTAATAGTCAATGGCGTATCCCTTTTCCATGGCATACTGTTCACCCAGCGTATCAGCGCCCTTGGCCTGTCCACAAACAACGGTGATCTCATCCGTAATATTGCAAAGCAGTTTATCCATGGTCGCTTTCAAAAGCTGGTAGTCATCAAAGTCTCGCCCTCCGGCGATGATAACTCGAAACACATTGACCACCTCCTCACTATATTTACAGACCGTTAGTGTTTCTTGCTAACCAAAGCAATCAACTTTTCCAGCTGCTGTGCGACTGGATCAGTGATCGTCACCAGTGCATAATCCCGTTTGTAGTAAGGTTTACGGTGCTCTTTATCAGTGTACCAGCGGTATGTATGAATGTTGGATTCCGCGTACTCCCGTCGCGCCCAGGCTGTTATACGTTCCACCTCGGCAACAAACACTCCGCCGGATTGACTGTTACTCTTCCGATAGACTCGGAACATATATCCATACTCACCCTGGCCTGCAATACTCGAATTGGCCTGCTCATCCAAAGGAGCGGGACGTAACCGCCCCAGCTCCACCAGCTCATAAACATACTTGGGGATTTTCATGCCACATCCTCCTTCTCAAAGTAGAACGGGACGCCGGCTTGGAAGGGATAAATCGTGAAGTCGTGGTCGCTCCACACTCGCATTGCATGACGGCAAGGCTTATCCTTGGGAAGAACAATCCGCTTCTTGCCGCCAAACATGATTTCGATATGATCGTCGGCGTATCGGTTCTCAACTTCCAGCAGCTTGAAGATATAGGACTTCGCGGTTTCCTTGACTTCCATGACATACCGATAGGCTTGAAAGACATTGCCATCATGCTCGGATTTGTAACGTCCAGGCCGTAACATAAACACACCTCACTTTTGAATAACTAAGGGAGTATAGAGCCTCCCGTCTTGAATATATGAGCCATCGTTAATGAACTCGAATTTGGTAGCATGGACTCTATTGACCTCGGCCATAACCTGCTCCCAAGTGAGGCTCCCACGATCAATGTAGATTTTCCAAAGAGCGCCGCCACCGACAAATTCATACTCTTTGAAAATTACATGAGGGAGACAGCACATTTTCAAACAGGTATCCAGCCGGTCAACATCTCTCTGGTTCTGATATTTAACGACCATCAGCCGTCGCTTTTGGCTTATGCGTTTCATATACTCACCTCCACACTGTATTTACAAATCGTTCTGTAATTTTGCTAACCAAAAAAAAGAGACGGGATAGATTTCTCCATCCCGTCTCGTTCTGTTCTTATCGTGCGCCAACGCCTGCCAGCAGAGAGGCCATCTTGTCCATCATGGCATGGCCATCCATGATTCGGCCCCAGTTGTTCTCCTGGTAGTTGGAGGTCATGCGGCGGGGAGCGGTATGTCCAACCATGTCGCTCATCGCGTTCAGTGCGCCCCAGGCAGTCCCCTTGAACTTGAGAATGTCCGGCGCAAAATAGCAGATCATGTACTCTTCACGGGCTTTCGTCGCGTTCCGCTTTTCACGCTCGCTCATATCCTCCGTGGCCGGGAACATCTCGTCCAGAATTTTGGCGATCTGCTCATCGGTGACGGTCTTGTTCGCCATCTGGTCGGCGTACACAGCCAGCTTGTCCATGTACTTATTCGCCATGTCCAGACACATCCGCGCCTCCTGGAGCTTGGCCTGAATGTCGCCGGTATGCCGGACAGACCACGCACGCTTTGCGCCGTTCAGTGCGATGTTCAGAGTGTTGTTGCAAACCACCCGGATAGGCGTCATACACACGCGGATAGCGCCGCCGCCGTCGTGGGTGTTGGAGAAGCACAGATACGGCTCGGTCTTATCGCCGACGATCTCCGTATCGGGCAGTTTTGCCAGCAGCCAAATCTTCCGGCCACCCATAAGGCTTCCCGCCGTCTCATAGTGAACCTGACCCTCTCCGCCAATCAGAGCGTCGGTGAACGCAAATGCCTCCGCATTCTGCACCACCTGATACCGGTCACTGACCACGCCCAGCACCGCACCGTCGCTGCTCCGCACATTAGCGAAGAAGTTATCCACCTTGCGCCCGCCGCAAACCTGAATGGGCTTGCGCTGCACAGTCCAATCCAGACCAGCCAGCCGAAGTGCATCGGCACTGGTCGGCGCTTCCTCAACCTGAGTACCCAGGCCATGCCAGGGTTTCTCGCGTCCAGCATAGAACATACTCTCAACATTCGCAGACATTTTTACGTACCTCCTAAATTTTGTTCTCGTTTGTTTTTTCTCCGGTCACTATACTTACAGAAAAGAACTGCGTTTTGCTAACCGTCTGTTTAATTATCCCAGATATCGTTGATATCAAAGGAAATGCGGACGTGCCCATCAACGGCAGAAATCACCGTGCCGTCGGCCTTGTTCATGATGGCCGTGAGAGCCGCTGTTTCTTCCTTGTTCAGAGTAGCGGCAGGGGAGAAGTCCAGCCAGAGAATGGCGTGCTTCTCTTTCATGTTCGGGTCATACCCGTCGATCATCCGCACGTCATCGCACATATTCATAAACTCCACCAGGTCGCTTTTGACGGCCTGGTAGAGCTTGATCTTGGAAAAGTTAGCACGTGTTCCGTTGAAGTTTTCGTTACGATCGTGCATCTCTGCGATCTCTTCAGGGGTGTAGTTTACGCGCATCCTTTCTTCCTCCTCAACTCCATGTACTCGGGGTAACTCACCCCCATCAACTCGGCGGCGGCATGAAGCGCCTGCTTCTTATCTCCCAACGGGCCAGCAGGCACCTTGGGAGTCTCGATCTTGTGGGGGTACCAGCGGGAACTGCCCTTCTGCTTGGACACATCATAAGTAATGCTCATATGTTCCTCCTTATAAAAATGGTTTCTTACCAAACAGCACGCCAGCCGGGAGACTTGACCAGCTCATCCAGCTCAGCCTCTTTCTGGTCTGCCGATTCCTGTTCCCCTTCGTCCGGGAAGTCGGAAACATCCAGATCATACACATCAACGCCCACATCAGCGTTAGAATGAACCTCTTGTACCAAGCCACCAGCAACACGAACGGCCACCTGCACATCCAGCTCCTTCTCCTCAATCCGCCAGTTGGTAGAATCGGGATCATTGCGGATAACTGCGGTATCCTCGCCACACTCGCATTCCTGGTCGTCGGTCAGGTTTTCAGCATCAACATTCCAGGATGGAAGCTCGGCCTTAAACTGCTTGCGCATCTCGGCCCGCGCTGCTTCCTTATCCAGAAACAGCTGGACGGTGGACTGATTGCTCGCGTCGGTATCCTGCTCGTTTATCAGCACAAAAACCTTCATCATTTGTTAGCTCTCCTCTCAGCACGGTTATTGATATATTCCATCACAGCCTCATACAGCTTGGGGGACGCGGTGAAAAGAAAGACATCATACATGGGATTGTCCCGGTCGGGAGCTACCTTGTAAGGGGTGAAACCCTTCTCAATCAAGAAACTGCACATTCTGGCCCGCTTGCATACATAGGTCTTCTGCTCGTTGGCGTTGTTCATCTCTTCAAGTCCTTTCAAAAAGTTGTTTAGAATTGCTTCACTATAATTACAGAGCCAGGGCGAGTTTTGCTAACCTCTAAAATAAAAAGCCCCCCCCCCTTTTTTTGGGGGGCGGCC